CGGCTTCGGCCATGTTTGGACCGCCAGCAACGCCTTTGCCTTGACCTGGTTTGATTTGTAAATTACCGTAATTATCAAGGTGTTTTGGGTTTGAATAGTATGGGTGTGTTTTTTCACTATCAACTGGAGTTTCTTGACCTCCATAGGAAGGCTGGGTTCTTCGCGCCAACCCACTTGCGGATTTTGTTCCTTGTTGAGGTTGCACTCTGTTACCGTAGCCAGTCACTGTTGTGTCTGCTCTGTTGCTTGCGCGAGTCTGTTTAACATTTTTGGCTGTAGCGTCTCGTTGGGCTTGATTTGTTGGTGCTTGCCATCCTTGATCACCATAGAAGAGACCACGCACGGCTTCGTCCATGCCTTGTTCTTCCAACTTGCCGGCTTTTTTCATTTTCTGGAACTGGGCACCTGCTACACGTTCGCCAGCGGCCTTGCTACCATATTCTTTACCAGCCTTCTTGGCCAATGCATCAAACCCAGTGGTCTTGTTGTTGTGCTTGCCCATGTCACGTTCGTTCAGTGCCTGTGCCAATGAACCTTTCTTAGGTTGCTGAACAGCAGGTGTTGCGTGTTCTGCAAGGTGTTGAGCATCTTGCTTGCTAGCCAAGTCGGCCAATCGTTTGTTTAGGTCGTAAAAAAATGTCATTGTGTTATCCTCTTGGGTTGGCGCCAGTGGCTGGGCGTGGTGGGCGTTTTATTCGAGTCATTGGACTTGTGTTGTCCATTGGTAAATCGTTTGTTGTTCGAGCAGGAGGTGTCTTACCACCGGCCACAGTAAAGTCACTACGATATGCGTTCTTCAATACAGCATGTTGATTGTAAGGAGCCGAGTAATCTTTCTTCAGGGCTTTTTGTTCTGCGGTGTCAGCAGGATAATCTGTATCTGTCAATAAATCTTTATTTTCAGCGGCAACACGTTCACGTTCTGTGGTCATGCCATCTTCGTGTGGTACGGTCAACATGATGATACGATTTGGATCTAAGAACAACAGTTGAGCGATTTCTTTGATCTGTGGCTCTATGGCTGGATAACGAAATTCCACATCCATGCTGGTCACTGAATCGTTGCTGTGCTTGGGAAAATCAGCCGGTGCAAGTTGCACTGGTGTGGTCTTTGGCTTGCTGACTTTTACAACATCAAACTGTTTGAGTCGTTCTTCTAACTGTTTGATAAAATCAGGTGCAACATCGCCTACAATTTTAATGCGATAATTGTAAGTTCTTTCGCTTTCTGCGAGGTATTGTTGAAAATTTTTCATCTTAGTATCCCTATATGATATTTATGCTTTGTTATTGTTTTGTGCACCAGAGGCTATTAAACGTTCCAGCAAATCGTTACGACTCAGCACTTGACCGTGTGCTGTTTCCATTGCTTCTTCAGGCGCATTACGGCGTTGGTCCTGGTCCATTTTGAGTTTTTTTAACTGCAAATCAACCATTTTTAATTTTTTGTTCAGCTTGGTTGTTTTGGCTGTTAGGGCATGTCCCAACATGCTGCTGGCCACAGCAAAAATTTCACCTGAGTAGCGGCTGTCCACATTGAAGCCCAGATCCATTAGATTGTCAAATGTTTCTTGTGCTTTTGAAGCCAAGTCGTCCAGCTCTTGATCACCAGTTTCCAAGTCGCGCACTGTGGGCAGGGCCGCATCTATCTTGTCTATAGTGGCGTCAATTTCGGCCAACTGGGTACGGTTTTGCTCAATAGTGGGAGCGTCTTCAGGTGTTTCTGAAGGAGGAAAATCAAAAAGCTCTTCTAATTTGCGTGTCATACCATATTTACCGCCAGACTATTACGGTATTATTTCTTACCACCTTGATGATAAATCATGTCTTCATTGATGACCCTGAATGTAAGCCCGTTGCGTCGGGCCCATTTGGTGGCAGCATCCCACTTGGCATAGTTCAGTGCCACAATAGCACGATCACGGTCTGACGCCTTACTTTCAAGTAGGCTTTGCTTTTTAGGTTTGATTTCAATCAGTTCAGCAATGGTAGTGTTGTTACGACCACGATAGGTCACTAGGAAATCTGGAATATAAATGCTCTGTTTGCCAGTAAGCGGATTACGATATGGTATGCGAATACTTTCGCTGGCCCATTGTAGCACATTGTCGTTTGAATCCAGGAACATCATAAAAGTAAGTTCCCAACCAGATCTATATTTGGGCGTGCCTTTGCCCACATATTTGGCAACATTTTTTACTGTGTATGGACCTTGACGAAAGTTGGGCATGATCAAGCCCTGATGTTTCTTGCCGTATAAAAGTTAGGCGTAGATGGTGCCAACACACCCAGCAAGGTAGCAGGACTACGAATTGTGTTGAGGTAGTAGGCCATCAAGATGGTCACTTCAGGCTCCGAAGATCCGCCTTGCTGAAATGTTTGCAATAGATCCAACACATTGACGTTGCTAAACTCTGCTACTCTAAACAAACTGCTGGTCATATTTTGTGCGGCCGCATCAGTGAGAAATACACTTCTGAAGTAACTCAATACCGCATCAAACTCAGCAGCAGGTATGTTGGTATCATAATTGTAAAATTGATCAAAAATTCTAACAGTTTGATCAATTGAATAGTTCGTACTATTAACTGTGGTCACGGTTACGTTCCTCCAGACAGGCTAGGATTAAAATTAGGTGATCTAGTCGACACCGGTGGTGTAGGAAAGAATATGCCACCACTGCCATTGGTCACTGGTTGGGTAGGAATTCCCAATGGCGAGTTTAACGGACTTGAACTTGCGCCACGAATTATTCCTGGCAATGCGCCACGAATGGTGCTATTAATTGCCTGATTAACTTCGGCGTTGACTACACTTCTAAGATTGACATTCTTAAATGTATTGTATGCAGTCAAGGCCTTTTGAGCCGCGCCAATGGGATTCATTGGTCCACCGCTGGCTAGATCTTCAACAATACCAATGCCAGCATCAAGTAATCCACCTTGGCCCAGCACTGTTTGTGTGCTGCCAGGTCTGGCCAATGCGCTCGGAACGGTATCATAGTAAGCAGGATCTGCAAATCCCACCACGTTGGTGTCGGGTCTGGCTTTGCCAATGGCTCCAGTGTAGTATTTAACAGTTTCGTATTTGACTGTCATCTTGTGACTCATAATACCAGCACTTTGACTGTAGTCGTAGGTGTCGTGGGTCCAATCAGTGATCATTGGATTGATTAGTATGTATTCAGCAAACTTGTGTTGGTTCATTCCATAGATACGTATATCTCTAAAGAAAGGAGGTTTGGTATTGCCGGCACCACTGAGTGGAACTCCGCTGCTGTAACTTTCACCGATATAACCCCAGTCGTTGACCACTTGACTTGGATTATAAATGTCTCTAGCATTGTAATTAAATCCAGCAGGGGTTCCAATCACAGCAGCCATTTGACCATTTTGATTGGTCACGTTGTCGTATGCTTGGCTAGGGTCTTTGTAGTAGTATTGAAAATAATTATACCACATGTTGCGAATCAAGTCGCTACCGTCATCGTGGAATTCAAACACACATGGCTGGTATTCAATTTTTGTTTGTGCTAATCGTTTGCGATTGTATTGATTGAGTGTGTCAACCGTCATTTGATAACTGGGCAACTGTGCAGTCTTGACCATGAGACCGATTGTAGCAGTGTCAGCATTAGGAAAGGCAGCCTGCAAGGCAGGAACTGCTCGGTTTATAGTAAAGTAAACGTGAAATAAAAACTTCTGGCGAGGAGCATTTTCATAACCGTTTTGCAGGAACGTTTTAGAAGCATGGGCGTAATCTTTTAACCCATTAAACCCAACGAATCCCTGAAGGAAATCCTGACCCCAGGCCATAATGTATTAGATACCTACGCCTGATGCCACGTCGCCTACTGTGCGTCCAATCAATGTACCAACACCTTGTCCAGCCACTTGGTTTGCATTGTCAAAGGTAATGTTCATGGTGATAGTGGCCGCTTCACTGGTTCCGTAGTTCAAGTCGTTGTAGTTGACAGACTTGAGATAGCAACCATACAGTTCCCATGTTTCTAATGCAACTGGTGTCGCGGCTCCGTTGCCACCGTCTAAAACTTCAAACACTGTCAAAAACTTGTAGTCGATACCCGAAGAGGCTGACGCCATTTCCATAAAGTCCAATTGCTTCTGTAGTTGTTCACCGACTAGTCTAGAAACAGCACCACTGGCATCATCACGTATGTTGCAGACAGCATCTGCCCAGGTGTATTTTCCGGCCAATTTGACCGTGCTATTGTATATAGGCAGTGCAATTTCAGCAAACTCAACGCTGGGTCTAGTAAAATCCATAACCTGTTTGGTCAATTCAGTGACTGGCTGGCTTACTCCAAAATTTTGAAAAGTAACGCGAAAGCGATACTTGAGTTTTGGCATTAACAAGCCTTGACTTGGACTACTTTGATTACTGGCCAAAGGCACAGTCATTCTACTTAACGATGAAACAGCCATGGTATTATCTCCTATATACTTTATTTATGGTCGTATTGGCCATGATGTTAACCGGCAGTAGCCACTGTGCTAACGCTGGAAGCAATTGATCCAGTGTTCTGAATACGCAACGGAATGTAGATAAATTCAACCGATTTAACTGGCTCGATTGCAATATCAACATACAATTCGTTGGCATCAATTGTAGCTGGAGAATTGTTGCTTAAATCGCAAACCACCAGGTAATCATAGATACCACGTTTTGCCACCAAATCAAGCATTAAACTAGTGCAAGAGTTTGTAATTTGATTGCGTGTAATTTGATCGTTGGGCTCGAACAAGTATTGGTTACCAATTTCTTGTAGGCGTCCACGTATAAATGCAACCAAACGTGCCACGTTGATACGATCCAGCGCACTGGCAACATTGGTAGCTGTCTTGTTACCAAAGTTAGTGATACCAATACCTGGAATAAATGTAATTGGATTGATGTCTAATTGATACAATACATCACGTAATGTTTGGCTCACGCCAATGGTTATAAATTCACCGGTTTGGCCATTTACGTAACCCAACAATGCTGCATTGTCAATTACACCACGCAGTGTTCCGGCCGGTGCTAACCAAGGATATGCAATTTCATCGCTACGAATAATTGTACGAATCATCATGTGGCTTGGTGGTTGAACCACTGGGCTGCCTGACAAATCAGTGGTCTGGCAACTTGGGTAGAATACACCCAAGTACGGATCAAACGATGCTTGACCGTCGGCTGTAGTTAATCCAGCACCGTCGTTGTTACTATGCCATGCGGCAAGCGACGTGCTGTCTGGTCCCAAACGCAATGGAGTATCACCGATTACAAATGCTGTGTTCTTACGATCATTGTTGAGTTCAACCATGTTGATCATCAACTCAGGATACTGTGGGCAAGCAATCAAGTTGAACTGACGCTGTTCCTCGCGAGCTTGAACGCTGGTATCAATACCACTCTTAAGGGCTGCAACAATGATAGCACGTTGAGCTCCTCGACCCATGTATGGAGAACCGTCATTTCTGTTGCCACTGGCAGTGACCCAGGTGTTGATACCACCATTGGCTGCATCTAGTGCAGACCAATATGTAGCGTTGGTTGGAGGAACGTTCGCTGTAGGCGGTGTATCCAAACAAACATATATTGTGCCATTGTAGTTGACAAAATCGTTATACATATATGATGTAGTGCTGTCATATATAGGAACATAAAAACTAGATGTGTTAAAATAGTCACCTTGGAATTCTTTTACATTAAATCCGCTTCTACGTGTGTTCCACAATAATGTTCCTTGTGGATATAGCGTAGGATCTGGAGCATCTAGGTCCAAGTAATCACTGGTTAACAAACTGGTAATTGATGGCAATGCATCAGTTACAGGATTGGCCAGGCCATTTGGCGACCAACGAGCATCAGCAAACACGATACCATTTTGTGTTGTTTGATCTGTGTTGTTGATTGTTACCCACTGATCAATCCCATCTATGTTACTCCAACGATTGATCACTGGATAGTTTTCTAAATCACTGGTGTTGATCCACAAATCGCCGTAATGCAATTGACTTGACGATGAATTGTTTTCTGTTGTAGGAGCTGTGGTGCTGAATATTGGACCCGATGCATTGGTCATCCCTAAGTCGTAACCACGAACATCATTACCTACATTTTGGTAACCCATCCACATGCCATTATTCTGGATCATGATGTCAGCTTGTGTAGTAGCCGAGTAATACCAATAAGTTCCATTGTCTGGATCTTGGTCTGGTCCTGTAGTGCTGGCTGTGTAAGTAAATGTTGGTGCAGTCACCCAATAACTTAAAATTAAGTCGGTGTCTGGGCCAGCACGACAGAATTCAGTAGCAGTGTCAAATCCAGCATCTGCCAGCGGAGTTCCATTGTCGTCTGTTAAAACAATTGTACCACCAGCACTGTGAGTAAACACAATAGCACCAGCACTGTTAACAGATGCACTTACATAAGATGCAAATGTTGAAGAGCCGACTGCGGCACTGACTGCTGTTAAGAAAGCAGATACTGTTGATGCGCCTATTGTTGCTAGTACCGGTGTTCCAATTGCGGCCTGGCCTGGAATGGTTGCAGAGATATAAAATGCATCCCCACTGGTAACCACTGGTGTATCTGTAGATCCTGTTACAACGGTTGCTCCAGCAGCATATCTTTCAAAAATCTGAAGTCCCAATGTGGCTGGGTCAAGGTATTCAGGATTGGTTGTGGCCACTGTGGTTCCGGCCACGATATTCTTGCCACCACCCGATGGATCCAATGTATAAGTGGCTTCAGACAAACTTGAATATATGTTACATGCCTGTTGAACATAAGTGCCCAACAATGTGCTGTATTTTTTAAGTGATAAATTAGCACCAAGGTTTACGCTGTTGGTACGTTGCCACACAGAACCAGTTGGTTCTGGTTGAGTGTCGGTAGTTCTCCAACGTGGTGCTGAATAGTTAGGAGCGGCCAAGAATGCAGGTGGGTAATACACGCCTGCACTAATACCAACATCACTCAATGCTGTTCCACTTGCACCGGGCAGGACTGAGACTACACCAGGTTGTGAAATTGTTCCTCCACTGCTGTATGCATTGGCATAGGTACTGGCAAATGACACTGTAGAGTTGCCGCAAGCTGTTACTGTATATGTTCCGTTGTAACCGCTAGGAACGACGTTGGCAACCACAATCGACGACCCAACTGCATATGGTGCCTGTGACAAAGTGGCAAATGTCAATGTGGCCACTGTTCCGTTTCCTGTGGCATTGCCTACAGAAGGATGAGCACCAAGTGAGGTGCTGTCAGCATAAATTTGTAACTTGCTGTCAACAAATGCAGAATAAACACCAGTGACGCCGGCACTGTTGATAGCGTTGCTGAGCCCTTCAAGTGTGTTGTTGGGGCTGGCTGGAACTGCAACAGAAGTGGCGTTGATATAAACAATGTTATTGGCAGTCAGTGTGGTTACTGAATTGGTTCCTTGCACTGTGGGCCAAGCTGTTTTCCAGTCATCACTTCCTACTGGCTGCCAGGTATTATAAGCATCAGATAATACTGTCGAAGAAGTTTGGCTGCTTGTAGGGCCGCCACGCTTGTAGTATCCAGGAGTATTGATGTTGATTGCTGTAATAGCATAGTCGCCGATTGATCCGATACTTTGTAAAGGCTGAGTTGTATTAGCAACCAGCTGTGTGCTGTCAACAATCACCGTTGGAATTTGGTTAGTAAATGCTGTAGTAGTTTGATTCCATTGAGATATTCCCCACAGACTGTTGGTTGTATCTAACCAATAAGTTCCATTAGGAGGAGTACCAGTTGGGCGGACTAGACTGGCTGTCAATGCCGACAAGTCGACATCAACACGTTGGATGTATGCACGATTTGTAATACCCAATGCGCTGTAAGCAGCCAATAGTCCATATTCATTAAGCTCGTATCCGTTGATTGGAGTGCCAGCTGTGGTTTTATAAAAGAAAGGAACACCGTATGTTGCAGACAAATCACGTTGGCTAGTAATCAAATACACTCTGTTAGCATTAGCTTTTAGGGTGCCTGCAGCAACACCTACGCCTGTGCCAGAAACTTTGTTCTGTGCAGTGGCAAGTAAAATATAAGGAACCGAGTTGACAGCGGCCGGAATATATTGACTTTGGTCAACAACTGTAACTTCAACGCCTGGTGATGTGAGTGCCATAGTGAAAATCCTTTTTTCTAGTTGTTAATATTTATATCAAAAGGCAAAAAGAAGAAGGAATAGTGACCTTTGGCAAAGGTTTTATGGTAAATATACCATGATTAGACCTGTTTGTCCTGCATGCCGCCAACGGCCTTGCGCCATTAATTACTACCGTGACGAAATTGCACACTACCGAAATCGGTGTGGACAATGCATTGCTAAAAATCGTAGTATTAAACCACCAGAGCCTAGGTGGAAGACAGCAGGTTACAAGAAAAAACCTGCTTGTGATCGTTGTGGTTTTAGATCACGGTATGCTAGTCAACTGCTGGTGTATCATGTAGATGGCAATCAACATAACACCGGGCTTCGCAATTTAAAAACCATATGTTTAAATTGCGTAGAAGAAATCAAACGGATGGATCGTCCTTGGACACCTGGTGAGCTAGAACCAGATCTTTGATCTGACTGTAGAGATTATCTAAGCCGTCGGTATTGTTGTCAATTACTGCATTGAATTTAGTACCAATCCAAGCAGTTTCACTGGCATGAACTCGGGCTCGTTCTAACTCGCGACAGCTCAGTGCCCAAGTCATATTGCCTTTGGGTCCTCGATTGGCGCTTTCTGCTGCGGCATACCACTTGGGTTCTGGGCCGCGCACAACACGAATTACAATGCCGCCGGCATTTTTGATACTTTTAATTTCATTAGGAAAACGGCAGTCTGAAATTACCACATCATCTTTGGTTTTTCTAAGTTTATTTTCTAAACTTGCAATCCAGATATCATCGTGAAAACTTTTACGGGCAACTTCAGTGCCCCAAACTTGTAATACATATCTAGGAGTAAGATTGGGCATTTTCAAACGAGAGGCCCACCACGGATCTACTTGTTCGCGCCAGGCTCTAGACTCCTTGGTGCGTCCTTCTAACAGCTCACGGTCCCATCCAAATACCTGTGCTACTGCATCTTTAAGAGCATGAGCAAAACTTTCTCTACGAAATTGATGTATGTTTTGCAAATAGTCAGCAATGGTGTCTTTTCCAGAACCAATTAGTCCACAAATTCCAATAATCATGACAAGGCCTTTACGTTTAATTGTTTGAGAGTGGCCTGCAACATGTCAATTTGTCTGCGACAGTCTTCCAGTGCATGGTGCGTGGTAGCCGGCTTGGGCAACTCGGGCCACAAACTATATACAGTTCTAGCGTCGCGAACATTGTAAAACTGCCAAGGTAATTTTTTACCATAACTTTTGTAGGCATGTTCCAAGATGTTCATGTCATAGGTCGGACCATTGGCCCAGATAAATTTATGTTGCCAAGCCAGTTTGTATAAACTGTCAAGTGCTGTGTCCAACGACACACGACCTTCTTCCATAAAGGCCTCGGCCTGTGCTTCGTGTTGAGTTGCCCACCAATCTATAGTGTCTTGTTGAATGGTGCGATTTTCTTGGCTCTCAAGAGTAATTCGGGCATAGTATTGACGAGCATAATAGCCTGTTCCAAACGGGTCAAAGCTCTGTGCCGCAATGGTCAGGATAGTGGCATCTGGTCCAGTGCCCAAGCCTTCGATGTCAATCATTAATGAACTCATGCTGTAGTATAGCATGAATTAAATTACTTTGCAAGCTCAACGTCTTCAAAAAGCTCTTGTTTGGTTTTATCGCAACGCATACCTTTGATACCGTTTTCACTCAGGCTAATAACTCTTAGATTAGTCCAATGCCCAATTATGTAGGGCGGTATCGAATCGCGGAATCCTTGTTGTATGCTGTAGATATGGTCCAGTGCGTTATAAGTGCGATTTAATCGGCCAGGATTTATTGCATCAAAATGATTTTGCCAGCTGGCCTCGGTGATCTTCCATACCGCATCATAGTATAAACGGCGTAAGGATCTGTCTTCTCTAGGAGTGCAACCCCGTGCTACCGCTTTTTGATATATTTTTTCTTGGACTGCTTTGTCTTTACTTGGATTATCTACACCGTATTTTTCTAAACAAGTTTGTTTAGATTTTTCTCTATCTACGTCTGTATATGTTTTAAGATTTCTATATTTGCGACCATCTTTAACTGCTTCCTTATTACTTTCTTGCCGTTGTTTATTTGCTTCTTCTGTATGGGCATTTGCGTAATCGCCTTTGCTCCACTTATACTTTTGTTTTGCAGTTCTACTTGAGGTGGTAAGATATCTATTTTCCCACCATTTAACTGGAATATTTTCTACAGGACAAAGTGGTATTTCATAAACATCATTTACTATGTGCCAAATCCGTTGTTTAGCTAGTGCTGTGTCTGGTAGGAATGATGTTTTTTCTAAAACTTGTTGCCAAAGATCTGGATGTGTTTTATATAGATATCGTGTGGCTGATTTATTAGCAGAGGCGTCTGTTTGAATAACGTTTAGTAGTATGTCTTTCATACTATTATTTATCACTACCCTACTATTTACGTCAGTTTATTCTTACCCAATTATCCAATAACCCAAGTTAAGGGCTGACTGCCATCCACATATCTGCGTAGGTCTTCGATCAAGGCATCCATTTGGGTTTGTGCTTCGCCTTTCATTGCAGTGCCGTTGAGTGTGCCGCCGCCTTGTGGTCCGGCTATAGTGCCAAATTTTTCACGTGCTTCGCCAATGATCATTTTACAGGCTGCGACCATGTAGTCTCGAATCCATTGTTGTATTTGGAAATCACTGAGCAGGTTAAATTCTGGTTTCAAATTGTAAGTCCACATCAACACTGCTTCGCCAGTGCCTTTGGGATCACGAATCAACTGTAATTTTTTGGTTACTGGGTTGTAAGTGTAGTTCATGTAGGCGCCGAACATGCGTCCAGCCAGTTCCACATATTGGCTATAAAAATCATATGTTGCAAGTCCGCCTGCCACGTTGAAGTTCATTAGATAAACGTTCATACTTGCTTGACTAAACGGATCAAAGTTACTGGCAAACGGACCTGTGCTATCACCAAATGTTCTACGAAAGATTTGACGCACAGTAATAACTTCCTGTGGCATATCATAGATATTGACATTGGTCACTAGCTCTAAAAAGCTGTAACTTTCTTCATAGGCATTTTGTGCTCGTTGACGGTATACACCAATGGTACGTTGGTATGCAGCTTCATAGTGCTCAGCATCCAACTCGAGATCAACGATCTGATCGCCTATCTGTAGGCGAACATAATCAAAAAGATTCTGTTTTAGGGTGTCTAGACTTGCTTGGTTTTCTAAGGCCATGTAGGGAAGCTCCGTTCCCTGTATTTAGTAGTTTTACCAGGCCCGCAGTATTACCAAGTTTTCGGTTCCTCTAGCGTTCCAGGCTGTTTCTGTTGTTGTGAGCTCTTTGAAAATCTTGCGAGCAGCCGGTTTGCCTGCGGCTGTTACAAGTTTAACAGTTTCGGCCGGTTTACGCAGGGTCTTTTGCACTGTTTCTATCTTGCTAAACCCAATTACACTGTTATTCTTGACGGTAAACACCTTGGCATATTCGTCTGCTACAATGTGAATCAGTTTGCGCTTTTTGGTGTCATAAACCCAGGCTTCACTCTTGTCAACCAGTTGTGCCGCTGGCAAACTCTTGAGTTTGAGCTCTGCAAATTCTGCCTGAATCTTGAACTTGGACGCTTTCTTTTCAGGACTAACCGGCTTGGCCTTGCGCGGTTTGCGTTCTACTTTTTTCAGTTGAACGTAACTGTTGCAGTCGTTGATCACAGTTTCACAGAATTTTACACAGTTGCGAAGTTGCAGTTTTGAAAGATGACTGTAGCCTTCGACCAACTGAGGGTCCGTGCCTTCCAACACTTCAGTAAATTCAGCCAATCTTAATTCCCAAACTCGAGCGACTGTACCAATCATGTTGGGACTAATATTGAGACCACGTATTAACATCAGTGGTTTAAAGTCCGCCGACATCTTAGCACCTGCATCAATAAAATTATCAAACATGCCTTCTAATTCGCCACAACATTCACTTACTTTTTCACGCAGGTGATCTTGAATTGTGAGCCGGGCCACTGCGGCATCAGCATCAACATCGGCCTGTGCTCGTCGGATTTCTTGTTTGGCCCGGAGCATTTCATTCAGTTGCTCATTGATACTGGCCTGCTCGTAATCTTTTAATTGCAACCCAAGCAAGGTCATACGACACACCCAGGCAGGTGTAAGTCGAATTTGACTGTCAGGAATGCCACGCATTGTTCGAGCATCTTTTGTGCGACCGTTGTGCTCTAAATAATGACACAACATATCCTTGGCATCTTTTTTACCGTAATGGTAGTTGTACCAATGGAATCCATTGGCCAAGGCACTGACACGATTTTCATCGGCAGGTTGCGTCGGCCATTCGGGTTCAAATCCAATATATTTGGAGTCTGCACTTTTAGGGTTTAGTCGTTTGATTTCGTTTGTTTTAGCCATACATGTATTATATGTGAAAATTACCCGTTTGTCAACCAAGCAAACTAGCAAAGGTTATGTGCTGTTCTAGGTTTGTAAGTAAATCGTTTACCTTTTTAACCAGCTCTTGATACCGTAATGTTTCCTTGCGTGTTCTGCGGCATTCTACACTTTCCATATCTGCGGCTGTAATAGCATGATCTACCGCACGAACCATTTTTAGCAGGTCTTTACGGGCTACCTTATTTTTGACATTGGCTATAGCTCGTTCTGCACGGTCTAGGCGTTGAAATAGTTCGTCCATGCGTGTAATTATACGAGCTTTTGAATTACAAGTCAATCGAACCCATAAATACATGACTATGCCACGCCTCTCACTCTATAGACCAAACAGAACTGCTGACTACCGATTCTTTGATCGCACTATCAAAGAGATGTTTACTGTTGGCGGCATAGACATCTACGTTCACAAATATCTTGGACCTATAGTAGATCCAGAGCAGGCCAACAATCCAGGTGATGCTACCCTGCCCACTTACGACACTACTAACCCGCTGTTTATTGAAGATTTACTGTTGTTAGAAAATCGAGACCGTGCCTACGACCCAGACGTGTATATCATGCGTGGTGTTTATCGTACGCAAGATGTTGATTTTGATTTAACACAATTTGGACTATTCTTAAACAACGATACCTTGTTTATCACATTCCACTACAACAACATGATCGACACGTTTGGACGCAAGCTCATGGTAGGTGATGTCATTGAAGTGCCAAACTTAAAAGACTACCATCCACTGAATCGTGCAATTCCCAATGCCTTGCCTAGATATTATGTGATACAGGATGGTAACTATGCCAGTGAAGGATTTAGCCAAACTTGGTTACCACACCTGTGGCGGATCAAAGCCACGCCGCTGGTTAATGCTCAAGAATACAGCCAAATCATCGACCAGCCGTTTATGCCGGAAAATATCTGGGATCCAGGCAATTTTTATCCTTCGGGCGAAACTGTTAACAACGGTGGTACCTACTATGTTGCACAACAAAACGTGCCGCCTGGAACTGATATCACCGACACAGATTACTGGCAACCAGTAACCACGCCTACCACAGTGGGCGACCAAATGAGTACCAGACCCAAAGATCTGGAAATCAACGATGCATTGCTGGTGCAAGCACAGGCCGATGTTCCACTCAGTGGATACGACGTTACAAAGTTTTATATTTTACCAACCGCTGACGGTCAACCTGCTGGTGCTGGTCTCACTGCCGACGACACCTATCCCACAGTAGACAGCACATCACCTGGTGAAGGTAATACGCCCAAGAGCTTTGGCTATACTATGGGTTATCTAACTGGTGACGGACAAGCACCCAATGGACTACCTGTTACACCGGGTGTGAGCTTTCCGCCCAATCCAGTTGCAGGCGATTATGCATTGCGTTTAGATTATTTTCCTAATCGTTTGTTTAGATTCAGTGGTGCAAGTTGGGTCAAAATTGAAGACAATGTTCGTACTGATCTTGACTTGGCTTCAGGCGCATTGACTCAACGTGCCAGCTTTGTTAACAATACCTACACAGTGTCTACCACTGACCTGGGTAACATTCCAAGCCGTCAGAGTCTTAGCCAAATACTTAAACCACAAGCTGATAACGGTGACCAAGGCGGCAACTTACCGCCCAACCCAAGACCTCCAGGACGATAAATGGCACAGTTTTTTTACGATCAACAAATACGTCGCTTCTTACTACAGTTTGCTAGAATCTTCAGCAACTTCAGTGTTGAGTACGGTCGTAACGAGTCTGGCAAAAACGATACCTTAGTTCGTGTGCCAGTTCGTTATGGTGATGCAAGCCGCCAAGCACAAACTATCATACAACAAAACTCAGCCAACGATATGCCGTCAACACCGTTGATGACGTTTTATGTAACTGGATTAGACTACGATCGTCCAAGGATCCAGGAACCCAATTTTGTAAGCAACATGCAGGTTCGACAACGTGCTTATGATGAAGCCACTGACACATACGAAGCCACACAAGGCAATGCATTTACTATTGAGCGGTTGATGCCGGTACCATACAAGTTGACCATTGCCCTAGATATATGGACATCAAATACCAATCAAAAGATGCAGATCTTGGAACAAATCCTAGTGCTGTTCAATCCCAGCTTGGAAATACAAAGCACTGATAATTTTATTGACTGGACCAGTCTTACTGTTTGTAATCTTGAATCAACCAAATGGAGTAATCGAACTATTCCGGTTGGAACTGAAAACCCTATAGACATTGCCACTCTTACCTTTAGTATACCAATTTGGCTGTCAAGTCCGGCCAAGGTCAAGAAACTGGGCGTGGTTGAGCGCATTGTCATGAGTGTGTTTGATGCCAACGGTGATGCCAGCAATGCTATCCTTGACAATGATCTGTTGTTGGGCACACGCCAAGTAATTACACCATACGGATATCAAGCATTGTTAATTGGCGGAAGTCCGGGAACAGTTGGTAGATTACAGGCCTTGCGTGAACAACAAGTGATTGACCAATCCAATGCCAGTTTGAATCCAGCCAGTAGTCCAGAAAGTAATTTGCTGTGGCACAATGTTGTTGGAGCATACGGGGTGTTGAGAGACGGCATCAGCTACATTAAATTAGAACAAGATGACGGAACCGAAGTTGTAGGTTATGTCAGTTATGATCCTACTGATGACAGATTTTTGTTGTTTACAGTAGACGCAGGATCAACTCCTAACAATACATTGGAACCAGTTTTGTCTGTTATTGATCCACTACGCAGTGGGCCTGGTGCTGGACTAGCAGCACCGGCGGCAGGACAACGCTATTTGTTTACCGAAGCTACCGGAACATTCAATGAAGGATATGCTGAGGCCTGGGCCGGAGTCAATGGACAACCCCTGGTTGCCCAAGCCAACGACATTGTGGAATATGATGGCGCAAGGTGGCAGATTTCTTTTGACAGTGACTCAAGTCCAGATAATATACAGTATGTCACAAATATCACAACAGAAATACAGTATGAATGGACTGGAAATACTTGGATTAAATCATATCAAGGCCTGTATCCTGGAGGCACATGGAGTCTAGTATTATAAAAGCAGTGGGCGTTTGGTTTTATGCGGTCAATACTCGCCGCTACCTGTATCTCATGCGTAATGATTCAAAGCATCCAGGGTCATGGGGATTGCCGGGTGGGCGTGTGGAATTCGGCGAAACCTTAATGACTGCTATTGTCAGAGAGTGTGAAGAAGAAATTGGATCAATGCCTGACTATGTGCGTATGATGCCGTTGGAAAAGTTCACCACCGTAGATGCAGGATTTGAATATCATACATTTTTTTGCATAGTGAATCAAGAATTTCGACCCATATTAAATTACGAACACATAGGATATGCATGGATTGATTCGGGCACATGGCCTAGACCCATGCATCCAGGCCTATGGTCAACTGTGAATTTCGAAGCTGTGCAAAATAAAATTTCGACTATTGAATCCAGCGTTTATACATCACAATAACTGATAAACTCCGGGTAGGTCATGACCTGGGTGTTAAAACAGTCAACCCAGACATCGGGCATACGTGTGCCTTCGCCTACTAGATAAAATTTAACCCCTGGATATGCCAAAAATACTTCAGCAAGTTGTGATTCCCAATTTAATGAATTGCCAGGTGATTCATCTGTGTATCCTATTAAGAACACTTCCTTATGGCCATCGAATGCAGCAAGATACACTGCAAGAGTCATGTCAATCAATCTGGGTTTATGAGGAATTAAATAAAATTCTCCTGGATTACTGATACAATTACGTGCAGTGGTATACACAATGTTGTCTTGTTGATAACCTGTCTCTAAAATTGTAGCTAAATTGTTGTTGTCAGTTTCTACTGCAAAGTCCAGGCGCATTTGTTGAGCAACTAATCCTGTGCCGTAAGTTTGTAGTTTTTTACTGCCTAGCAATCCACCGCGGTGACGTTGTAGTCGTGTGTAATCAAACTGCCACTGATCTAAATTGCTACCAATGCAGGCCGCACGTCCTGAAAGGTGATGGTTATCAATAGGATTTGGAATCCACTCTCTGGATTCTTCTTTTTTACCGGCACCCCATCGAGTTTCTAATATTACAAATTCGCCAGCATAGTCTGTGCGATATCTAGACTGCATTATGACCTTCCTACTGCTACTTCTATCACTCCAGGTTCGGTTGAATTGTATTCTTCTAAGGCTTTACCAACGATGCATCCAGGTTGGTATAAATTGATATCAAGTGCTTGGGCAACACCAGGCAGGTCACTAGACACTAAACGATCGCCTTTGCGTACGGTGCCAACCACTGAGCAAGGAACTCGCCCGACCAAAGCCACTTCAAGTGGATGCTCACCGGCTTGTGCGGAGTTCATTAGGTATGCTGGTTGTGTAGATATAATGCCAGCCACCTGTGTGGAATGGGTTGTGGTTGCGACTGTTATCTCATTGTTGCCGCCAAACTCTACTACCGTTCCGGCTGCATAAGCAGTGTCAGCTACATACATTTCTGCCAAGTCGGCATATTGTGCCGAAGTTGCTTTGGCAAATACTGTATTGAAATACGTTGTTGCACTACCAATATTGCCTACACCATTGGCATTTGAGTTAACAATATTTCCACCGGTGATGGTGCCGGTGCCAGCCGACAAGTTACCGCCTGTAACGTTGCCAGTTGCGCTGTAACTTGCGGCGGTACTTGCACCAGTAATAACCATTACTCCACCGGTGCTGATATTACCGCCAGTGATGTTGCCGCTGACACTTACAGCTCCACTTACATTGGCACCGTTGCTTACCGCCCAGGTGTTACTGGTACTATTGTAAGTAATAGTAGCATAGGGTGTGCCGGCAGGACCAACTTCAATACCACCACCGTTGGCTGCCGCGGCGGTTGCTGCGTTATTGGCCATATTAATAGTTAAATCATTTGTGGTGACATTGTTAGAGTTGATATATGTTACATTGCCTGTTACACTCAAGTTACCTTGAATAATAACGTGTCCAGTTGGTCCAGAACTAGCAGGATCGATTGTGATTGTATTGTCAGTCGATGTAATTGTATTGCCGGACAATGATAACGTACCGGCAGTTAATCCAGTAGATGCAATTACATTTCCGCCGGTGATATTCCCTGTTACACTTACCGTAGTTCCTGTGTGTGTAGTTGCATTGACATTGGCACCACCTAAAATGTTGCCGCCTGTGATATTGCCAGTGGCACTGACCAATCCACTGGTTAATAAATTACCGCCTGTGATGTTGCCAGTCACACTTGATATGCCAGTGGTATATGTGCCGGTAGAGGCCCAAACAACCACGTTGCTGGTTCCACCCACACTGACTGCAACATTACCACCAGCAGTGGTAACTTTTACATTTGATGTACCACTTTGAATACTAGTAGCATCAATGCCACTCAATTGACTACCGTTGCCAAAAATGTAGTTACCGGTGACGTTGCCGGTTACACTGAGCAATGTTCCAGTATATGTTTTATTAGCAATGGTCTGAACACAATTTTGCCCAACCATTGCAAATCCACCTAATGTAACAGCATCAGCAACACGCAACACATTAAGAGTGGTGTCAACAGAAATTTCGCCGTTGGCTCCAAGAAAGTTGTTGTTTTGTGCGGTTGTTCCGCGTCTAAATTGGACTACTGTTGGCATGAATTATCCTTATATACTGCTATATTTATGCGCCGACCCAGGCTTCACCAGTGGCCAAATCGGTGTAGCTATATGGGCCTTCGGATCCACAATCAAATGTGGCCGCTATAGATACTCCAAATGCATCGGTAGTGGCTGCGTCACTGACACTGCCGTAATCACCAAATGGAAAGTCTGTTTGTGTTCCATAAGCTAAGGTATTCCAACCCACGCCATCGTATGTTTCAAATGCACCAACTGTGGTATTATAACGTATGGCTCCTTGAACTGCACTGCGCTGGGCGGTTGAACCTACCGGCACAGCAAAACTACCCGAAGAGTCGATAATGACATCGCCACTGGCAGCACTAGTGATAGTGCTGTTGCCCAAATAAATAGTATTGCCGGTTAACCATAAATTGGCCCAGCGGTTGGTTGAACTTCCTAGACTGTATGTGTTTGATACAGCCGGAACAAGGTTTCCGTTAAAATACGCACCAGCGGTGGAAAACACAGCCACATTGCTGGTTCCACCTATGCTGATGTTGGCATTGCCACCGCTGGTTCCAACATTGACCTCACTGGTTCCATTGTAAATTTTACTAGCAGTGATGCCGTTGGCGTAGAATACATTGCCTAAAAAATAATTCCCAGTGACGTTGCCTGTTGTGCTTACTACACCGCCAGTCAAGACGTTGCCGCCAGTCACGTTACCATTTACTGATACCGAACTACCCGTAATAACTCCGCCCACGGTAGAAGCCGCAGTTTGTGTGCCACTAACGCTGGTTGAACTACCTGTAATCACACCACCTACTACACTGGCAGCAGTTACAGTGCCTGTAACCGAAGCAGAAGTTCCGGTAATAACACCACCCACAGTTGATGCGGCTGTTTGTGAGCCACTGACGCTGACACTTGAACCTGTAATTACACCACCCACTGTGCTAGCAGCAGTTGCAGTTCCTGTAACACTGACGTTGGTTCCTGTGTAGTTGGTGGCTGAACTATTACCGCCGGTGATATTACCGGTTACACTTAATAGACCAGAGACATATTCTCCAGTTGAGGCAAACACCACTACATTACTTGTTCCGCCTATGCTGATGTTGGCATTGCCGCCACTAGTACCAACATTGGCTTCGCTGGTTCCGTTGTAAATTTTACTGGCAGTAATACCACTGGCAAAAAATACGTTGCCTAAAAAGTAATTGCCAGTGACATTGCCTGTAGCACTGATCAATCCACCTGTTAATAGGTTACCGCTGGTAACATTACCGGTAGCACTAATTAATCCACCAGTTAACATGTTACCAGCAGTGACATTAGCTGTGACACTGGCGCTTGTGCCAGTAATCACTCCACCAACAGTTGATGCTGCTGTCACATTACCAGTGACACTTACTGCGGTACCTATATACTTGGAAGCCGAAATATTGCCACCAGTAATGTTTCCTGTAACTGATGCTGTTCCGGTAGTAACGGTGCCAGTTGAGCTTACAGTTAATACGTTGGCCGTGCCGGCACTGCTGATAACGACGTTGGCGTTTGAATAGACTGTTACATTACTTGAGCCGCCAGATATTGAATTTGCACTATAGTTTTGAGTAAAAGATAGTGATGTAGTTCCAATGGTAATCGGATCATCTGTGATCAGTTTCCACTGTGTGTCAGCATAAATCACACCTTCAGTGACCATCACAATCATTCCAGCTTCAATTTCGCCGTTGTCGTTGCCGTCACTGGTTCTAGCCCAGGTACCGTTTGATCCAGATCCTACAGTAATTACGTAGTATAATCCGTTTTGACTGCCGGTAGTTTGTGCTGTAACTAGCACCCGGTCGCCGGTGGAGAGACTAACACCATCTACACTACTAGGGGCGCCGCCACTCAATGAGACGCTGACCGTGGCTACTACTCGTGTAGCCTGTTTGTAGTCTAAGTTAAATATCTGCGCGGCACGTGGTTTGGTTAATCCCATTGTAGTTCCATTAGTATGCAATATTTAGCCAAAAAAACAGGACTGCGCGGAGTCCTATTTTACAGTGGAAATAGTAGTTTAATATCCAAATCTTGTCCGATAAGCACTCCATTGTGTTTGTATTTCTGACAGCGGCAACACACCGTTCCATACTTTGACCAAGCCTACATCAGCAGTTGGTACTTCTGTGCTGGTAGTAGCGTCAGAATATCTACCAAACAATCTCAAGCCTGCAAATCCACCGTTGCTAGTATCAGTACCAAAGGTAGTTGTTGGAACAGTTGAGTTGGCAACATAGTTTTGCGATAGTGGTGATCCTGCGTTGCCATTGTATGTGGCCCATATGAATTGCCACGCATTGTTCTGTGGCGTAGTGCCACCCACAAAGTTACCATTGTAGAAAACGTCCTGGACGCCGCCACCGCTGCCCCACAAGCCCGCTAACCAGTCTGGAGCGGCACTGTTGGCATTTAACAATCTACCCAATGCTCCAGTTTGCGATCTATAGACCATCATTACTGTATAGTCTTCTGATGTGGCTGAGTAATCTGGTCCAAATGTCAAAAAGTCTGTGTCAGTATCTGCGGTCTTACGAAATATTCCACCGTTAGCAGCAGACCACGACATACTACCACCCGGGTTCAATGTTGTTATGGTGTAGCTGCCTGTACCCGCTATTGTGCTGCCATTCGTAGGAACAGCTGAGTAGTTGGCTGCGTCAAGATTGAGAATCAGTGCAGGTGGTACCGGAGCATATCCAAGGCTCCATCCTGGGCCAATTGACCACCCAGGTCCAACACTCACTGTTACTGGTGCTACCATTAATTATACTCCTGTAAATGTGTAAAATGATCCACTAATAAAAGTTCCACCTGTAATGGTGATTGTTTGTGCTCCTGAATCAACGCTGACCACCGTGGCTCCAGGAAGTTGAACCACTAACCAACCAGCAGCAACATTGCTTAAATTTGGCGTTCCAGATATTGTGCTCCAACCAGCACCACCAACATAAAAGAATCCAGTGGTACTATCAGAGCCAGCTACGTTTTGAACGCTAGTTGGCGTTGTTTGACCAGCGTAATTACCTACACCCATGGTCCATCCTGGGCCAATTGACCATCCTGGGCCAATTGTTACTGATTTTGGTAATGACATTTGATATCCTTTTGTTTACTTATACAATAAAAATAGGGTCCGAAGACCCTATCCGGTACAGTTTTACCTGTTTAGAAACGTCCTACAACAATTTCTATTGTGCCTTCTGCACCATCAAAGTCTTCCAGTGCTTTACCAATTACTGATCCAACTCGAGGATCAGCTTCGGCTCTGGCACGGCCCAGTCCTGCGGCCACCATCAAGTCCCCCTTGCGGACTGGTCCAACAACCAAGGTTGGCACACGTCCGGTTAACGCAACAGCCACTGCAAACTCGCTGTGTAATCCTTCATTCATTAAGAAACCAGGGTCAGTAGACACTACACCAGCTACCTTGCGATCTGCATCTACAGCGTTGACTGTGACTTCGGCTGTACCGCCAAACACCACCACTGTGCCTGGAGCATACTCAGCGTCGGCTGTGTATTTCTCTGCCAAGTCAGCGTATTGTGCTGTGGTTGCTTTGGCAAATACAGTGTTGAATCCCACTGTGCTTGAGCCAATATTACCTACACCTGTTGTTGCACCGTTGACGATTGCTGTGACATTGGCACCTGAGTTGACTGTAAGTTGACCAGCTGTTACAATGTTGCCACCAGTAACTGTGCCAGTGACACTTGAACTTGATCCTGTAATCACACCACCCACTACCGATGCAGCTGTTACAGTACCACTAACACTGGTTGAACTACCGGTAATCACACCGCCCACTACCGATGCAGCTGTTACAGTACCACTAACACTGGTTGAACTACCGGTAATCACACCGCCCACTACACTTGCGGCAGTTACTGTGCCGGTGACACTTGCCAATCCTGTAATGTAAACACCTGTTGATGCCCAAACAGCCACGTTACTGGTTCCACCAACACTGGCTGCAATATTACCACCGGAAGTTGTAACTTTTAAGTTTGATGTGCCACTGATTATCTGTGTGGCATCAATGCCACTCAGTTGACTACCGTTACCAAGAATGTAACTTCCAGTAATGTTGCCAGCTACGCTTAATCCTGCGGCACTGCTGAATGTGGCTACAGCAGTAGGGCTAATTGCTCCCGATGCTGTGGTCAATATCTGCACGTTGGTAGCACGACTGGTATCAGTGAACGCTTCTGCAGCTGTTATGGCTAATAAACCAGTTGATGCATTACCAAATTGTAAACTTCCACTACTGAATCCGCGTCCAGTAAACTGAGCAATATAGTCTCCGCTCTGGGTCTGTGATGGACTGGCCGCAGTATTTCTAGCAGCACGTCCAGTAAACGCCACGTATGCACCTGTACCAAATGCATCTTGAACAATACGAGTTTGTGAACTATCCGCACCAACTATGTGTATTTCTGTTCCCAGTGTGGTGCTGTTACCTGTTACAGGATAATTTACAGTCTGTGGGTTGCCTAAAATATTAAGTTCACAATCAGGAGTAGTTGTACCTATACCAATGTAGCCCGGAGTGCTGGTATTGGTACCAGTGATAATGTTACCAAATGCACTTACAATACCACCAGTTAGGATGTTGCCACCAGTGATGTTACCAGCCACGCTGCTTGTTGTAGTTGCGCCAGCTAACACAGTTTGTCCACCGGCTGGATTGGTCATCACAATGGCTGTGGCATTGGCACTGATCAGTGCATTACCCAAGTAAATTGTATTGCCACTTAACCATAGATCTTTAAAGCGTTGTGTTGTGCTGCCCAAACTGTAGGTAACGTTGCTTTGTGGCAAAATATTACCATGAATTTCCATCGAATTGGTTGTGAAGGTGGCTATATCGTTGGTGTTGCCCACGTCGATGACCACATTGCCGCCCGGAGTTGGAATCGTTACAGAACTGATGCCATTTATAATTGAGTTGGTGGCCACGTTACCAAGAATGGTAGCATTGCCTGACACAACCAAATCACCCACAACGTTTGCTGTACCTGTTATAGTAACAATGTTTGTGGTGTCACTGACTCCAACTGAAGCATTGGCACTTACGTTGGTCAAACTCAACAAGGTTGTTGTTGTGGTCAATGCACGAACGTCGATCAAGTCAGCTGTGGCCGGTGCTTCTGTAAATGTCAATGTGGTTCCACTTACACTGTAAGCCGAAGTTGGTATCTGCAACACACCGTTGATACTGACAATTGTTGCAGCTGTGGTTGAAGTATTGGACAAGGTAAACACTGTGCAAGCACCATCACCAGCAAACTGTTGATCAGTGATAACTGTAAACACTGTGGAGCCAACACCTATCCAAGCACTGTTGTTGTATATTTCTATACTGTTGGTTGTGCTGTTGAAGCGCAACATACCAGTAACGCCTGTGGCCGGACGCTGACCTTGCGTACCAGCTGGTAACAAGATTGAATTGGTACTGTTGAACGCTACAACGGCATTGACAGTCTGTGCGCTTGATCCAAAGCTGGCTGTGTTGGTGGTTGCATTGACAAAGAACACATTGGCAGCTGTACCACTTACGCTGAAGTTTGTGTTGGCGTTGCCACTGTTGACTTGTATTGTGCCACCTGGGTTCAGCATGTTGACAGTGTTGCCAGCAATAACAATATTGCCACCAGTGACACCGCTGGTTGCACTTACTACGCCGCTGGTCAGGATGTTTCCGCCTGTGATGTTACCACTGCCACTAATTGCACCACCAGAACCACTTGTTAAAACGTTTCCGCCTGTGATGTTGCCAGTAGCACTTACTGTACCACCTGTGGCCAAATTGCCACCTGTGATTGTGGCAGTAGCACTTACTTGTCCACCGGTGTTGATATTGCCGCCGTCTACGTTACCAGTAACACTAGACGAACTTCCTGTTATGACACCACCCACTGTTGATGCAGCTGTTTGTGTGCCAGTGACACTAGAACTTGATCCTGTAATTACACCACCCACTGTGCTAGCAGCTGATTGTGTGCCAGTTACAGAACTAGAACTACCTGTGATAACACCACCCACTGTGCTAGCAGCTGTCTGTGTACCAGTTACACTTGAACTTGAACCTGTTATAACACCACCCACTGTGCTAGCAGCTGTCTGTGAACCAGTTACCGATGTTGATGTACCAGTTATGACACCACCCACTGTGCTAGCAGCTGTCTGTGTACCAGTGACACTAGAACTTGAACCTGTAATCACACCACCCACTGTAGAGGCTGCAGTTTGTGAACCAGTTACTGATGTTGATGTACCAGTTATAACCCCACCCACTGTGCTAGCGGCAGTTTGTGAACCAGTGACACTGGTACTTGTCCCTGTAATTACACCGCCTGCTACACTAGAAGCTGTTACACCGCCACTAACGCTGACACTTGATCCAGTGATTACACCACCCACTGTGCTTGCGGCTGTTTGTGTGCCGGTTACAGAACTAGAACTACCTGTGATAACACCACCCACTGTGCTAGCGGCAGTGGCAGTGCCAGTAACACTGACACTTGATCCTGTGATTACACCACCTACTGTGCTGGCAGCTGTGACAGCACCACTTACACTGACGCTTGTACCAGTGGCTGCACCAATGTTAGGTGTGGTCAATATAGCACCAGCTGGTATGTATAGTTGATTACTACCGTTGACACCAATTGTGGCGTTGCCCGATGTATCATAAAGAACGTTAAACTGTGTTCCAGTAAGACTTAACGCAGTACCTGCGGTGTATGATCCTGCACCAGAGAACTGGGTAAAGATAATTTGAGTTGTTCCAATAGTAACTGGAGAATTGGTCGTACACACCCATCCAGTGTCAGAGTTGACAGTACCTGCTTCAACGAATGTAAATGCACCAGGAATTTCAGCTGGTTGGTTAAAGTCTGTGGCACGAGTCAATACTGCGGCTACACCAGGAGCGCCTGCTGTGGTTACCACATAGATACCGTTGAATGCAGCTGATTGTGTTGTGTTGTTTACAAACGCACCAACTTCGTTCTTGATCAGCACACGTGAGTTAGCAGTTACAATACTGCCGTCAATGGTCAAGTTGCCTGTGGCAGTTAATGTAATTGTTGCGCCTACACCACTGGTGCCGTTGTTGTATGTGTATGGTGCTATGTTGGCTGCTGTAGCATATACCACAGAAGCCTTAGGATCAAGACCTTGTGCCACTGTATCAACATAAACTTTTGTTGCGGCATCTTGATCAGCTACTGGATCGGCCAAGTTGTTGATATATCTGTTGTTCATACCTACGTTGCCGGTAGGATTCAAACTGATTGTTTGAGCATTAATTGTAAGAGTATCGCCGGTAGTAACACTGTAGATGTAATTTGTTAATACATTACCACCAGTTACGTTGCCACTAACGCTGACACTTGATCCAGTGATCACACCACCCACGGTACTGGCGGCTGATTGTGAACCAGTTACACTAGTTGAACTACCTGTAATCACACCACCCACTGTGCTAGCGGCAGTAGCAGTGCCAGTGACGCTGACACTTGATCCAGTGATCACACCACCCACGGTACTGGCGGCTGATTGTGAACCAGTTACACTAGTTGAACTACCTGTAATCACACCACCCACGGTACTTGCAGCTGTTTGTGAACCAGTGACACTGGTACTTGTGCCAGTTATAACGCCACCTGCTACGCTAGAGGCCGTAACGCCACCTGTAACACTAGCACTTGATCCTGTGATTACACCACCCACTGTGCTGGCAGCTGTTTGTGTGCCAGTGACACTGGAACTTGATCCTGTAATTACACCACCCACTGTGCTGGCAGCTGTCTGTGTGCCAGTGACACTGGAACTTGAACCTGTAATTACACCACCCACAGTGCTGGCCGCTGATTGTGACCCAGTTACACTGGTACTTGTACCTGTGATAACTCCACCGGCTACACTGGCGGCCGTAACGCCACCTGTAACACTAGCACTTGAGCCGGTGATTACACCACCCACTGTAGATGCAGCAGTTGCAGTTCCAGCAGTGGAAATATTACCAAAAGTACCGTTGCCAGTGGCACTTACATAGCCACCTGTTAATAAATTACCACCAGTGATGTTACCACTGGCACTTAAACTTGCAGCACTAAATGTTCCAGCGGTACTAATATTACCAAAAGTACCGTTACCAGTAGCACTAACTTGTCCACCAGTTAAAACATTGCCACCTGTGATTGTTCCTGTAGCACTGGCAGTGCCGCCTGTGGCCAAGTTGCCACCTGTGATTGTTCCTGTAGCACTGGCAGTGCCGCCTGTGGCCAAGTTGCCACCTGTGATTGTTCCTGTAGCACTGGCAGTGCCCGGAGTGGCCAAGTTGCCACCGGTGATTGTGGCTGTAGCGTTGACAGCACCAATCAAGTTACCAACTAAACTAGTGGTGCCTTGGTGAATTGTGTTACCACTGTGCAAGTTGGCATAGGCAGACAGTGTAAATGTTGTGTTACTAACTGTGGTGCTACTAAGGGCTGTAACGAATTCTTTGGCACTTTCTTGCCAAGCTAAAACAGCAGATTGTTGACTACCACGCAGGCCAATTGTACCAATGTCCAAAGTAGGAGTACCTGTAACTTGTCCGTCAGCCAGTGTGATCAACGGATCTGCAATTAGTGTGTTAACTGTGTCAACGTTGGTTGTGGTTCCTGAAACTGTCAAGTTACCTGTAATGGTCAAATCACTACCGTAGGTCAGGTTGTTGGCAATTCGAGTAGCAGTAATCGAGTATGGTTGTATTTTGGTACCGGCGTTGATACCCACCAAGGTATTGCCTGTTACTGCGTCAGTTACCTGATTGTTATTAATTCTAGTTACGGCCATTTTTTTCTCCAGTTGGCTTCTTTTTACTGCACTTTTACTGCAAATGCAGTAAAATAATAAAGGTTTGTCGCTCTAATATGGGCTATATGTTATTTACCACGGCCGTGGGAAATCGGTTCTCTGTGCCTATTATTCACTGCGGAGCTAATACTTGTCGAGAACTATTGGGGGGATTATAAATTGTAGAATAACAATTGGTTGAACTGTTATTTAGCTTGTTTACAAGAATCTGATGTCTATTACGTCACCTGTAGCCGGCGCTTCTGTAAACACTAGATTGGTACTGGGACTGGGCGACATCGAATAAGATTGATCAGGAACCTGCGTAATACCATTCAACATGACCAATGCAGCCGCTGTAGTTGTGCTGCGATTTAATGTAAATGCAGTGGCAGTTCCGTTGCCGTTGAGTGTTTGATTGGTCACTGCTTGACTGGTAGAATTCCAAGCATTACCGTTGTAAACTTCTATCAGTCCAGTGGTGCTGTTGAATCTTGTGGTGCCTGTTGCGGCTGGACTAGGACGTTGGGCAGTATTACCCACTGGCAATATCAGGCCAGTTGTGGTATCGATACTGACTACACCAGTGCCAGTAGGCTGTAATGTAATTGTAGCATTGGCCAAACTGCTGCTGATTGTGGTATTGCTTATGGTCAAGTTGCCCAATAGAGCTGTGCCTGCGACACCAAATGGTCCTACATATCTATAGCCCACAATAAACACAGATTTGCCTGTGACGCCGCCGGTGATTACTGATGGTATATTAGCACCATTGAAGTTTAGGACACCGGCCTGATAATCAAAGAACCAGGTGTCGTCATTACCAGAACCGGTTTGGAACAGTCTAGTGCCAGTGGTTTGTGGAGTAGTAGATCCTGTGGTGTCTACGTAAACCACTACCAAATAGTTGTCACCAAATTGTGTGGGTATCCAGTTGGTAAGATTGGTTTTCCAAGTTTGATTGTCGGGCGCTGTTAGGTCTTCGGTACATTGCACTGTGGGGCTGTATCCAGCACCGCCACCATCTTTGTAAACTTGAACTATGGAGCTGGTGTTGCTGGGCGGAGTTGCAGGAACGTCACCGCTGTTGGTCCAGACCAAATCACCACGATACAGCAGGGGACTGGGTATGCTTTCGTTAAAAGCTTCTTTACTGCCACTTCCCGGCGGAGGTATAGAAGTTTTGGCTACACCGTAACCAACTTTCTTCCAAAGATAATCTAGTTTTTGACTTTCACCAAATGAGGCAGCCATTATGCAGCGTCTCCTATCGAAAGTGCAGTTATGGTTTGTCCACTACTCAGTGCTATACGAACCAAAATATTATTGCCTGTGCTGTTGCTGGAGTTTTGCGAACCTAGTGTCATGGTATAGCCCACATTGGCAATAGCCGAGTTGAGTGGCACAACGTCAGCACCGGTCAATGCAACACCATTGGTTCCGTTACCGCCTCCGGCTATGTTTGCGCCCGGCACACCCGATCCGTTATACTGTAGTGAACAGCTCAACCAACCATTGAGTGTTGAGGTTGGCCCAGGAAAGCCTGGAGTAGGTGAGCTGAATCCACCTGTGTCAATGGTTGTACCTGGGGCCGCAATCCACATGCCGGCAACGCCGGTAGTAGTTGTAAGTCTAATGTCAAAGTTGGCCATTGTGGCTCTGCGGAAAGCAAAAGTAAAGTATTGTAGTCCGCTGCGTCCTGTGGCAAGATCAGGTCCCACTGGCAAATATCCGGTACTCAAGTCAGTTACATAATGTTTAACTACACCATACCGGTCAACTGCGTCTTGAGTTCCTGCAATAGTTTGCACACCGGTCCATACATTACCGGTATAGTAATTCGTGCTGCCGCTGAATGCTGGTGTGTTGCTAGCAGCTCCAAACCCAGTTATACGTAAACCGTTGTCAGTGTATACAGAACCCAATGTTACACTGACTGCAATGTTGCCTTCACTGATGCCGGTATTGGCCGCGGCATTGACCTGTATCTTGGTCGGTAACTGAACTGTGGTGCTGGTACCAATCACGTTGAATATGTTGGCTCCCACATTGGCCACAGCATTAACGGCTCCATTGATCAACACATTGAGATTGCCCATAGTATAGTTTGATACGATACCCACGTTGGCATTGACATTGCTGCCAGTAAGCATACTAGATGTTCCGTTGATCTGAGCCAAAGTTTTGGTCTGTGCGGCAATGATTGATCCGGTGCCTTCTATGGCTGATCCAGCACTCAATGTCATTGGATCAGCACTACGGAAAGTTTGGCCAGTAAAGTTTTGTAATTCTAAAGTGGCCACTGTAACACTTGGACTGCCTGTAGCACTGTAATATGGAATACCCGAAATGTAAGTGTAGGTTCCAGTGACATTGCCGGCCATGATCACGTTGCTGGTCACCAAGGTAGGTGCTGAATTCAAATTGTCTTTGACCATACCTACAGTATTGGTGTTGCCGGATACTGTGTGTCTCAGTTGGAAATCATTATAACCGGTGCCCAAGCTGGCCAAAGTATTGCTGATAGTAGCAGAAAATACCTTGTAGAATCCTGTGGGCACAGCGGCATTGGCCACGTGCAGATCTCTGTCAGCTGACACAATCAATGCGCCTGCTGTGCCTACTGTATTTCCGCCAGTGGTAAATGTCACATTACCAGCGGCTGTGTTATTGACATAAGCAGTCAGTGTGCCCGTAGTTGCTGTGTTGGCATTTTGAACTTGTGTGCTGGTAGCAACTGGTGTGGTAGTTGCTACACGAAGCACCGACGTGCCATTGGCCGCAATATTTCCACCAGTGTTGTCTTTTGCGCCAGCGGCCAACAGCGGGCTAGTGCCTTGACTGGCTGTGGATATGGTCACATTGGTATAGCCACTGAGGTTTGTTGGTGCTGTGGGATTGGCCAAGATTGTGATGTATGCTGTCTTGGTCTGTGTGTTACTTTGTGATATTGTTCCAGGTGTTCCGTTGGCCTGTAGTGCAACTGTTTTGGTTCCAGTAGTTGGAGATCCTACTGCTGTCTGATATGAATGTGAGACATTGGCAAAAGTTATCAGGCCAGTGTTGCTGGTGGTATCACCCCAGGTCCAGTTGAATACATTTCCAGCAAAGGCCACGTTGGGCGAAGTTTGATTTTGAAAGTTAAACAAACTGCGGTCAAGACCGTTGTAGTCGGTGTATAGATATCCAACCTGTGCATTGGATGTGAATCCTGTGGCATCTGTTTGAGTGTTACTGGTTCCTATAAAACCAGCTCTAACTTCTGGTTCGATGGAAATGGTCACGTTGCTGGACTTGAACGGGCTGGTGCTGTAGCCAGTGTATAACCAAAGATTGGCCACATAGTTAACTGTGGTGGCTGCATTTTGTTGACCTGCCGTAAGGGCAAAAATATGTGAGGTATTGGCTGCGCCAGGATTGCCGGCTAGACCAGTTTGAATATTAATATTGCTATTGGCAGTGCCATCTCCCCATTGGAAGTTGTATAATTGTTGAGCGCCAAAGCTGGCTGTGTTGCCAGGACTTCCAGGAGTGTCGTTTCTAAATTGGACATTTCCACCAGAGGTAGCTGAGTAGTTAATGGTTGTTGTTACGTTAGCAGTAATTGCTGGACTTTGTTGCGTATATATTTTAACATCAGTTGCAGCAGATGTTACACTGTATGGTGGTGCGTTACCGGCTGTTTGATTTGTACCTGTTAATGTGATACTGCGAAGAGCGTCAGTGTTGGCTGAATTATTATAGGTATGACTGTTTGTGGTCCAAGAATTTCCAGGATTAACTGCTGTGTTACCATCACCGTAGTTGATTGTGTATGATGTTGCATACTGACTAGTATTGGTCAATGTTACACTGCTACCTGTATTTAAACTAGTAGGACTTGTGGTAAACGATGGTATTGGCAAAGGTGTATACAGAGTAATGTAATTGGTATTAGTTGACGTTGCTGTTGATCCTTTGGCACCAGCATTGGCATTGCCACTGTAGGTTCCATTGGTGTTGTAGGCTGTATACACAACTGTAAATTGTCCACCAAGCACATTACTATAGGTATGTGTTGGGTTTGCTAGTGTGCTAGTTGTACCATCACCAAAATTCCAAAGATAGCTGGTAGGATTACCAATGTAGTGGCCAACAAACGCCACACTCAATGGACTTGGACCCGATGTCACATTGGCCGTAATATAAACATTGCCCACATAGGTGTTTCCAGCAATGTTCAAAGCCACTTGATTTAAATCGTCTAGACCGTCGGTAACAAATGTAGCAGTGGTCCACCCTGGATAGGCCACGTTGGTGGTTAAACTGCCGTCAGTGGGTGTTCCTAATGGAATTAAATTGCCATATATATTGCCAGCAACATTGCCAACTGTTTGATCTACATAAAATTTAGTTGTGGCATCTGCATTGGCCACTGGCTCAGCTAGGTTGTTAATATTAACATTGCCAGCACTGATATTGCCAACGTTGGAAATGATCACATTGCCAACTGTAAGAACTCCGGCTACTTCAAGGGTAGATACAGGGCTATCAGTATTAATACCAACATTGGCGTTAGCAATGGATATGTCAATGCCGTCTCTTTCAAGAATGCTTGATAAAATCTGCCCTTTTACATAATTGACTGCCATAGATTATCCCTGTATAGGATATTTAGCCGGTTAGCTACTGGTGTGAATTACATTAATTGGCACAGTATTAGGTGGTGCTGATGTAAATGTAATGTCGTAACCACCGTTGACTGTGTAACTTGTAGCTGGGTCTTGATAGATTGATCCTACAAATACCATAATATTTGCTGCTACATCCTCTGCTATACTCATTGTAAAAACAGTCTGAACTCCGTTGCCGGTAAAATCGTCCACTGTGTAGCTGACGCTGCCACCAGTGCTGAGTGTGTTCCAAATTGATCCATTGAAGAATTCTACAAGTCCTACATCAGTGTTGTATCGAATCATACCAAACGTTGGATATTCAGGCCGGGTTTCTGATGATCCAGTGGGCAATACTACACCGGTACTACCGCTCGGCAGTCGTCGATTTTTTACATAAATTCCCATTAGACTGTGGTGTAGCTGGTTACAATATTAAGATTGCCGGTAGAGTTGGCTACTGCTCGTATAGTGTCATTGTTACCCAACAGTATCTTTTCAGCAGCCACATACAGTTGATAAGTTTCAAATCCAGTGAGTTCTAAATTAGTTAGAATCAAATTTTGTGTGTTGGCCGATCCTCCTGCTGGCACAGCATACACGTTGGCTGTAACTGTGTTGGCTGTGTAGTTGTTTATTACCAGTGAAGTAATAGCAGTATTGCCACCGCTGACGTATGCGTTACTGACTGAATTGGTTACTAATACTGTTGTTATTGACATTGTTGTTCCTTAAAATATAATTGCAAATACTATGGCTTTGCTTTTGCTGACCAGCTCGTCGTTGGCTGATGAGGATGTAAAGTATAGACCTGTTCCACCTGATCCTGTGACATTGCTGTATAGAGCCACAGCATTAGCTACGTTAGCTGGAGTGGCCGTATTGCCAAATACTTGATAGCCCAACATGGTCAATTTGTTGTTGCCATAATCAAATGTCAAGTTACCACTGGCACCAAATACACCACCTTGATTAAACTGTATCTGTGTGTTGGATCCAGCAGCATTGGCCGCCGATGCTGTGGTTAAAATATTGGCATAAGTTCCAACACCCAATCCTGATACATTACTACTGACCTGCCAGGCATTGATTGTTGCGTCAAATCTTAATCCAGCATAAAGACCGTTTCCAACATTGATCCCAGCCAATAAACCCATGTCTGTAACAGTGCCAGTGTTGTTGGCGGCCACCACAATAAAGTCGTCAACCGTGGTCAGGTTACCTGTGTAGGTCAAACTACCGTTGAAAACGGTATTGGCATAGTTGATCGTAAGTGTAGCAACCCCATTGTTACCGGTTAGGGTTAGGTCGCCACTGGTATTCTTGTATGTAGACATCTCAGGATCCTTTTTGTTATTTATGCGGTATACAATAGTGAAAGTCATAAAAAATCCCCACCGCAGTAGGGATTTTTTGGACGTTACGCGAATTACGAAGTATAGTTCTGAACATCGCCCAAGGTCAATAGACCAGTGGTATTAGTCCAGGTTGAAACTTCTGCACCAGATTTAGCAGTTGTCGAAACAGCTTCACTGAATGTAAGGCCACGTGTATTACCAGCCACAGTAACAATGTTAGCAGCACCTTCAGAAGCGGCCAACTGGAAGGTTGTTGTTCCGTTAGTAGCAACTACATAATAAACGGTTGGATCAACATATCCAGTAATTGTAGCATTACCTGTTAATGTTCCGCTGACATTGATAATTTGACCTGTTGTAAAGGTACTGGCATTGGCAGTGAACCAACCTGCAGTATTGGCAACAGCAACACTACCCAGTGTAACAGCAGTGGTTTCACCAGCTACAAAGAAGTTCACAGCATAACGAACAGGAGGAGTTGAATTATCCCAGATATACTTGTTGGTCAAACGAGTGGCGTAGATTGAACTGCCATCAGCATTGAATACCATGTTCATTTCACCTGAGTTAATAGTGGCATTTGCAATCAAACTGCATTGACCGCAATCACTAGCAGTTCCTGTACCAGAACCTACACCAGTGGCAGTAAACACAGCACCAACTGCTGGCGTAATAGGACCACCAATTGCTGTCCAATCAGTATCGCCTAATGACAGAATCTGATAGCTAAAGCCAGCTGTGAAACTACCTGCATTGACACTGTTTTCGCCTGATACCAAATACTTGGTAGTGCCTTTTTGTGTAATAATGTAAGCGGCACCTTCTTGACCGTTGACGTTGGCTGTAATTTTAACTACTGGATAATCAGCAGTAGCAATGCTGGCGTTAGCACCACCGACTACACCCAAGAATTCTGTGCTGGTCATTCCAACTGGAATAACTGGAGCTGTTACATTACCAAAGTCATTGAAACCAATATCAATGGTTGTAGATTTTTTAATTTTAAGTGGACGACCCATTTTGTTTTTAATCCTTATGAATAAGTCTGTAGGTTCTAGCCTACTACGCGGCTGGGTTAAGAGCCGCATAAAACGCATGATTACGTTGACAAGTATTTATGCCAATAGATATTTTACAGGTACCACTACACAGCAGTAAATATGTTATGGATACAGAACTTTTAATAGCACACGGCAACACTGCCAGAGAAGAAAACAACCCAGAACTGGCGTTAAAATATTATGCTCAGGCCCTAACTGAAGATCGTAATTCAGCATCAGCATTCAACAACTACGGAAACGTATTACGCGAATTGGGTGACCCGTTGGGTGCTATACCATTCTTACAACGCAGTATACAGTTGGCGCCTACTCATCCAACTTCACAGTTCAATTTGGCTGTGGCTTATTTGTTAGCCGGTGACTATGCTCGTGGATGGCCACAGTACGAAACTAGATGGAACTACGAACATCTTGCTGGCGAATTGCCACAGTTTCCACAACCCAGATGGACTGGTCAAGACGTCAAGGGCAAAACAGTCTTAGTCACAGGTGAACAAGGGCACGGGGACAATATACAATTTGTTCGATTCATTGGCGACATTATTGAACGTGGCGCTAAGGTAATTTTAACGTTAAACCCAAATCTTCGCCCATTGCTGCTTGGTCCTAGTATTCCGACAATTCTAGTCGAAGGTGATCCGTTGCCCGAGTTTGACTACTGGACACCGATCATGAGTATTCCTGGAGTAATTGGAACAACCGTTGAGAATTTGGCCAATGTGCAATTCTATTTGACTGCCGATGCCAAATTGCAACAAGAGTGGCAAACACGATTAGGACACAAGAACCGACTGCGTGTGGGGTTTTGTTGGAGTGGTCGTAGAGACACCTGGATCAATCGTCACAAAGCCATGCCGTTTGAGACCATGTTGGCATTGATCAAACGAAACCCCAGCTACGAATGGGTCAATTTACAATGTGATTGCACTGTAGAAGAAGAGGCCCAACTAGTAGATGCGGGTGTTCGAGCATACCCGGGTGCTATACGAAGTTTTGCCGACTCGGCCGCATTGATCATGCACATGGATGTGGTGCTGAGTGTTGATACTGCTATAGCTCACTTGGCCGGAGCATTGGGTAGACCAGTCTGGGTCATGCTGAGTCAGTATGCACTTGATTGGCGATGGTTATTGGATCGAGACTCGAGTCCTTGGTATTCAACTGCCCGCTTGTTCCGTCAACCTCGAATGGGTGACTGGACTAGTGTCACAGATAAAATACACAAATTTTTAAGTTGGTACAAGATTTAACTTATTGCTTTTCCATAAATCATTTCGACTATTTCTTTGTCAATTCCATACTTGTCTAAAACCTGTCTTGTGACCTCCAAACATCTTGGATCTTCTAATTTACGACTGTGCTTCCAAACCACACGGTCCGTATTTTTCTCAAAATCACCAACTTCTTTCAGCATGGCCTCATACGTTTGGTGAGTATATCCTCCACCAAACAATAACGGTGTTTCCTCGTGTGATGCGAATTCAACTGTGCTTGTTGGATCCTGCAAAGTAAAAATATAGTAACCATAAATTTCATTTCCTGCAGGATATTCACCCCAGGTGTGATAATGTCCAAATCGTTCTTGCAATCTATCCCAATATTTTTTTAATTGTTGCACATTCCAAACCCAAGGACGAATATTTAAGATAGTAGTGTAATAGTCAATAGGTTGATCAACTAATCCATTTAGGTCATAACCCATATCTACAAGTTTTTCCCCTTGACAATGATAGGTGATTCGATACTTGTGATCTTTTTTAAATGTATTATAATCGCAAGGCCTCAGTAAAAAATCTTTACAATCCCATACAATAACATCATCTGCTCCGGTGTCAATACTGTAGTATACCGTGTTGACCTGTTGTTCTGTAACTCCAATTTGATAGATATCTACACTTGGACAAATTTTAATTTTCCAATCTTGGTCAAACATTGTATTAACAATGTCCCAGTACGGTTTAGATTTTTCGCACGATCCTATACATACAGTCAGTTCGCGCTTTCCTTTCCAATTTTTGTTCATGCAATAACAAAACATTTGAAACTGCTTGATATCATTTTTAAAGGTTGTAACCAACATTGAATAGTTCATAAATCTACTTAGCAACTAAAACTACAACCAACAAAAAAGCGCCTTTCGGCGCTTTTTTGATTTTCCTTCCCATCCCTGAGAAAGTTGCGGTCTCTGATTAGGAGAATGACAAGTTCTGAACTGCGATCTCGCCAACATAGTCAGCTGCGTTACCGAAGCTGGATGCTGTGTTGGTCAACTCGACAAATCCATAACGTGTCATGAATGACACGACTGGTTCGAAGGTTGATGGATCAAGAACAACGCCACTGCTCATCAACGGAATGTATGGGCAATAGAACGCTGCGGCATCAGCTTCGCTTGTGCCCTTATAGCCAACCAATACAGAGGCTGTATCAGAAGCATAAGAGTTAACAAACACACGCATTGCACCGTTCAATGTACCAACAAACTTGGTGTTTGTAGGTGCTTCGAATGTGCCTTCTGTTGTGCGAGCAAAAGCAGAAGTTGTTGCAGATTGCAACACTGTCAAACTAGCTGGAGAAACAACAGCCCAATTACCAGCACCACGACGTGTGCGTTGAGCGATCAAGTTAGCGACACGGTTGATCAACACTGCCAAAGCGGCGTGTTCGTCACCAACGAATGTAGCTGTACCAGAAACGGTAGCTTGGTTGTATGTATACTCTGTTGCGGCCAATGTGCTGAGTGACAAGAGAATTTCTTGGTCGATCTCGGCGGTAATCTCTTGAGCCAAAGCAGCCATAATTTCTGCTTCAACGTCAATACCGTGCATGGCTTGTGCATCTTGTGCAGATTCAAAAGTCCAACGAGCTTGTAACTTGCGTGTCTTAGCTTCAACAGCTTGTTTCAAGATCTGAACGGAAATTTGCTTACCGCCTGTACCTTCCATAGTTGCTGTGTTGTTACCAGTGTAACCAGTAGCAGTAGTAGTATTCTGTGGAACTGTAGAATACGCTGTAGCAATTGTGAATGGACTCAAAGCTTCAGAACCAGCTTGGACGCTGGTAGCGGCTGCTGAGTTGTCTGTTAAGCTCTGTGCATAGCGAACACGTAATGTGTGGATTTGACCTACAGGTCCTGTCATTGGCTGAACGCCAACCAACTCGTTAGCAATAACAGTTGGCATAACACGACGAATAACTGGCAGAATCACACGGTTTAATGTAGCGATGTTACCAGATACTGTAGAACCAGAAGATGCGTTCTCACGCAAATACTTCTTGGTATTTTCAAGGATTACACTCATAGACGTGCGCTTGGAACCAGAAAGGCCTTCCAAGAGTGCGTCTTTAGTTTCGTCCCAACGACCTTCTAATAATTCTTGTGACATTTAAGTCTCCTTTTATTATATCTTAAATTACAGCCCTGCCAAACGCTTTAGATCGATCACATTGCTGGTATTATCAGCTTGTTGATCTGCATCTGGACTGCGGGCAGATTTATCGCCAGTTGCTTCGTTGAACGTTTCAGTAATTACTTTTTTGGCTTTTACTGAGCGGTCTTCTAAAACTGCTGGTAGATACTTTTCAAAAGCATTCGACAAGCGACTTGTCTGGACACTTTCAAGCAAATTACGCATTACTTCTGCTTTTTCCTTGTTTAAAGGAGCCAACAGTTCCTCTAAAGCAGCTTCACGCTGATTAGATTCTTTAAGTATACGCATTTCGCGTTCTTTGGATTCGACTAGAGTTTTTGCTCTCTGGGCGAATTTGATGGCTTCAGACAGTTTAGCATCCTTGGCGGCGATTGTATCATGCAACTTGCGAACTTCTTGCTTCTCATTTAGGTGAGTTGCACCAAATTCACTTGCATACGCTTCAAAAATACGACGTCCAAAATTGTTCTCGCGAGCAACTTTGATGTCTTCTTGTAACTGACTGAGTTCAGCCTTGAGGTGTGTGCTAACAGCACTGGACATCTTCTTGGCGCTTTCTGTAACGAAACGTGCTTTGAGTGTTTCCAATTGTTTGCGAGCTTCGCGCACCAAACGAACCTTAGTGTTGACCACGTCTTGTTTGTCTGTTGCAAATTCTTGAATCTCACGTGCAAGAGCATGAACCACAAAGTTTTCCAATTTCTGGACACCTTCTGTGTGCATCTTGCGGTCTTTACGCAGTTCGCCAATTTCTTCAGCAAGTTTTGTCACCATAAAGTTGTTGAACTTTGTAGCTGACTCTTTCATTTTGCCTTGAAATTTAACGCGATCTTCAGCAAGTGCTTGCTTTTCAGCTTTCACTTGATCAAGCTCTGCAGTAAGTCCATCTGTTATCATACGATCCAGGGCTTCCACCATCACTTGTTTGTCATGCTCATAGCGTTGTGCAAACTCTTCTCGGAGTTCTGCACGTACCTGTTCACGAGCTTCGTTCAACTTTGCTTCCCAAGCTTCTGAGATCTGTTGTTGAGCTTCTTCGTTGATAAGGTCGCTATCTAGTAACGGTTTAATAGCATCTAGCATATTATTTCCCTTCAATCTTGAGACCACGTATCAGACGCATTACTTCGTCTTTGACGTATCTCTGTGCTTTGCCGCTCTTAGCTGGGTCTTTGAACATATCCAACAATCGTTGTCCGCCTTTGTGATTCAAAAGGCCTTCATAAATTGCTGTGGGATATGCATTTGGAGCACTCGGCTGAGCAACCACATCTACAGTGACAATTTCAAAGTCACTGACATGTCCGGTTCTGTCGTCGACATTTCCTGATCCACGACTACTAACCCCTAGTTTTACACCGTTAGTCAACATGGTTTCAACCAGTTTGCCCATCGGTGTAGGTAATATCTTTAACGTGCCCATTCCAGCAGGGCCGTCCATCCACATTTTTTCAATCATGTGGCTCACACGATCCAGGTTAATTTTTAAATCTTCTGGATGATCAACTTCGCCTAAAACTGAATGACCTGTTTTAATTTGTTCGTTAATAGTGTCAACTGCCTTGGCAATTTCATTTACAGGATATACTCGTTCGTTGGCATTTCTAACGCCGCCTTCTATGCAAACACCTTTTAGCTTTAAGGTTTTGCTGCCATCGTGGGCTTCCTCAGACAGGATTTCAAGACCTGCCTGAGTGAAGCTTAGATGTTCTTTTAGATATCGAGCCATATCTCTGGATTACGCTTTACCAACTGGTGATTTTGTATTCACACCACTGGCTTGAGCTGTAGTAGGCTTCGGAGCTGCACTCAACTTGGAGTTGGCGCCGCCTTTGCCTGGTACATTTTTAAACTGGCCTGCTTGTGGCAAGTCACCAGTTTTTGGAGCACTACGGCCTTGAGCTGTGTCACCAGTCATTTTGACTGGGCTTGCTGCCATGCCTTTAGCACCACTGTTAAAAGCAACTACGCTTTTATTGTTAGCACCATCGTCACCATGCTTAGGAGCAGGAACTTTGTCTAACGTTACATTTTCCATCATGCCCATGGTTTCGTCCATGTCGCCAAAGTCAGCTGTGTCTGTGTCGTCCATTTCTAAAGCGTCGCCGCCGTCAATATCGGATACACTGTCACCGCCTTCATTGCCGCCCATGATAGCTTCAAATTCAGCCATTAATTCGTCTAACTTGTCTTCTAAATCAACCACGCGATCTTCGATGTCACCGCTGTCTTCGTCGTGGTCCATTTCCATGTCGTGTGTTAAATCTTCGCCGTCTTCTTCAGCAGCATCATCAAATTCTGCATCAGACTCTTCATCTTCTTGCATGCCTTGTTCTTCAGCTTCAACATCGTCGATCAAGTCGTCACTGGCGTCGCCGCCCATCATGTTTTCGTCAAGTTCTTCTTCAGAATCATCTTCTTCAGATTCGTCTAACTCTTCTTCATCTTGCTCTTCCTCGTTCATCAAATTTTCATAGATTTCACGGGATTTTTCTACCACGATGTCGTGGAATAGTTCTTTAGCTTTCGCTTCTTCATCATTGATCACGTATTCGATCAATTGTTCAAATTTATTAGTCATATGTTCCTCCAATGGTTATGGCTCGTTAGATATTTACATCTAACTTATAATATTGGTAGTTTTGAGGTGGAAAAGTGAGTATATTTGACTATTATGTTACAGGTAACTATAGTCCAGGAGCAGCCGGGGCGGGTGCATATTGTTTCTTAACTTGTTTAAGTTTTTCTTTATACTCGTAACTACGCACATCTTGCATCTGACGTAGTTTGTTAAGCTGACGCAAAGTCAGACGAGTTTTGCGAAGATTACCCAGTTGTGGTTGACTGTTATCTTGGCCGACATCCTGATAAGCTTCAGGACTTTTTTTGTATATTTCGTTGAGAATCATGCTAGTATTTATACGCCAGGCACACCACCAGCGGTTGGAGGCGGTGCTCCGGCAGTGCCAGCAGTTCCAGGTGCTGTAGAGGGTGCTCCAGGCATACCACCCTCTGGTCCACCTGCAGCATCAGCACCGGTTATTTCTTCACCTGTAGCAATGTCACTTTCTAGTCCAGCTGGTGTAATACCAATACTGCGTAAATCCTGACCTTGTGTAGTTTCTAACTCAGGTTGATCACGCTCTTCTTGCCACATTGTTTCGTTTTCTACAATTTCTTCTTCAGTTAGGCCTAAGTAACGTTTCATCATAAAACGCTTGCTCATGTATGGCAAAGGTTCAATAGCTGCAAATGACGAAATACGACTGGTGTCTAGTTCGCTTTGACGATAACTGGCAAAGTTTTGTGGCTCACAAAGGCTAATACTAAAAATTCCTGAATCAATATTAAAGCCTCTCCAATGCAAGAACATTTTGAACTCGTCGTCTAATTTCTGCATAATCAGGCGTTGTAGGCGCATACAGTATTGATTAAAGCGATATTCTTGGATAAGTGCTGTGCCTACTTTTCCGTCATTCATAGCACGGTCTGAGTCGTCTGGGCCTGTGGGCAAGTAGCTGGAAGGCACACGCAAACCACGGGCCATTTTGTTATTAAAGTATTTTAAATCGTCAATTTCACCTAGATTAGCACCGCCGGGCAATGTAGTAACATCACTGCCGCGGCTGTCAGCACTAACTGGAAAGAAGTAATCTTCGTTAATGCTCAACGGATTATAACTGGCATCCATCATGTTGGCTCCACCACCAGTATTAGTAGGAATACGACGTTGATGCATTTCGTTTTTGACACGTTCCACAAACTGCATGGCCATATGGCTGGGCATATTGCCTACGTCAATTTTAAAAATTCTACGTTCTGGAGCACGTTGCACACGATAGATCAGGACCGAATCTTCTAGCAGTTCTTTTTGTTTGAATACTTTGAAAATGTTTTCCAGGATACTTTGTCCAAATGGCCAGAAAAAATCCAGTCCTTCATTAAGGCTAAGATGCACCACATGTCGTGCATCAATACAAGTTTCGTTCATGGCCTGTGTAAAGCGACTGTTGCCTACTCCGCCGTTGCCAGTACCACCACCTGCGCCGCCGCCGCCAGGAGAGGTATAATTTGATCCGCCGCCAGCTGATCCAGTGGCACGACTCACATAGTAATCACTGGTAGTCTTTTGTGCTACACTCATGTTTTGAAAGTTAGGGTTAATGTCACGAATAATGTATTGCTCCGGGCGTTTGCCTTCACTTTCATTTACAATCACACGGGCTACTTTGACCATGTCAACCCACATCATTTCAAATGTTTCTGGATCACGCACAAACACCTGATCGCCATACTTGATAGTATTGCGGAACAATTTAAAAATTCGTTGATCTAGTTTGTTTAATTTGGTCCACTGCTGTAGCTGTTTTTTAACAATTTCTACTTCGTGATCAGTAGGCTTGTCTGTAAAATTGATATCAAATGGAGTTTTGTTGTCTTCATTGACCTGTGTTGAAAACTCAGCAATGATATCCAAACAGGCATTGACTTCCGAATCGCAGTCCATGTTTTCATATTGATTATAGCGTTCAATTCGGTTAGGATGTCCTGAATATACTTCGGGCAATCTACTAGCATAGTTGCGGAATGCAAAGTCGTTTGGTGTTCCGCCTGTGTAGTCTCCGCCTGTTTGTCTAGGATATCCGTCTAGACCAAATTGGTTTTGTCCTGAAATTGGACTCAGTTGGCCGCCGGTGTTTGCTACTTTAAAATACTTTTTCCAACCGGGTTTGCGAGTGTTTTGATTATCTGCCATGGTCGTATATTTACCGTTAACCTTGTGCGTAGTGCAACATTTTGCCACTGCTGTCAGCAGTATTCTTGGTTGCTGACGCTATACTTGATTGCACATCTAAAGTTTCTTCCAACAAAGAAACAATACGTTGATTGGTGCTGGCCATGGATTCAAACATTTTTATAAAATTTCCACTGTTATTATTAAGTGGTATCACTGCTTCATCACCGTGTAACACAGCAGAATATCCAGATTTTGGACCAGAAAACGCAGCACCTCCCTCAGCAGTAGCAGCGCCATTTCTCAATAAATCTACCACTGTAGGAGCACGGTTGCCCACTTGACCATACCACTTGCTACTTTCTAAATTTGCAGCGGCGGCTGCAACATCGTTTGATGCCAACTGCTTTTTTAACATGGGCCATTTGTCAATCCAACTGTTGCCCATGTTAAAAGTCAAGTCAGTTAACGCAGCTTGTCCTTTGGTGTTTAACTTGTCAAAACTGGGTATTCGTTGTGCTGCCAATCGATGACTAGCATAGTCATCATTAAACATTTTCATTATTTCATCGTTGGAAAATTCTCTATTCCATTCTGGTGGTAGCGTTTTGCCGTCACCAATTAAATGTCCGACACCCACTGTCCACAATCCTAAACTGTCTTGATAGGGTTTGTTACGTATACCTTCGTGCCTGATGATCATCTTTTTAATATCATCATCACTCATTCCGCCAGTTGATGCTTGTTGCATTGATGGAGGTGCTCCTAGACCTCCGCCTGACCTACTATAAGAACCAGCATCGGCACCTTGCCCCGATGGAGGTGCGCTACTGCTTGACGAGGATGCTCCAGGTGCTGTAGGTGTACCACTACTGCCACCTCTACTGCCCGGAGCTGCCGGAGCTGCCGGAGCTCCTGTTCCACCACCACCGCCTGCTGGTGCAGAGCCACCACCACCACCTGATGCGCCACCACCTCTTGACCCAAGTCCAAATATACCACCGGTAGAAGAGCCTGGTATTATACGACTTGTAAACTCTGCTGTATCAGTGGCCCATTTTTGTATCTTGGTTGCTGCTGGTACAAATATATTGGTAAAGTCTGCTGTTCTTTGTGCTGTTTTAACTTGATTCTCAGCAATAGCGGCCTGACTCTTGGTTGCACTATCTAGACCGTCTAGTTGATTTTTTTGTTCTGTTGTTACCTTTTCAGTATCTTCAGTAAGAGTTTTAACACTTTCTTTAAATTCTGTTACTGTTTTTAAATTTGGTCCAAATGCGCCACCGAGCTTGTTTATGCCTTTGATAGCTTCTACAGTTTCTGGAGTAATAGAATCTCCAAGTGCCTTCATGGATTGAGATGCAGTTCCACCAGCTTCAAAAAACTCTTTGCTGAATTTCTTCATGCTCTCGCCACCGGTGGCCATCATCATGTCGGTGCCGCCGGTTATAACTCCGTCAAATGAACCGGCAAGTTCGGCAGCCATCTTAGGACCAACTTGTACCACTGCTAGTTCGTAGGCTTTTAAGGCCTCTTTTGCAGCTGCTGGATCCATGTCTTGAAGAGTAGCATAGAACGCTTCAATATTTAGAGCCTGTTGTCGAAGATCTTCTTGTTCCTTGCGATTCAATCCAGTCAGTTTGGTCACTGCATCCAGCTCTTTGAGATAAGATATTGTGCCTTCAGCTAGTTCTTTGTCAGATTTCCCTCGTAATTTTCCTAGCGCACCTTGCTCACGCATGTAGGCACCCAGTCCCTCGTTTAGGTCATCGACTGTGAAACCCATTCTTCTCATCGACTCGCGCTGTTCTTCAAAGCCGGCTGCAGCCCGTCCCATGACTCGGCTGCCTTCAAGCGCACTGCCGTAGAACTTGCCTAGTGTTTTGCTGTTCTCAGTAAGAACTTGATTTAAGTTACCCAGTTGGTCTTGAGTGTAACCAAATTGGCGCATTTTTTCATAGACTTCGTCCATGGCTTTGCCACCAACTACACCAACTTGACTTAACTTTTGATATTGATCAAATAATGCTTTACTTTGTGCCAGGGCCGCAGTATTAAGGGCCGCAATTGATTTGGCCAACAAGCCCATGGCTTTGCCGGCTGGGCCAAATTTTGATGTGTATGAAGCAACTGCATCAGCACCGGACTCAACTGTTTTAGACCAGGCCTCTGTAGAATCTCGGCCTTTGGACATGGTGCTAATTGTATCTTTGGTACTAGTACCCAGTTGACCTATACTTTGTTTTAGCTGTGCAGTATAACCTCGTATGCCGGCTGCGTGGTCCATTTCTGCTTCGTGCAACTGTTTTGCAGAAATATAGCCAGCTTCATACGATTCTTTTTGTCTGGCTAGCCAGTCATCTAATTCTTTGAGGGAGTCGTCATTTGCCATAATTATATTTAGCGAGGGAATTTATGACATCAAACAACCCATTAAAACAGTATTTTAGACAGCCGTCAATTTACATACGGCTACCCAGTAAAGGTAATTTTTATCCACCTGGCACGTTGGATATGCCGCCAAATGGAGAAATTCCTGTGTTGCCCATGACTGCTATCGACGAAATCAGCTATCGAACACCAGATGCTTTGTTTAATGGAGCTGCCATGGTTGATGTAATACAAAGCTGTGTGCCAAACATAAAAAATGCCTGGGCAATCCCAGCAGTAGACGTAGACACCATTTTGGTTGGTATTAGATTGGCCAGTCACGGACATGATTTAGATTCTGGTAGCCAATGTCCTAGTTGCAATCATGAACACGAGTTCACAATCGATTTACGAATGATGCTGGACGGCATTCAGGCTCCAGACTACAACAATAGTGTGCGGCACGGCGATTTAGAATTTTTCTTCCGGCCTATGACTTATCAAGATCTCAATGCCAACAATCAATTGCAGTTTGAGCAACAAAAAATAATGTCCATGATTCCTGACGCAGAAACTCCAGAAACAGACAAGATAAAAAATATCAATGATGCACTGAAACGCTTGACCACAATTACTGTGCAGGCCTTGTGTCAAAGTATTGCCGCAGTTAAAACACCGCAGGCTGTGGTCACTGAATCTGAATTTATTTTAGAGCTAATGAACAATTGCGATCGTAAAATATTCACCAGCGTACGAGACCATATTATTGAGCTTAAAAATAAAGCTGAACTGCAACCCATAGATCTTACATGTCCAGAATGCCAAAACAAATATAAACAAAATATAACTTTGGACATGACAAGTTTTTTCGAATCCGCCTCCTAGCCTTGAACTCTGACCAGATCTCTGAGATGCTGGAACAGATGGATAAAGAAGTAAGTAATATTCGGCAGGAGGCGTTGAGAATGTCGTGGTACATGCGAGGTGGATTGACATACGATCAAGCCATGGCATTGAGTTATGAAGAACGCAATCTGATTAACGATTTAATTAAAGAACATTTAGAAACTACCAAGAAAAGCGGATTGCCTTTCTTTTAACCTATGCTATTAAAATTAGAAGACGTAAAACACAATATAGAACAGTGGATCATGAACTTTGTAGAAGTTCCACATGCTGACCTGGGTGGCTGGGCTCCTTGTCCGTATGCTAGGAAGGCCCGACTAGATCAAGACTTTGATGTAAGACTAGGACTGGCACCCATTCACGATCTCACACAGATCAGTCGCCGAGGACTAAACGGTAAGAGTGTGATTATTTTTGCATACGATCCTAAGGATATACCACATGATGAATTGAGCCATGCTGTTGATGTTTGTAATCGAGAATTTTTAGTGCCAAATAATTTATTAGCCTTGGAAGATCATCCCGACGATGCAGAAATAGTCAACGGTGTGGTCATGAACAACGGAACCTATGCCCTGTTATTGATACAAAGTCTCACAGACTTGAATGAAAAAGCACAACTGGTTGGCCGGAAGGGTTTTTACAACACCTGGCCCGAAGAGTATCTAACGCCCCTGTTCAAACATCGTCAGGATCCAAGACTATGACTTATCAATTTGCAAGAATTGACTTAGCCAAAACAAACTATACACCCGCAGTCTCATGGAAGTATATTACCAGTCGCGAACCTGATGTGCTGGCTCGGCTGGATGATATATACAGAACCTATTGCATCTACAAGCACTTTGCCAGTGTAATGCCCATATTTCACAGTCGTTACACAGATCCAATGGCTGAGATTATTGGGTATTACGACCAAGACCGATTGGTAGCATTTAGTTTGATTCGCAAATTTGATCAGCACAATGCATTATGTGATCAGTTTGCATGGACATATCACAAACCTAAAATGCGGTTGGGCATTGAAACAATGAAAGCAGAGTGTGCTATCTACCGGGAACGAGGATTCCAATACTTGTATCTTGAGCAAGCACACTTATACAAATCCGACATGGATGGATTTGAAATACTAGGACCACTGGAGTAAAAATATGGCAGACTTATATACAATTTGGGCAAACAAAGAAGGTGACATTTCAGACCTTGATTGGGTCAATGGAATGAAAAGTTTCTTCGATCATTTGATTAGCGAAGGCAAGATGGAGAGCTATAGAATCACCCGTTGCAAGATGGGATTCCGTAGTATTGCCGACATGCCGGAATGGATGATCCTGATGGAGTTCCGGAATATGGGGCAAATGGATTCGGCATTCCGCCGTGTTGCTCCATTAGAAGGTGAACTTGAAGTGAAACACAAAAGTTTCAATCAGTTTGTTAGCGGAGACATTCAACATGCCTTGTTTAGAGATTGGCCGGATCAGTTCTAATCATGTCGCATACAAAAATATGTGTGACCAGTCAAGAACCATTGGGTTGCACATTTATCGATTGGAGTATACACTTTTTAAGTGGGCAGACACGGTTTTTTAATATTAGCAGCAATCAATGGATAGAGTTGACCAGTAATCCGCTTGATCAAAACAATGCACATAATCATAAAAAAAATCATCCAGCTGGCTACACTGAAACAAATGAAACTTTAGATCAATTTGATCATCAAAACACCGGTGTGTTTACTGTTTATCCACAACTGTTGAGATTCGACCAAACTGCTAAAAAATTAAATTTAATACTCGATAAAAATAACAGTAATCCTGACATAAACAACCAAATACTCGAGTATCAACAAAAAGATTATGCTGATCTTTTTAAATTATGTGCCCAACGCAACACAAAAATAATTTATGTAGATTCAAGTCCCGAGATTGATTTGTATCATACCAATTTTCGTCGACGAGGTACTTTTTTATTTGACAACAACCAATCTGGTTGTCAATCTGAATTGGCCACTGAATTTGAAGAATACTTCTTCAATGAGGCCATTGCTGCTTACAGTAATTTAACAGACGTTTGGGACATAAGAGAACGACGAGCACTGAATGTCAGACCTTTTCATCGAAGTCGTGTGCCGTTGGATTTTAGTTTGTCACATCTGTGGATTGATTCTAGATCGTTCTGGACACTTGGCGAACAATACATGCATAAAATTTTAGCCCATGTAGGTTTACAAATTGACCCAGACAGACTACACCTGTGGAAATCAATATATGCTAAATGGCAGAATACACAATTCAATCATTTAGATTTTTGTCATGTATTACCACACATGATTGAATCGATTGTCAATGGTTGGGATTATGAGCTCGTCGACTTAACATTTGAACAAGAAATCGTGATACAGCATTGTTTGATTTATCAACACAACTTAAACTTAAAAACTTGGCAATTGGTTAAATTTCCTAACAATACCAAAAATTTACATCTTTTATTAGAACCAAACATTCATCAAGTTGAATCTATATATTAAGATCTCTATTAGAGATCTGTTAATTTCGCTATCGCTCATTAACCTATTGTTTCAATTATTGTTTTAGCTATTATCCAGATACTGTGGTCATGATTCACCGTGTCACGGTGAATCGACTTTGCCATTATCCGAGTGACAGCAGTCATCTAATAGTAATGAGATTGTAGTTTCCTACGCGGAGGCGGTTGACCGGTACCCCCTACTCAAGCTTCACATATCAACGGAACCCTAGTAACCCGATATTAGATCCAAGTCCTATAAGCATGGGTCGTATCTTTTTCAACGGAGCCCAAACCATTTGTTGCCTTAAGTTAGCAATTGCCTTTGACGCCCAAGAATCCGGACCGGGTATCTCACCGTTCCTCAATGGGGCTAGTCCGCGACTAGCACAGTGTCTATGAGTTGCCTATCTAAGTTTTAAATTTTGTTTTTTATGTGACTACCATGTATTCGGCAAACTATTTGTCCGTTGTAGTAGTCGTCTGATTCTAATACTCTATGATTGAATTGTTCTCTAGCTTCTATATAACTGCATTCTGCTTTTGATTTGCAATAAAATAATATTTCTCTTGTGAAGTTGGCAGCGCCCAGCGCCTCAAGGTCTTTGTTAAGTTGATCGTTACTTCCATAGTATAGCTGCCAGTCGGAGTCTATTTTGCTTCTGATACGTTTTTTCTTTTTGTTGCCGTTCTTTAATTTTATTACTCGATATGTTGTTTTGCTAAATTTTGCTAATTTTTTCCCAATATATTTCCTGCCGGTTATGTTATTTGTAATCAAATAGACAAACCCAACACAGTCTTTGGGCAATGTTTCAATTTGAGCGTTTTCGTACAGCCATACCATGGACTAGTAGTTATCATCATTTGTAGTTTACCCAGAAAAAGTAGTCACCGTACCCTTGGTTAGCTTTATTTAATAAGTTTAAAGATTTTATCACGGTGAAATTGTTAACATTAGAAAACCAACGTGAAACCAACGTGTTAACAGATATTTCAACTCGATTATAAATCAAAAACCGGTGAGATACACTCACTATGATCCTTCCGCCAGGTTGCAAATGTTGTTCAGCAAGTTCTTGCACCCACTCATTGATTTGATCAACTGTTTTATACTTGAACTCTCGGTTGTTGATCAATACTAAATTTTGATATTTTTCACTAGGAGTCATGTCAATCATTCCAGTGTAAATTTCCCCAAGACAGTTGTAGCAAAGAGTAGTTCCTGGCATTAAATTTTTTAAAACTATCTGATCTTCTAGTGCCAGTATTTTGTCTAGACGCTTTTGATTATGTCTCATCACAGTCCATCTGGCCATGTAATGACTTTTTAACAGTCGTATTTTTTCTTTATCCATAACGTTTAAAAATCATTGTGGTAACCGGATGAACAAAATTTCCCAGCTGTCCAACATCGTCTGGACGGACAACTGAACCGACTAAGTCAAATTTATCATTGATTGCAGAATGGCAATATTGAACCAATAGAGAATCCCATTCTGAATTGTTTGCAGTAGGCTCAGAGTCTACTGTAGAATAAATGCAAAATTTGTTTACAGCTAGGTAAAAATAATCCGAGACACCGTGACTACGCTCAATTATTTTTTTGCGTAATTCTTCTAATGAATAATATTGATGATTAATAATTAATGCATCAGTTTGGCCATCAGACGTTGAGTCAACAAATTGTTTATAATGCGGCAGATTATTTTTGTCTTTTAGTTTATAAAGATATAAACTTTGACATTGATTAAAGTTTATATCTTTAACAATGGTCGCTGTCATGCTATTTCTACATCTGTGTTGTAACTGGTAAAGCCACCTTCTTTGACAACCTTAAGAATATTTTCAACTCTTCCAGACAACTCATCTCGGTGACTTACTAACCAAATTGATTTGTGTCGCTCTCGGCTCATTTGTTTTAATAATGCCAGGGCATTTTCTACACCTGCAGTATCAAGCCCATTGTCAATCATTTCGTCTATGAACAACAGATTAATAGGTTGATATAAACTTTCAAACACATCTCGGAATGCCCAACTCATGCTCAGGATTAATCGATTGCGTTCGCCACGGCTCAAATTATCAAAGTCTAGTTCACGACCTAATTCTTCGATGCTGACAGTTAAATCATTTTGGAATACCACTGTATGCGGTAAACCCACACGATCCAAGTAGTGTGTGAGTCTAGCATTTAGATAGCTGAGATTCTGTTCAATGATTTTTTTACGAATAAATGAATCTTTACTGGTCAACAGTTTGAGCAAGAAGTCTTGATGTTCTTGCAATCGAGTAAGTTCATTCAGTGTATCGTAAGTGATTTCTTTCAAGGCCTGCTGTTGCATTTCTGTAATTTGTTCTGCATAAGGATCTGTTTCAACAGCCTTTGTGGCAATCTGTTGTTCTAAGTTGGCCACAGTGGCTTGATGTTGAATAGCATCGGACTCCTTGTCATAGAACATTGTGGGTGGTCTGCCTAGCAGACCCAAGGTGGTGTGGGCAGTCTCTAATTCTGACAAGAGGGTGTTAAATTCTGTGCCACTCTGTTGAGCCATAGCCAATTCCGTATGCTTGCCTTCTAAAACTTGTTGGTGCTTAGTGTCGTGGAAGGCCTGTCCGCACGTATGACACTCGTGATTTTTAAGAGTCTCGATTTCTTTTGATAATTTGGCCGCCAGCTTTTCATCCCTACTGATGTCCATTTTGACACGGGAGATCTGAGTTGATAGTTCATTGATATCCTTTCGCCGTTGATCCCATTCTTTGTGATCTTTGTGCGCTTGGATCTCCACTTCAATCTGAATATTCTGTAACGCCTTAAGGGCTTTCTCAAGTTCCTTGATATCTTCGCCATGTTTAGTTGTCCACAATGTTTGTCTACGTCGTAGACTTTCTATTTGTTCTTCAATACGTTTATTTGCTTCTTGTTCTGCACGAATGCGAAATTCTTCTTGCTGTATAGAATCTTTGGTCTGTTTGTTAAGTTCTTTGATACGGTCAGCACGTTCACTTAGTTGTGTAATACCCAATAACTGTTCGATAATTGTGCGTTGATCATTGGCCTTTAAACTTAGGAATGGTTCAGTGTAAGTGTTTAAGGCCAAGATGTGTCGAAACATATCGTGACTGAGTCCTAACAACTGTTCGATATTTTCTTGGGTTTCTCTCGAATCACCTTGAGCGTTGTCGGTGATGGCCTGTTCTTCATTGTTGACAAAAAATCTTAACACATTTGGTTTACGCCCACGTTCAATTTTGTAATTCTTACCACCCACACCAAAATCAAGACTGACCAACATGTTCTTGCCATTGGTCTTGTTTACTAGATTATCCTTGCGGATGTTGCTGAGTGCTGTGCCATATAGAGCATAGCTTAGAGCATTAATGATAGTAGTTTTGCCGGTTCCGTTTCTTGAACCATCTCCGCCAAGATCCAAATTCTCACCTAACACTAACGTAAGGTCTTTGCGATCAAAATCAATGGCCTGAGTGCTGTTACCAACACTCATGAAGTTCTTAACAGTTAAATTTTTTATATGGATCATATGTATAGTATATACTATTTTTTAGTATTATTCAACCACATGCATAATATCTGCAAACTGTGGTAATATGGTATGAAATGATTCATTTCGATACTGGTCCTGATTACTCATAGTCCGTTGAAATTCAGGCAAAAGATGCGTACGATCTTCTTTCCACATGTAGTCAATAACCTCTTGCCACCTGTTTGCAAGTTCTTTGGCACTTTGAAAATTCAACCAGCTGATGTGATCTTTAATAATCAAAGTCAATCGGCGTTTATGATGAATTGGAGCTGCTTGCACAGAAAAATAGCTATCGTATATTATTTGCGGAATTGAAAATTGATCGATTGAAATTAATCCTTGCTCAGTCCAATTGCGTTGTAGTTCTATTAGACTTTCGATGTTTAAAAAGCCCACCGTAGATGTAACTCTAAATTTTACATGTGGTGCTTTGTTTTGTAATCGTTTGAGATTTGATTCAATTGTAGACCATACCGTTCCGTGTCGCAGATATTCAGCTACTGATCCGTGAGCATCTAAACTAGCGCCAACTGTGATGTCTGAAAATTCTTTCCACATATCAGTAAAACTAGTTCCTCGAAAATCGAGTTGCATAAAATTGGTATTATAAAATATGTTAAGATTAGTATTTTTAATTCGACCCAACTCGGTGATCATAGCAAGGTGTTCTGGTGCCAACAATGGTTCACCACCTGCAAAGTATATGTGTTCGGAATTAGGTAGCAACAACAACAATTCTGACATTACTAATTTTCGTTGACGATTGTTCAGTGTGGGCCAATCAACATTGTATATTCCTTGAACTTCTTGTGCAATAGCACTACTAAGGTGCGGACTGCATGATCTACATTTGAGATTGCATACTTTATTAATACGTATGTCAAGAGTAATTGGATTAAAGTTGTCAACCAATCCGTCGTTTCTTATCTCTAATACCCGATGATGCTCCAGGTGATTTAGTCTATGAGACTTAAGGCCATTTTTTTCATGGATCCAACAATACTGGCATTCTTTAGGATGTTTTCCAGTTAATAATCCCTGTCGTAATTTTTGAAATTTTTTATTATTGTAAATGTTTACTAAACTGTCTTGATCGATATTGCCTAACGGATAGTTAGTGTCCCCAGCACAACATGGCAACACATCTCCGTTAGGGGCAATATGAAGATGCATCCACGGTAATGGACAAAATGTGTTGCCAAACGTTGGAAAAATTGGATCATATTTGCCAGGCACTACTACATGATTTATAACATCAGTATCCGTGACTAACGTCAGCTCTCTTGCAATATTTTTATTAGTAGTTAATATAGTAACAAAACAATTGGTAATATCTACAACCTTTAATGCTTTTTGTATGGCGGTTGTGTGATTGCCTAGTTCGTCGTTGTATTCGTATACATCACCACAGTCTTGAACAAATACCAATCGTTCATTGGGTTCAAAGTAATCTTTGTGATGTGTGTAGAGCCAATCATATAAGATTTTTTCACCGTTATGCTTGGCAAGCATAGAATAATAAAAGGTACCAAGAACGCAATATTCTTTGTTAAGTTGTTCTAATGCTTGGTCTATTTCGGTCATAAATTTTGATATATTTTTAACAACAATTTAGTATTGTAGAATTCACTTTCAATATTAGTCAGTTGATCTGTAACAATTTGATCCACACTCTCAAATTTTACTTCTCCTGGCGCCAGGTCGATGTCAATATCCGTACGCTTGCTAGGTATTAATGCCATTTCTCTCAAATTGTAATCCTTGACAAACGTATCTTTGATAAAGTTTGCTTCTTCGTAGCTGATATCGATGTCTAACTCTACACGAATATGCATATTGGGCTTTAGTATATTTTTACCATTATCAATAGCTTCACTTAACTTCATTACACGATACAACGGTTGTCCGGGCCAAGCAAAGTATTGATCTTCCTGTCCCCACTCTTTGATCATCATACCTCGTTTATCGTCACCGGCATCGGCAAAGTTATGCGGAAAACAGTTGCCGATGTAGTTGATATTCTTTTTGTGTTGGCGTAAATGAAAGTGTCCACTGTAGACACTTTCGATACCAGAAAAGTTTTCTACTCGGATTTCACCGTGGTCTGGCATTTCTACCATGGCATTCATTTTGAAATGTGGCAATTCAAAATGTCCAAACATGTATCGGGCTGTCATTTTAGACAACTTTTTGTGATCGTCGCCAACTAGCCAGGGTGCAATAATTACATCGCCGTCTTTGAAAAAATCATTGACAATTTGTATGTTAGGAATGTGCTTGGCCCATTCGGTTGAATAGATATCTCTTTTATCGCGGTAATACAAATCGTGGTTGCCTGGAATAAAATAAAAACGATCAAAGGCCTTGGATAGTTTTTCTAAACTACGCAGGCTATATTGTAAAGTCTGCATGTTAATGGCCGCACGTTGATGGCTCCAATCACCCAAGAACATGCCGGTTTCGCAACCGTTTGCCTTGGCGGTTTCAATAAACCAATCAATAAAATCACTACAGTCTTGATTGTGCTGTTGGCTGTTTGATTTTAACCCAAAATGTATGTCAGTGCAAACAGCTACTTTTTTAAATAGATTTGTCATAGATTACAGTATACGCGATAAATTGAATAAAAACAAGCAAACTGGTCAGATAAGATATTGCTTGGTTATTGCAGTTACATCAGGCCAAAGATCTTTAAAAGGAATACTACTCCATTGATCATACCAGTTAATTTGTTTTTGAAAATCTTCTAAACCGATTGTTTGTCCACTGCCTTGTTCTAAATGTATCATTATTTGTTCAAATCCTAATATAGGATATAAATCTTTGTCTTCTGGATGTAACGAATTGACATGAAATTCAATAATTTGATCTAATATTTTCTTAGCTAATAGCCTAATAGGGGTAGGCATAAAAGAAACATTTATCGAATCGTTTGCGTCCACTGGTAATAAATTAAATTTTTGTATCCCTAGAAATTTGTAGGTCTTTACAATTTCTAATAGCTCAAAAGCATTAAAAATACTATAGACCATATTAAGGGTAATGCTATTTTCCCAATGTTGTCGTAAAAATTTAATATTATCTTCAAATTGGGCCCAGTTAGCACCTTGTCGAACATATTCAAATTGTTGGTGTGTATTTTCTGCACTTATGGTCCACTTAATATTGTCTGCTGGTCGTTTTAATAAATCTGGTAAACAAGGTAAATTTTTTAAATCATAACTTAAATTAGTAATAATACTGATTTGGCAATCTAGTGGTAACAACTTCAATAATTCGTAATTTTGTTTCATTAATAATGGTTCACCACCAACTAACGCAATTTCTTTTACATGTGATGCACGATCTAACACCCAACTTAATAATTCGTCTTGATACGGGTTAACTGGTTTTAAATTGTTTTGTTTTAAATTATTATTCCATGCACTACTATTTTGTTTTAATTTAGTATTCCACGTATTACTAAAATGTGGCCCACAATACATACAAGCAAGGTTGCAAGTATTATTCCAGCGCAGATCTAAATATTTTGGAATAATACAGTTGGAGTCAAAATCTGGATAAAATTTATTAAAATGATTTCGTAATGTAGAAAACCCATCATTTTTTTCTTGTTTAATGCAGTTGCTACAATTTTCAACGTCCGGCTTGCCAGTTAACATTGTATTACGAATTTCCTGTAGCACTGTTGATTGTTCAATGTTGTTGACGTCGTCAATTTTTAAATCTACTAAAACTTTACGGCCAACACAACACGTGAGGACTTTTCCATTTTCACGGATATTCAACCCGTTCCACGGAGCGGTGCAGTATACAGATTTTTTATCCATTAATTTGTATTGTTGTATTCGGCAACGTCAATATTGGTAACCGCAGAACTTAAATTTTGATTTTTCTTGCCAGCATTCTGGCGTGTCCAACTTGGATTAAGGCCAGCCTGTTCCAACATGTCATCTCGAATGTTTTGATTCTTCTTTTCAAGATTCAAGATACGAGTAAAGCTATTAGTGATAGCGGCAGTATAATACGCAAAAGGGTTCTGCGATTTTGATTCATCAAATTGCAGTCCAATTTGACTGAGTTGTAACAGGGCTTGTCCGCGCATTTCTTCATTGTAAGTGTATCCTCTCCAGTTTGATCGTGTGGCATAACGCTCGCATAATTTCATATACATAGTAGCCAAGGTGCGTGTGACTTGTCCGTGGTCCTTGCTGAACTCTCCATTGTCAAAATCGCCGATCCAGTGACTCTTGCCCACTTGGTACGGCTGTTTGTTTTCATCTATTCTGTAGTGATAAAAAGGAGGAAAGTTTAATCTGACATGTTTGGGATCTAACACAGGAATATCAATCAATTCGGCCAATGGATCATCTTCTTCTGGCAAGTCTAAATCAAATATATCTTCAATTTTTTTCTTTTTTGTAGCATTTTTAGACACTTTTTTGGGTGCCATGGGTATATGCTCCCAACAGGTAATACGGAATACCAAGTCAGTGTTGGGTATCTTTTTTGGGTCAATGATCGTACCTTCACGCTTTAAACGGTCTGCACGATTGCGTCTGGCTTCGGCCACTGTGCGTTGATTGATCTTGGCCAAGCTGGGTAAAATAATATCATATTGATGATCTGCAACAGGATCTGTATACGAACAGTATGTGTTTTTGCTAAGGTGTATTTGTTTTAAGATATCTCTGTTGTTGAGATAGTTGGTTTTTGCCGGGGTTCTTGGAAGCAGTGATGTGGCCACAGATGGGTCTCCTAATAATATATTTATTGTAGCACAAAAACCACAGTTGTCAACCTTTTTATAAACTACGCCTATTTTGTTTTGGGTAAATACAAGATGCTGAATACTGATACACAAATGCCATTAGATACAGACCCAGTTGTTGCCGACACGCCGGTTGTAACACGGCCTAAGCGCATGAAACTTTTAGATGTAGCCAAAATCAATCATGTATTAAGTGATGGTGTGTATATAAAATTGTTTATGGTGCCCAAAGGATTAAAGTTATACACCAAACGTTTTCCAGACAATCACATCAGTATTCTTGCTGAAGGCTCGGTTATAATAGACAACGGGCAAGAAAAAACTAAAATATCAGCACCAATGCATGTGAAGATTGATGCTATGATTCGTTATCAAATATACACATTAGAGGATTCGGTTTGGTATTGCGTTCATGCTAATCCAACTGACGAAACTGATACCGCAGTTTTAAGTGAAACATATTAAGGATTCAATAAATGGGTATTGAAGATTTTGCAGACATAGTCGAGAATGTAGATGCCGTTCCGGTTGATTCGGTGGTCGAGGTAAGTCCTGATGCCTTGGATTATGGCGCGGAGAATTTGACATCCAATGTAGGTGACTCATTTGGACAATGGGATCAGGTGGGCGATTTTGCCGGCGATTCCAACTTTGTTGATGCTACTAATCCGGCATCAATTGTCAATGACCCAACCGCAATTGAAGGATATGGTGTCAATGAAACAGGCGCCACTGCACTCAATCCTGGGGCTACTGAAATAGAAGGCTACGGAGTTCCTGAGCAAGGAGCTTTTACACCGCCCAGCACTCTTGAGCAGCTGCAGGCCAAAGCCAGCGACGCATTAACTTCAGCTCAAGATGCTATAAAAAAACAACTGGCTCAAATCACTCCGGAGAAAATCAGTAAAACGGTAGAAGGGTATGCTAAACAATTTGTGGGTCAAACAGCAAAACAAGTAATTGCACAAAATGTTCCGCCAGCCTTGCAACCCTATGCCACTCGTAGTCTCAATGCTGCGGTCAACTCAGTCAAAGCAGGTCCAGTTACTGATCCTAGTAATCCAGGCTTTGTAGGACCACCGGCTCCGGCCACAACCACTGCATCGGCTGCGCCAAGCACAACAAAGGCCGACGGTGAAAGTGTAGGTAATATCTATGATGATGGCTTTGGTGGATTTGTCAATGGCGACGGACAACCAGTCGACGCCAATGGTTCATTGATTCCTACTGGTACAGGCCCAGCTAATCCCAACAATGATCCTAGCGCAATAGCATCGTCACAGAGAACAACCAATGTTCCAGCCGGTCAGGTAGACAGGTCAGCTGGCAATGTTGGTTACACCACTGGACAAGATCCAGAAAATGGCACTTACTATGTAAAGAATGAACAAACTGGGCAAATTGTAGCCACTGGATTAACTCAGCAACAGGCCATACTACAAGCACAGGATCAAACATTTGTTGATGCTGGTGATTCTCCAACTTCAAATGTTACTCAAATAATAAAAACCAACACTCCGGGCACAGTCAACGATCCTAGTTTGGCCACACCGCCTTTATCGACCGCAGAAGCTCTTGCCGCAGCTGCGAGCTTAATTCCGGGTGGCACAGCAGTCACAACTGCAATTGCTGATGCCGCCGCAAGAGCTCAAGGACTATTGAGACAAGCGCAGAATCAACAAACAGCCCGAGTCCAAAGCAATACAAATGCGGCCACTGGTGATTGGCGTGTAAGATTGCAGTTAGCAAACGCATCTGACTATTTGTATAACGCACCTGATTGCGGGCCATTGCTTTGGCCTCTACGAGATACCGACGGAGTAATATTTCCATACACACCAACAATAGACACAGCATACCGGGCAAATTATTCTCAGTATGACCTTACACACAGTAACTATCGTGGTTATTTTTATCAGAACAGTTATATAGATGGCATCAACATCAAAGCCACATTCACAGCTCAAGATACTGTAGAGGCCAATTATATGCTGGCCTGCATACATTTTTTCAGGTCAGTTACCAAAATGTTCTATGGACAAGATGCACAACGCGGAACACCTCCACCACTGGTATTTTTAAGTGGTCTAGGAGACTTTCAGTTTAATCGACATCCTTGCTTGGTGTCACAGTTCAACTACAACTTGCCCGCAGACGTCAACTATATTCGTGCCCAAAGCACTGTGGTCAATGGTGGTAACCAATTGGCCGCTCGCACTAGACAAACAACTTTAGGGAATCCAATAAGCAGTACGATTCAACGGCTCTCCAGTCTTGGGCAGAAGATTTTTCCAGGTGCTGTAACAGCACCGTTTGCACCACAAGGCAGCTTGGCCGCCGGCAACCCTACCTATGTTCCTACCAAGATGGAAATGAGCCTGGTGTTATTGCCAGTGCAGACACGCAGTCAAGTCAGTCAACAATTTAGTCTCAGAGGTTTTGCCAATGGTAACTTGCTTAAAGGAGGATTCTGGTAATGGCCAACACATACGACTCAACCAGTCCTTATTTTACCACGGGCTACACACAGTTCTATCTTAACCCAATGGTCAACAGGCCTATACCAAAACTGCCAGACGATCAGCAGATGGTGATAAATTTAACCTATCAATATAGGCCAGATCTATTGGCACTTGACTTGTATCAAACACCAACCTTGTGGTGGGTATTTTATCAACGCAATCCCAACACGCTACAAGCGCCGCCTTTGGATTTCAAAGCAGGAACTACCATTTATCTTCCTACCATAAACACACTGCGCGATACATTGGGATTCTAACATGGCCACACAACTTTTGATTGGCGGTGAACTTTATGTACCAGGGCAACCTTTGTCTTTAAAACAAATGACGGCGATCCAGTTGAGCATTCAACTGGGCAATGACACATATTCTGGGGCTGCTCCTGGAACATTAGAAGCACAGGCCTATGCTCAATTTGTGGCACAAGGCGGTCAACAATTTATTGCCAATGCCATTACCACAGGCGCACTGTCTACAGCCAGCTCAGGAAACTTGGTCAGGGAAGACCAGTTGGCTACGGCCACAGGATCGTTACCACAGTCGCCAGATAACCCACAACAAGTCCTGCGACCCGACGGTCGCATAGCCACAGTGCCAGACACTACATCTGGTACCAATGCTACGCCACCAGGTGATTCTGCCACAGGTGTTCCTAATGTAAATCAAGGACTGGATGCACCAGTTAGACCTCTTAGTCAAACACAGGCCACTGGCGGTCCCGGTAGATTAACACAAGCACAATTGGCTGCCGCACAACAATTTGCTGGCAGTGGATCAGGTTTACGTGGCAACGGTGTAATTTCATCCCCTGACTTGGCGGCTCCTCCGGCCAACACACAAATAGGTGCCGGTGCCTCAGGAGAAGATTCTGGCCAAGCACGAACTCCAAATGCAACACAACAAGAAATCAATACAATTTTCAGTAATTCACCAATAACACCCTTGCCAAATGTGTTGGATCAATACGCCAGTTACACCTATGGTGTTTCTCTTTATCTCACTACTAAAGAAGCCTATACAACTATGGTCGCCACTGGGAGAAAAAATCTAACCGGTTGTGCGCTGTTAATGCAAAGTGCAGGCATTCCTACAGGAAGTCGAACACCCTATTTTGGAAACGATTATTACATTGAAACAGTTAAACTGCAATCTAAAATAATGGGCAAAGGAACAGGATCAGGCCACAATGTGGTTGATATAGACTTTACCATAACCGAGCCCACTGGTATCACTCTTATTCCTAACTTGACCAAAGCGGCGCAACAATTTTATCCAGATGTAGCAACTAAAAAAAGTTTGTCCAGTATTGTATATCTAATGGTCATACGATTTTATGGCTACGATCAAAATGGCAACTTGGTCAGAGGTGCACCAGGCAACCTCAACAGTGCCAACACAAATACAGATGCCAATGCGTTTGTAGAAAAATTTTTCCCAATCCAGATCAAAGACATTAAATTTAAAGTAGGTAGCAAATTGGTCGAATATGATGTCAAGGCCGTTGGAGTGCATTACAACATCAACGTGGGTTCTAAACGTGGATCTATTCCTTACAATATTGAACTTAACGGCCAATCTGTGAATGATTTAATAAATGGCGGTTTAGATGTTGCAAACAATCCAAATCGTCAAGATGAAGAACGAGATCGAGAAGGATCAAGTAATCCTCCAGCTCCAGCCAATGCTGCTGTAATTTCAAGAGGAACTATTCGTCAAGGACTAATAACTGCACTAAACAATTATCAACGTGAGTTATCGGGTCCTGGCGCTGACTTTCCATACACCTATCCAGATGTTTATTCTGTGGAGTTTGCCACTGCAGCATTAAAAAATGCCAAGGTAAAAAAACCAGGGAACATTGATCGAAGTAAAACTAGTAACGCTGTTGGCACAACAGCTGCTGATCAAAAGTTAGGTAGTAAACAGAGTGTAGACACCAACAGTCGGACGCAGGGCGCAACAGCTGGTATGCAGATTGTGCAACTGCTGGATCAAATTGTTCGTAATAGTTCTTATCTTGAAGACCAACAGTTGGTTACCTATGATCAAAAAACTGGACAACTATTAAGCAATGGAACAGCCGCAAAAAATGTAGCTTGGTTCAAAATCAATCTTCAGGCCACACCGCAATTTGACAAGTACGACCCCAAGCGAAATGACTTTGCTTATAATATCAAATACATCATCAGTCCATACCGCATTGCACAACTCAACAGTCAATACTTTCCTAAACCAACTTTTACAGGAGTGCAAAAAGAATACAACTATTGGTTTACTGGTAAAAACACTTCGGTATTAAATTACGAAGAAACCTTGAATAATCTATATTACCTAACCTTGACTGGCATCAATTTTAACAAAGCAGGTGCAGGGTCAGGCAAGGCGCCTGAGGATCAAATTCAACAAAGTCATCAAACACGAAGCACAGAAAGCAGTCAAGGTGCCGATGGCAAAACCAATGAACCTGTGGCCAATGCTGCTGAACAATTGTTTAATCCAGCAGACTTTAAAGAAAGCTCAATAACCATTGTAGGTGATCCGTCCTGGTTACAACAAGGGGAAGCATTTGTTGGACGCCCAATTGGTAGTTCTGATTATTTTAGTTCTTTTTTAGCTGATGGCACAATAAATTTTGATGCTGGACAAATTTTGTATCGTATTGCATTCAACTCAGCTGATGACTATAATCTCAATACTGGATTACAAACAATCACTGGCCAAGCAGTTTCTTCAACGTCTGGTGCCGGCACTGATGCTACTGCACTGACTGGTCGCGCCGGCGGACCAGCCGCAATTAATAGAACATTTATTGCCAAAGAATGTTATAGCACGTTTGCCAAAGGTAAATTTACACAAGAAATCAAAGGCAGTATACTGCTAGAAAAAACCACAGCAGACAATGCCGCAGCTGCAGCTGCTACAGAATTTCTTCAACAACAGGCCATTACTGCTTTGAGTTCTGGTAGAGTCGGTGCTTCTGCAACTGCAGCCATTGGCGGATTTGCAATGCCAGCTTGGATACCAACCACGGTCAATGGCGCAGTTGGCGCGGCAACAAACGCTGCTGTAAATTTCTTGGCACAAAACGTATTAGGCGGCCAGTCAACAAGGCCATCAGTTCTTCCAGGGCTACCTACTAGCAGTAATCAAGTAATAGGTATATTAAACAGCTCAATAACCTCGCCATCAAAATTAAACAACACAGTGAATACCGCAGGAGCAGCCGCTGTAGTAGATCCATATTATGGATTGACCGCTGAACAACGAGCGGCTTTAGGTAATGCCGACCCTACTGATCCTTATATTCGTGCCAGACTGGGTATACCACAAATTGCAGACATTGAAAGGCCACCGGTTGTAAACCCGGTAAGTAATCAGACTATGGCAGGCACAGATGATTCAGGTGATTCGGCATCAACCAGTGAATATCTGTCTGCCGGAAACAATGAAACACCACGTCTGTTGGATGCTCCACAGAGCACACCAGCAGATTTAAATGATTTTTTCGGATAAAGCATGTCAGAGAATACGCAAAGAAGTCGAGGTCGCCCAGAGAACTACAAATTTGATCGTGGTGGCATGCCTGCGGAAATGGGTCCGTTTATTGGCACAGTGGTCAACAATGTAGATACTACCCGTAGTGGACGACTACAAGTGTATATTGATCAATTTGGTGCTACCAATAAAGACGGCACACCTAATCTAGGTGATCCTAGTTTGTGGCGCACAGTGAGTTATTGTCCGCCTTTTTACGGAGCAACAGCACCGTTAGGAACCAGTGCAGGAGCCGGCACATATCCTGGCAATAGCAACAGCTATGGCATGTGGTTTACACCGCCGGACATTGGAGTTCAAGTATTGTGTTTCTTTGTAGGTGGCGATCCTACTAAAGGTTTCTATGTAGGGTGTGTGCCAGTAAACGGAATCAATCGTATGATTCCAGCAATTGGTGCAGTAGACACAAAAGAATATGCACTATCAAGCACAGCCAAAGCGTCGGGGCTATTTGGTGATGCTACACAGTTGCCAGTAACAGAAATTAACGAACTGAACGTCGGCATTAATCAGAATCCCAAGTTTTATGATCAACAGAAACCAGTGCAAAGTGTCATTGCTGGCACATTTCTACAACAAGGATTAATCACTGATACTGTTCGTGGACCTATCAAAAGCAGTAGTCAACGAGAAAGTCCTAGTTCGGTATATGGAATCAGCACTCCAGGAAAGCCCATATATCAGGGCGGATTAAAACCAGAAACTATCAAGAAACAGTTAGAAACAGGCGCAGTTAAACCACAAGACATAGTAGTGATTGGTCGTATGGGTGGCCACACCTTGGTCATGGACGATGGTGACCTAGGTGGCAAAGATACCTTAGTGCGTATACGCACAGCCAAAGGCCATCAGATAACCATGAGCGACGACGGCAATTGTTTTTATATTTGTCATGCCAATGGACAAAGCTGGATCGAACTAGGACAAAACGGAACTATAGATCTTTACAGCACCAATTCGGTCAATGTCAGAACACAAGGCACCTTAAACTTGCATGCCGACAAAGACATCAACATGTATGCCGGCGGAAGTATCAAAGCTAAAGCCAACACTCAGCTCAAGTTAGAAGGAGTCGCAGGTATTACCATAAGTACCGCCCAGGCAATATCTATGTATGGGCAAACTCGAGTTGGAATTAGAAGTGACGGCGCATTGTCATTACAAAGTAAATCTGGCAGTTGGAATGCTGGATCAAGTTTAAATCTCAAGGCATCAGTTATTAACTTAAATGGCGGATCTGCCGCGGCAGTCAGTCCAGTGGCCAGCATGAGCGGATTCAAACTGCCCGACACGCGATGGGTAGCCAATAAAGGTTGGGTGTCTGAGCCCGGAGTATTACCAACTATTGTTACCAGAGCTCCTACCCACGAACCGTTCAAAGGACACAACAGTGGAGTTGATGTCACTACCAACTTAAATGATACATCGGCCAATGCCGTTGCCTCGGCTACGTCTACTAGCAGTGTAACGGTTCCGCGGATAGGAAGTAATACTGAATTGGCCAAAGTAGCGTTTAATAGAATGGCTGCAAGACCAGTGGTATCTCCAGTTAACAAAGCTGAATTCCTTGGAACAAAACCATCAACTCAAACGGTACCAACAACAGTATGACCACTATTTTAAACACAGGACAAGTTACAGCACTCATAGCCCAGGCACGTGCCGCCGCCGCTTATACGTCAGTTGATGCCACTGGAGAATTATTACCAGACTGGTACATTGCCACCAATGGTGAAGCGGTGTATGCCGGCACCGACATCGCCACTAGAGGAATAGGTCTCTACGGGCAAACTCCGGCTAATTTGGTTTTGGTTGGACTAATAAAACCTGCGGCATTAGATCTTATAACTGATCCTACTTTGACTCTTATTGTATTGAACTCTCCGGCTGCGTGGACCGGAGCATACAGTATCAATAGTTTAACCGACTATCTAGACGCTCCTATCTTGCAAGAACAAGTTCAAACGGCACTGTATGATGGAGCATATCAAGGGTTACTTAACTATGAAGTAATCGTCGGCGACGAACCGGCTAGATATATTGCCGCTTTCTTGCAACCTGCGGTAAGATATGGAGTTGATGCGGTTGTTGATTACTTACAAGGAACAGCAAGTTCTGATTTGTCTGCGGCGATAGAAATTGCCGCCAGACAAGGAATTTATGCCATGGATTTTGTTGCTACCTACGGTGATGAATTACTGTTGGCTCCAACTGCTCCAAGTTCCGACAACACAGTAGTTAGAACACAAATTGACCAAGCGGTTGCAGATACCATTGACAATCCTAAAATACCTACATTAGAATATGCTAATATTGCGGCTATAGAAGCCGATATTGTTGCATCAGTTGCTGCAGCTGAGTTAATAGCCAATGTTGGAAATATAAACATAACTGTATTGCCGAACAACAACGATGATGGCACTTTCCGCTTTTCACGCGGATCAAGACAAGGTTAAATACTAAACTATGCCGACATTTATTGGATTTAACACTCAAGATCAATATAAAAAGTTTACATTATTAGATGAAGACTTGGTCAAACGTGACTTGTTAAACGGATTAAACATTAGACAAGGACAACTGCCAGGCCGCCCACAATTTGGCACTACATTGTGGGAAAATCTATTTGAAAACCAATCACCTGCACTAGTTACTGCAATAGAAAATGAAATTCAACGTGTTGCTGGATATGATCCACGCATACAAATAGCGGACACACAGGTTTTCCCACAGGAAAACGGAATATTAATACAGGTACAACTGGCCATAGTTCCCAACACTACTGCACAACAATTGAGCATATTTTTTAATCAGCAACAACGCCGAGCTAGTTACGTTTAACTGCGCCGTTTTTGATTTCCATAAATACAAGAACACAGGATCATTATGGCATCTACTACAAGACAAACAGTAATTTTTGGCGTTGAAGATTGGAAAAGAATCTATCAAACGTACCAAGAGGCTGACTTTCAAAGCTATGATTTTGAAACCTTACGCAAGAGTTTTGTAGATTACTTACGTTTGTATTATCCAGAAACATTCAATGACTACATTGAAAGTTCAGAATTTATTGCCTTGCTGGACGTTATGGCCTTTATGGGTCAAAGTTTAGCATTCCGCACTGATTTAAACACACGCGAAAATTATATTGATTCGGCTGAACGTAGAGACAGTGTGGTTCGCTTGGCCAACTTGGTCAGCTATACTCCCAAACGCAATATAGAAGCAAGTGGTTATCTCAAAGTATTTTCAGTATCAACCACAGAAGATGTAACTGACGTCAACGGAATTGACCTAGCCAATGTAACAGTTAACTGGGCTGACCCTACAAACTTTTCGTGGCAAGAACAGTTCACAGCAATTATAAATGCTGCCCTAATTGATGCACAACGAGTAGGCGTTCCTGGAGCAAGAGCAACAATTCTTGGAGTCGACACAGCTGAATACAGTATTAATCTTGTGCCAGGCTACTTGCCCGTGGTACCGTACACTGCCACAGTGGATGGCATTAATATGCCATTTGAAGCAGTTACTTCTACAATTGTTGGACAAAATTATGTTTATGAGCCTAGTCCAAAGCCCAGCGGAAGATTTAATATTCTATTCCGCAATGACCAGCTAGGATTTGCCGCCGCCAATACTGGATATTTTTTCTTGTTCAAACAAGGCACACTACAAAATCAAGATTTTAATTTGGCTGACCGTGTGAGCAATCGCACGGTGGATATCAACATCGAAGGTGTCAACAACACTGATGTTTGGTTATATCAATTAGACAATGTTGGTAGTATTACCAAAGAATGGACCTATGTCCCCAGTGTGTATGGAGCAGCTGCAGAACAAACTGCTCCAGGTAGTCGCCCCTTGTTCAGTGTGACCAGTAGAACCAATGACCAGATAACATTGACCTTTGGTGATGGAGTGTTCAGTGATATTCCAGTAGGAACTTTCCGTAACTATGTTCGTGCATCAAATGGATTGCAATATATTATCAATCCACAAGAAATGCAAAGCATTGCCATACCCATCAGCTATGTGAGTCGTACTGGACAATTGCAAACTTTGACATTTACTTGCGGTATTACAACACCAGTATCAAACGCACAACCACGCGAGACTCTTGCACAAATTAAAAACAATGCTCCTGCAAGATACTATACACAGAATCGCATGGTCAATGGTGAAGATTACAACAACTTCCCACACACAGCCTACAACTCAATTTTAAAAAGCAAAGCACTAAATCGTTCCAGCATTGGCGTGAGTCGCTATCTTGATTTGGTAGACAACACTGGAAAATATTCCAGTACCAACACCTTCAGTAGCGACGGCGCTTTGTATCAAAACTATAGTTTGCCCACTTTTCAGTTCATTACACAAACTACTAACGAAACCAACAGTGTTATTTTAAACGAAGTTCAACCGTTACTAGCCAAAAGTCAAGCACAACAATTTTATTATGCACAATTTCCCCGTGCGCCATTGACTAGTTTGTCTATGAGTTGGCACCTCAGCACCAGCCAAGCTGGCAGTGCCACTGGATATTTTGTAAACAGCCTAGGAAACCCTGTGCCAATTAACGGCACTTCGTCGTCCAACGCTCAATTTATCACTGTGGGCAGCCTTGTAAAATTTGCTGCACCTGCTGGTTATTATTTTGATGCCAACAATCGGTTACAAGTTGGTTCGCCAACATTAGCTGATGAAAAACTTATCATTTGGGCCAGTCCTTTAGAAATATATCTTGATGGAACAAATCAAGGCCAAGGTAATCTTCCTAGCGGTCTAGGTCCTGTTGTATTAAACCAGTATGTGCCCACAGATGCAATAGCTGTCCAGGTTATACCTATTTTTGTTAAAGAATTGCCAACTAGCCTGCAGACCAGTATGGCCGAACAAATTGCGCTGAAAAGAAATTTTGGTTTAGGTTATGATAGTTTAGGAAACATTACTGGCACTGCTGGTACATGGTACCTAATAACCACAACAAATTTAAACGTTGATGCTGCTTGGAGCCAGGCCTATGCCGGCAATACATCTGGTGCAGGATTAGACGCAAGTTGGTTTGTTGAATTTGTGTTCAACAGCGGATTTTATACTGTTAGTTTCCGTGCGCTTGATTATTATTTTGGAAGTGTGGTTCAGACTAGGTTCTTCTTCAGTGGTGACCAGTTGGTATATGACAGCAGAACTGGCACAACTATTAGCGACTTTATAAATGTGTTAAAAACCAATAGTCAGCCTACCTCGGCAGCACCACTAGGGTCAGACATTATAACCAAAATAGTAGGACAACCTATACAAATTGACGGCCTAGTCGATGATTATCAAGTGTTGGTCTCGTTCTCTGACAGAAACAATGATGGTGTTCCTGATAATCCAGACTTCTTCTCTGAGATCATTGGACCTGTACCCAATCCTGCATCAGCCGGTAGCCCATGGGTATTTTTAAAACGCATTGTGGATTTTGATAATTTGCAAAGATATGTGTTGATTGATTCAGGAATAGTCAACAGCCAGTATGCCACAGAAAATGATGTGTTAGTAGTCATGGCTGAATATACGCCTGGACAAGTGTTCTATACCTACACCGATCAAGTATTTTATATATTGGTAGCAGATGTCGCAACAGGCGTCCGTTCGTTAGCAGCAACCGATGAATACATTGCTCAAACTGGCCGCCAGAACTTGTTTTTCCAATACAGACACAATAGTCCGTTGACCAACAGAATTGATCCTGGTACTACCAATATCATTGATGTGTATGTTGTAACCAACGAATATTATATTGCTTATACAAATTACATACAAGATACCACAGGAACAGTGACTGAGCCGCAACCACCAACTCTTGATTTTTTAAATACAGCCTATGCTGGATTAAACAATTATAAAATGCTGTCTGACACAATGATCTTGAACAGTGTGCAATTCCAACCATTGTTTGGAGCCAAGGCCTTGCCCGAACTTCAAGCAACAATCAAAGTGATCCGTGCCGCACAAAGTGTGGCCAGCACTAGTGAAATTCAGAACTTGGTAGTTCAATATCTCAATCAATATTTTAGTTTAGATCTGTGGGACTTTGGTGACACATTTTACTTCTCAGAACTGTCGGGTTTCTTGCATGACAAGTTGTCCGGCATTGTCAGTAGTGTAGTTTTGGTGCCGCTTAATCAGGATAAGTATTTTGGAAGTTTATATGAAATTCGTTGCGCCCCCAATCAGATATTTGTAAATGGAGCCACTGTGCAAAACGTCGAAGTAATTACTGCATTAACTAGTACGAATATACGAACTGCTCCTGGCAGTGGAGTAATTTAATGGCCCGCACTAGATCGGTAGATTTCTTACCAGAAATCTTTCAGACCTCTACCAATAGACAAGTATTAGCCGCCACACTGGATCAGTTGATCCAAGAACCTCAGCTGAAACAAATACAAGGATTTGTAGGACGCCGTGTTGGTCCTGGAGTCATTCCGGGAGATTATTATGTCACAGAACCCACAGCAACTCGAACCAATTATCAACTCGAGCCAGGCGTAGTTCAGATCGATCCAACCAACAGTAAGAAGGTAGTTGATGCTATAACATATCCTGGCATAACTGATGCGTTGAATCTGCAAGGCGCTGTTACTCAAAATGCTGATCAACTTTATACCAGCGAATATTATGCTTGGGATCCTTTTGTAGATTTTGACAAGTATGTCAATTATGCACAGTATTACTGGTTACCAGGTGGCCCAAATGCAGTTGATGTGTTTACTGGAGCCGTGCCGCTTACTGACAATTTTGTAGTTACTAGAGACAACGGTGCTTATACATTCACAGGTGTATCTGGTGAGAATCCTACACTGACATTGGTTCGTGGTGGAAGTTATACTTTCCAAGTGGCACAAAATGAAACAAGTAGTGTCAATTTCCGTGTTTCAAACCAAGGCACCAGTGCCTGGGTAATTGATTACGACATCAATCCTACCTTGACCTTGGTGCGTGGGAACACCTACACATTTACACTGGTATCTACGCCAGCATTGCCGTTTTATATCAAGACACAACAAACACTGGGCATTAACAATTTGTTCACCGAAGGTGTTATCAACAATGGTGCTGCCACAGGAACAATTACTTTTACAGTGCCGCAAAATGCTCCGGATACCCTATACTACAATAATTCTACACAGATGAACATGCAAGGCGTGTTTACTATTGTAGACGCTACTCCTGGTACAGGTCCTGATTTCTGGATTCAAACAGACCCTGGAGTAAACGGTCGCATACCCAGCACTCCAAATATCAGTAGCCGTCTTGGACCAGTCAATGGAGTAACCAACAACGGTATTGATCTTGGCACAATAACTTTTGATGTCCCTTTCAGTAACGCCCAAGATTTTTATTATGATCTTCCTTACATTGACACCAACGGCGGTCAAGTAGGTCTCATAACTAATTTGCAATTTGATCAACTTAATAATGTGTTTGTTGATCAGTTCTTAGCTGAAAATCCTACCGGAATTGACGGTATTACAAACTTGGAAGGCCGCACGATTGTATTCACAGAACCTGATCCTGATCCTTCAGCCGGCGGCTGGCTAATCAAATCACAGTTTGACCCATTGGTTAGAACAGCACCGCCTGAAGATCCTGTGTTGGCAGGACCAGGTTCGTTTGACAGCTTGGACTTTGATCAAACCACACCAATTGCGGATGTAGCAATTCAGCGTAGTGTTTGGCAAATACAATACATAACCGCCGAAGGTGGCGGCCAGTATATGCGTTTGACCAGTGTATACGACATACCGGACTTGTATAAATTTAACATACAATTTGGCACAGTATATTCCAATACCAGTTGGTATAAAGATGAACTTGGCGCTTTCCAACAAATTCCATTGTTGGCCGCAACAAGAAATAGACTATATTATCAGGATGGTATTGATCCTGGTATCTTTGGTGAAATAAATCTCATCAATCAAAGTGCCGCTGATGCATTAGATATTTTAGATATACTTGGCAAGAAAAATTACACCAGTCCCAATGGGGTGATTTTTACCAATGGTCTTAAAGTTCAATTCATTGGATCTGTTGTTCCGGCCAGTTACCAAGGAAATAGTTATTATGTTGAAGGTGTAGGCACAGCCATACAGTTGTTGTTGGTTACAGACTTTGTAACGCCCGAGACCTACACACAAAGTAGCTCTGTACCATACGACAGCACTCTTTATGATTTTGGCAACTATGATGCCAGTTTAAATCAACCAGCAGTGCCAGACTATTTGACAATCAATCGTGCAAGCCCAGATTTAAACCCGTGGACCAGAAGCAACCGTTGGTTCCATATTAGTGTAATTGAACAATCAGCTGCATACAATAACAGTGTGCTGGTTGTAGATAATGCTTTACGAGCCCGCCGTCCTATACTAGAATTTCGAAGTGGAACTCGATTATTTGATTTTGGTACAAAAAGCAAACAACCAGTAGATATTATTGACTTTTCAAATACAGATGCGCTCAGCACAGTCAACGGAGCCACTGGGTATGGTGTTGATGGCTACAATTTAATAAACGGTAGTCGTATTATATTTGCAGTAGATGACGATCCGGATGTGCGTGATAAAATATATGTAGTGGAATTTATCACACCTGACACTGTGCCTCCGTTGCTGGCCGAACCAGTGATCAATTTGGTACCAGCCACCAATGGTAACATAGTAGTTGATAATAGTGTAGTATGTCTCAGTGGACTTACATTACAAGGTAAAAGTTTTTGGTTCAACGGAGTTAGTTGGATCGCCGCTCAGCAAAAAACTTCAACTAACCAAGCACCTCTGTTCAATATATATGACGCCAACGGTGTAAGTTTTTCTGATCCTGTTGTGTATCCCAGTAGCAATTTTAGAGGATCTAAGTTATTTTCCTATGCTCCGTCTAGCAACGGCAAAGATCCTGTATTGGGATTTGCCATCAAGTATCTAAGCCTATCAAACATTGGCGACATAGTGTTTGACAACAACTTATATACCGACACTTTTAACTATACTATAGATAGTGTAGGGTATACTAAAAATATCAGTTTGGGTTTTGTTCGAGAATATCTGGATCGACTTGCTTATAAGCGTGAATTAGGATGGCAAACAGCAGCGGTTCCAAGTCGCGCAAGACAGCAGTTTCAGTTTAGCTATGATGGGCGCCCGTTGCAACTCGATGTTGCCGCTTTGCCAGATACTACAGTTCCGGGCATTCAATTATATGTAAGCAGTGAATTCCAAGAATCCTACAAATATTCAGTAGCGACAACAGACAACAGTACCACAATAACCTGGGTAGACGCAAAATACAACAATGGCACAGTATTTGCCGCCGGCGACGTTGTCGAAGTTCTTGTGCTGAGTGATCAATCGAGCAAAGTGGCATTCTATCAAGTTCCTATTAACCTTGAAAATAATCCACTCAATGTTAATAGTCCATACTTTACTGTAGGCACTGCAAGAACACACTACGAATCAATTTGTGAAAACTTGTTGGGATTAGTTGGCCCAATCAATGGAAATAATAATACTCGAGACCTAGGTAATATCATACCTTACGGCACCAACATTATACAAAATAGTTCGCCAATGACCCTGGCTGGTTATTTCATGAGGTCAAAGCAATATAATATTTTTGATTCATTGGCCTACAGCAGTAGAGAATATGAACAGTATAAAGCACAATTGCTAAATGCGGCTGTGACTACGGATTATACAAATTATACAGTTCCAGCAATGTTGACAGCTATTGTTACGCAGCTGGTTGCTGGACGCACCCAAACGAATCCGTTCTATTGGACAGATATGTTGCCGGCTAATCCGGTGTATACTACAACCACTACAACTTATTCACAGATTTCAACACCGACATTTAATCTTAATACCACCTACAACTTTACCAGTTCAAATTATCAGAGTGTATTGGTCTATGTCAATGATGTTCTTTTACAGTCTGGCTATGACTATGTTGTCAGCACCGACACTCCTACATTGACTATAACCGTGCCACTGTCAGCAGGCGATGTGATTGTTATTCAGGAATATGCCACTACCTATGGAACATTCGTTCCTAATACTCCTACCAAGTTAGGACTGTATCCTGCGTTCCAACCCAAGATATATTATGATACAACTTATGTTAATCCCGCCTGGGTAATTCAGGGACACGACGGAAGTTTAACATTGGCATTTGGTGATTTTAGAGATCAACTGCTGTTGGAGTTTGAAACTAGAATTTTCAACAACTTAAAAATTAAATCTGAAATACCATTGACCATAACTGATGTCACTCCTGGACAGTTTAGATCTACTGGATATAGTCTTGCTGAAATTAATCAAATACTAGCACCTAGCTTTTTAAACTGGCTGGGCTGGAATAAGCTGACCTATTCAGAACAAACTTACAATTCCGCAAATCAATTTACATGGAATTACAGTGCCGCAGGCAACAAGCTCACAGGGTCAACTACTAGTAGCGAATCGCCTATGCCGGTTGGCGCCTGGCGTGGCATCTATCAATATTTCTACGACACACCAACTCCACAGGCCACACCATGGGAAATGCTAGGCTTCAGTCAAGAGCCTACCTGGTGGACTGAAGTGTATGGTCCTGCTCCTTATACCTCGGGCAACTTGGTGTTATGGGATGACCTAGCTGCTGGAAAAGTCGCAGATCCTGCAGGCACATACTACAGACCTAAATATGCTCGCCCGGGCTTGGCCCAAGTAATTCCCGTTGACAGTGAAGGCCAATTATTAAGTCCGTTTATCAGTGTAGTAGGACAATATGATTCAAGTCAATGGCAAAAGAGCTGGGTGTTTGGTGATGAAGGCCCGGTTGAATACAGCTGGCGCACCAGTTCTGCATTTCCGTTTGCGGTCATGCGATTGTTGGCACTTACACGCCCTGCTAAATTCTTTAGTTTATTTGCTGACAGAGACCTTTACAAGTATGATGCAGATCTTGAACAATTCTTATATAATCAACGTTATAGACTAGATGCCAATGGTGTAGAGGTATACGGCAACGGACTCAGTAAAGCCAGCTATATTGATTGGATTGTTGACTATAACCGTCAGTTGGGCATAAACTCCACTGACAAACTAACAGCAGATCTGTCTTTGCTTGATGTAAGACTGTGCTACAGAATGGGCACGTTTACAGACAAACAATATCTTGAGATTGTCGCAGAAACTGCCAGCCCTGACAGCACAAATAGTAGTCTATTGATACCAGACAACAGTTACAATCTATTGGTATACAAGAACCAACCATTCAGTCAGACTTTATACAGTGCTGTTATTGTTCAAGTGGTTGCGGGCGGCTGGTCAGTTACTGGGTATAGTTTAACCAACCCATACTTTGAAATATTAGCCAGTCGTACTGGAGGACCAACACGGGTTATTACCGCTGGTGGCACTCGAGTTACGGTGCCAACTACATACAGTCAAAACATTGTGCAGGTGCCGTATGGATATGTGTTTACCAATCAAACGGTTGTGGCTGACTTCTTGTTGAGCTACGGAGCCTTATTAGAAAGTCAAGGACTAGTGTTTGATGCTAGAGAGAACGGTAAAACCTTGGACTGGAATCAAATGGTTCAAGAATACTTGTATTGGGCTAACCAAGGATGGATGACCGGCAGTGTGATCAGTTTAAATCCTACAGCTCAACAGTTGACCTTGGTTACCGCTGAAGCAGTGGTTGATTCGATTGTTACACAAACTCCAGAAAATTTAATTCTAGATCAAAACAGAACTACAATTCCTACAGCTCAGTTGGTGATAGATCGTTATGAAAACACGTTTAGAGTAAACAGTTTAAATGAACAAACTATAAGTTATATTGCGCTACGTCAAACCAGTTACGAGAGCTTGGTCATATTAGACAATGTCAGTGTGTTTGGTGATCTATTGTATGATCCTGCCACAGGTGCAAGACAAAGTCGTGTCACGGTCATAGCAACAGTTGCTGCTGACTGGAACGGCCAGCTGGATGCACAAGGATTTATAAACAACAATACACAAACAGTAAAAGAATGGCAACCTTTGCAGAAATACACCAAAGGCGAAATTGTTATTTACAAAAATAACTATTGGCAAGCCCTTGACATTGTGCAACCTTCTGCCCAATGGAATCAATCTCTTTGGTCGCAGAGCAATTACACCAAAATACAAGGCGGCCTATTACAAAATATTCCATTGTTGTCCAACCAATTGGCCAACAGTTACGATGTCAATCAAGCCAATCTACAACTTGAACAAGATTTGTTTGCCTTTGGCTTGATTGGATTCAGGCCACGTCAGTATATGGTTGATTTGAACCTAGGCGATATAAGTCAAGTCAACTTGTATCAACAGTTGATTCAGGACAAAGGCACGCTCAACAGTGTGCGTTTGTTGACCAATGCTAATCTTAACAAAGAAACTGCACAGTATCAGATATACGAAAACTGGGGAATCCAGCGTGGTATATATGGTGCCAATGCCAACCGTCGGTTTGTTGAGATGCGACTCAACGAAGCATTGTTGACTGCAAACCCAGGAACGGTGCAAATCATTGCTCCTCAAGAATCTAGTATAGCTGATCAGACTATACTGTATGCAGACTTGTGGAGAGAAAGCTACAATGTAACCAGTCCAGATATCTTTCCGACTGCCGTTATGCCAGTGGCAGATTCTGCATTGCCCAGCGCAGGATATGTAAATTTACAAGATGTAGATATAACAGTATTTGATCTTGAGGGTCAACTGGGCTTGGCCACTGGCGTTTTAAACACAATTGGTATTGGGACCACAGTCTGGGCAGCAAAAAGCAATGCCTACGATTGGAATGTTTATAGATGCACCGAAGTACCTGGGTATATAAGTTCTGCTACGCCGAACCTCAATGGTACCACAATCGTAACATTTACACGCCCACCTGGATTGGTGGTAGGTGACATAGTTATAATCAGATTCTTAGACACCACAGTTGATGGTGTATATCGTGTGCTGGCATTGCCAGGGTTAACGTCAGTAGCTATCGCATTAACTATAACAAATGCTGTAACTGGTTCTGGTCTAGGATTTAGTCTGCAAACCATGCGTGTAAGTCAGGCCAGCGATGTGATAACGCTTCCTTATGCGGATGCACTGGTACCGGGTGCTAAAGTTTGGGTAGATAATAACGGATCTGGACTTTGGGAAGTTTTAGAAAAGACTGACCCTTTTACTGATGCTGGAGCAATAACACCAAAAGTTCCGGTAGTTAATTCAGGTTATGGCAGCTCTGTCGCACAAGGATATCAAAATATTATTGCTATGATAGGAGCCCCAACAGGAGGCGACGATGCTACCGGTGCCATCTATACCTATGTTAAAGATGTCAACGACAACTATTCTGAAAATTCTATCTTATCATTGAGCGCTGCTGACACACTCGGCTTCGGTAATGCTATGCAGATAGGATACCAAAACTGGGCAGTAGTCGGTGCCAGTGCAAGCAATGGTAATCAAGGTTATGCTGTGGCAATATATCGAGCCACAGGCAGCACAGCATTTGAAGAACGTCAATTATTAACTTCGCCTGATGGTGATTTTAGCAATGCTGAATTTGGATATAGTGTAACCATAAGTCAGGACGAGCAATGGATGTATGTGTCGGCTCCGGGTCAAAACAAAGTATATCCATATGGTCGTATCACAATACCACGTCAACAAGCAGAATTTATTACTCCGGGTGTTTACCAAGTTTATAATGTGGGTGGTATAATTGAATTTGACAACGAATTACAGTTAGCAGTGGTGCTAAACAACAATCTGTTGACCATTGGTGTCGATTATACTGTAGGCGGCACTGTAATTAACCTGGCAGGAATACCGCCAGCTAACGAAAAATTATTTGTAACTCGTAAAGTCCAACAAGATTATGTTGGTGACGGAGTTGAAACTGTGTTTGATCTAGGACCGTATCTATACACTGCTGACAATATCTATAGTTTTATTGTGTATGTCAATGACGTGATACAAGTTCCAGATGTTGATTATACATTCTCTACCTCGGGCAATAGCCCAATAACATTTGCAACCGCTCCAGATCTTGACAGTGCAATTAAAATAATATCTGGAACTTATTGGCAACCAATGGCGGCCATTGAAGGTCCTGCAAGCGCAAGATTTGGCTCTAGCATTCATACCACAACAGATGGTCGTCAAATTATCATTGGTGCCAACAACGACTCATCTGCACCTGTTGCACATTGTGGAGCCGTGTATGTATTTGATCGCAGCGTAACACGTTACATCATAAGCGATACCTCACAACTCACCTATACATTACCAGCGGGCTACCAAGATCCTGTGGCAGTAGTTTTAAATAATGTATACTTGACCAATAGTGCTCAATATATCAATGGGCAATTTGCAGTAACCGGTGGCGATGTAGTATTAGATGTGGTGTTGAATGTAGGCGATATATTAGAAATTGAAAGCAATATCTTTACTCAAGTGCAAAAGATAGTACCTGATACGCCGTATGACGAATCCGCATTTGGCACCGCAGTTGATGTTTGCCCAAACAATTGTAGTATCTATACAGGTGCCCCAGTAGACGGAACAATTCTTGTAGCAGCTGGTTCGGTGCAACGAAATGTTAACCAGGCTCGTGTTTATGGAACAACAACGTCTACTAATAGCAATCCTACATTGACCGCAGGCAACACTATACGTGTCAATAATATGCCGGTGGCAGTTCCTGCCGGTCCAGACAATACTGTCGAAGGCTTGGCGCAAGCTATCATTGATGCGGCTATACCCAATGTTACAGCCTCTGCGTCTAATGGATTGTTGACTATCAGCATAGTTAATGTTGCGGCCGCCGACGCCTATAATAGATTAACAGTGTGGCCAGGTATTACTGGTACAGCATTTGCTGATCTTGGATTTAACTCGTACGCCTATACCCAGACTATAACCAGTCCAAATCCTACTGCCAGTGCAAACTTTGGTGCCGCATTAAACATTGATACAACAGCATTGACATTGGTTGTTGGTGCACCACGTGGTGATTTATACGAAGCTGTAATTTTTGACAACGGAACTACATATTTTGATGACCGTAGCACTACATTCTTTAACGGTATTGTAGAAAGTGGTGTAGTATATACTTTTGATTACTTACCCAGTGCCACTGACTCAGTGACAAATCCTGGAAATTTTGTCTTTGGCCAACAAATATACGATAACTTGACAGACCCACTAGACCAATGGGGCTCAGCTGTTAATTATACCACAGGTAAACTACTGATAGGAAGTCCAACTGGCGCAGACAACTACGGCCGGGTTGGACAATTTGTTAACTTAGATCGATTGCCTGCTTGGAAAATATTGCGTCAACAACAACCAGTGGTCGATGTTGAGTTGTTGAACAGTGTATACATGTATAACAAGTTACAAAGTCAAGAAACTTATTTCTTTGATTTCATTGATCCGTTGCAAGGTAAAATATTAGGAGTTGCTAGACAAAATATTGATTTTATCAGTCAAGTAAATCCAGCTCAATATAATTTTGGGCCAATCAACAATATTGGTAACTTCTGGGGATCCGAACGTGTGGGAACAATTTGGTGGGATACAACAAATGCACGATTTATTGATCCCAATCAAGATGATATTGTGTATGCTAGCCGTCGCTGGGGACAGTTATTTCCTGGCAGCACAGTAGACATTTATCAATGGGTTGCTAGCTCAACACCGCCAGCTGGTTACGCCAGCGAAGGTCAACCATTAAACACTACCAGCTATTCAGTAAGAGCACATTTAAACGCCACTGGCACATTTGAAACTGTTTATTATTTCTGGGTTTCAGGAATCACAACCATTGCTGTCAACGAAGGGAAAACTCTCAGCACAACTGGTATTGCCAGATACGTCGAAGAGCCACGCAGTAGTGGTATACCTTATATTGCGGCGCTTGATGCCAGCACAGTGGCAATCTATAATGGGTCGCAATATCTTTCGGCTTCTGACACTATCCTGCATGTAGATTTTTCACAAGAATTATCAGATGCCAATATTCATACTGAATTCCAATTGATTGCTGATGGTGATCCAACCAGTTTCCTTGCCGATAATCTTTATCAAAAGTTACAAGACAGTTTCTGTGGATACAATCAAAATGGTGCACAGGTTCCAGATCCATTCTTGAGTCCTCCTGAACAGTATGGGGTAGCATTTAGTCCTCGTCAAAGTTTGTTTGTTGATCGCTTAATGGCATTAGAAAACTATTTGACAAGAACCAACGAAATACTAAAGTATTTGCCCATTGTCGAACAACGCAGATTTATATTGTTAAATTCTAGCGAACCTATTCCAGCCGCTGGCAGTGAACAATACAACAAAGTATTGGACAATATTGAACAGTTGAGTTACCAAAACTTCTATCAAGTTCCATTGGGATACAAGTATTTGATTTTGTCGGACAGCACCTACAATGGCGCTTGGACAATTTATGAGGTTGTGTTGGAATCCAATGCTTCGGCAGCACCTAGAGTTCCGCAGTTGGTTAGAATTCAGAATTTCAATACAAAAAATTACTGGAATTACATTGACTGGTACAAACTAGGTTATAACTCATCGACCGTACCGGTTGCTCAAGTTCCAAATTATTCTAGTCTTGTAACACTTGATGTGTCTGTAGGAGCCAGTGTCAAAGTCACAGCTAATGCACAAAATAAATGGGAAATTTATGTTAAGACCGCCACCGGATGGGAGCGTGTTGGGCTACAAGACGGTACCATTGCTTTTGATAACACATTGTGGGATTATGCTGCAGGACGTTATGGGTTTGATGCAGAAGTATATGACGCTCAATACTATGACCAAGAACCAGCAATAGAAACACGCAATATCATACAAGCAATCAACACTGAATTGTTTATAAATGATCTAGCCATCTTTAAGAATCAACTGTTGATTCTCATGTTCAAATTTATATTGACTGAAGAACAAGCGCCAGATTGGCTAATGAAGACCAGCTTTATTAATGTTCGTCACGACATTAGATCATTGTTGCCGTTTCCGACCTATCGTCGAGACAATCAAGACTTTGTGTCTGATTACTTGCAAGAAGTCAAGCCATACCATGTGCAGGTCAAACAGTTTAATCTAGTGTATAAAGGACAAGATGACTATCCGGGATTTGCTACTGACTTTGACAACCCATCTTATTACGATACTGCACTGGAAATACCGCAGTTTGTCAGTCCAATTTTATTACCGTATACCAAGAGCACTGCAACAGGAACTGGCAAGGCCAGCGACATTGCAGACACTCCGGCGGATGCAGAAATTTGGGCAACAACACCTTGGCAAGAATGGTTTAACAATTATTTGTTGAGTTTAATGTCAGTTAGTGTTACTGCAACCGGATCAGGTTATGCTGCAGAACCAGAAGTGGTGATTGGAACCAAGTGGACAGCTGATACAGCATACACCGTGGGCCAACAGGTATTTTACGGATCTAATTTATATTCAGTGACCATATCTGGAACTTCTGCTGATATCCCGCCAGAATTTACAACAGGTAGTCAACTGGTCGGAACAGCTACTTTGGCCTATGTTGGAACACCAGCTACCGCAGTGGCAGTTATTAATTCTTCATTACAAGTAATAGCAGTCAATGTCGTCAATGAAGGTTCTGGGTATACTACAAACCCTGTGATAACATTTGTAAGTGATACTGGCATAGGGGCACAAGCCCGAGCAAACATGGGCAATCCGCTTGTGCGCGAATTCAACATGACTATTAAGTATGACCGCTATGAATACTTGAGCACCATCACTGACTGGGACTATTTGGTAGCTAGTTATCCTGCCAACACTCAAGTTCGATTTGCAAATACTGTGTGGCAAGCAATTGATACAGTAACTAATACACCAATTGTGCTTGATTCAATAGGAACGGCCGTAGCATACACATTAACTGTGCCGTCGACTACAGGATTGACCACAGGTATGATCGTAACCGGCCTTGGAATACCAGCAGACACAACTGTTACTTTAATCAACGATGTTGACAACGTTGTAACAATTAGTCGTGCAGTATTACAGTCGATCAACTTGGAACCTGTGAATTTCTACAACCCATTTATCATTGAAGAATGGAACAGAGTGTCGGCCAGCACGTTGAGTGGTATCGACCGAACACAAGGTTTTTATCTGCCCACAGTTAACCAGCCTGGTCGTAGTTTGCCATTGTTAATAGATGGTCTTAACTACCCAGGTGTTCAAGTGTATGCCTTGGACTTTTCATACAACACTGGATATGATGTGGGCAATTATGATATCAATCCTTTTGATAATATCAGCATTAGCCCAGAAGGTTTTCCAACCTATGATCCTGCCCTGTTAGATGCTGCCTATTCAAGTTCGTTTGATGACGTATTCTTAGGAACTAGACCCACTGATATCAATGTCGATGGTGGTGGATACATTGATGTATTCAGCAGTTACGCACCAGAAGAGTTGGTTCCGGGCAGTGAGTTTGACACTTTAGATTTCCGTGTTTACACCGCTCCAGGATTTGATAACACTGGTCTTGGACACGGGTTCCCAGCCGTTTCTCAGAGATATGTATACAATTCAGCAGCCCCTGTATCGAGCTTTGCTGGATTATTAGAGTACCCATTTACAGTTGTTGTGTTTAACACAACGCTGGGCTTGGCCATTCAACCAGTTAATTTTGATTGGGTCAACTATGAAGTCACACTAGGCCTAACTGAAACTGACGGTGATATTATAGATCTTTATGTGACCGGAGTTGGCGGTGGCAACCAACTGTACCTCAACACATATAATCAAGAGATGCTTGATGAAGTGACAGTGCCGTTTGCAGTGGCATCTGCTTACAATATTGCCACAACATACGTTCAAGGTGATGTGGTTTCTTATGGTGATGATTTTTATCGTGCTACCGCAGTGACCACTGGTAATCTTCCAGTTAATTTAGTTGGATGGACATTGATATCAAAAGGTGCCGTCATCTATACAACTATAGTCAATGACGTTATGACTTACCCTGGGATATTGATTTACAACGGCGAGAATCAATTGATTGTAGGAACTGATTATACTGTTACCAGCAGTGGTGGGTCAACTACTATCACGTTTGCTACTACATACGATAATACAGCTCGTATTAACTTGGCTGTGCTTGGGTATGCCGTTGATGGTATAACTCATAGTTGGAGCCTGCCCGTGGATCAAAGTTTTATATCCGATGGCAATACTACCACTGTTGATTTGATCAACAGTATGCAAGGAACCAATCAAGTTAATCTTGTTGTATCGTTTAACGGCAATAGAATGAACCCTTATCAAGGCAGTGAATACCTAGGCGACGGAGTTACAGATGTATATCAGTTGCCCAACAGCTATGGATACAATCCTGCACTAGTGTCTGATAACGACGTACTCGTATTTGTTGATAATATTAAATTAATTCAAGATACAGATTATGTTGTTGATGCGTACGATGGGATCTCTAATTACAGAACCATAACATTTACTACTGCTCCAGTAACTGGATCTAAAATATTATTGTCAGTTGCAACTGATTGTGGATATCGAGTATACAACAATTCGTTAACATTCTTACCTGGCAGCATACCAGCTGATGGTGACAGTATTGACATAATAACTTGGAACGACACTGCTGAACAAGACCTGTTGACCGAAGTATTTGTAGGCCCTGGCTCAATCAACAATAATACATTTGATATCGGACGTGAAATTACCAACCCAGCACGAATGTTAGTGACACTAAATGGTTACTACTTGTTCAACGGAATCGACTACATACTGAACGGCACTAGTATAACTATTTCAGGACAGACTATTATATCAACAGATGTGCTGGCCATTACACTGTTTACCAATAGGGTAGTACCAAATCCAACTGCTTTCCGCATATTCCAAGACATGCGTCAAGTTCAAGCCACCTACAGAATAACACCCAGCACTACGACCACTTTAGTTCAATCAGTTGCAGTTCTTGATGACATTATCTATGTAGAGGATGCAACCGCATTGGGCGACCCAAATCTTGCCACAGCTTACAACAATAACATTTCTTATGTCGTTGGTGATGTGGTCATGTATGGTGATGGTTTTTACCAAGCCATTGAGCCTACTGTTGGCCACTTGCCAACCGACACTGATTACTGGATCGTAACTGACGGAGCTGCAAACATCTGGGGAATTCTTACCATCAACGGTGAACGGATCATGTATCGTCATAGAGACACTGTGGCCAACACAGTCAGCGGATTATTACGCGGAACAGCAGGAACAGCAATCACTATCCATACAGCGGGCACAGCGGTTTACAACATGGGACGTGAAAACTTAATGCCACTTACTTGCCAGAATTATATTGTATCAAACATAACCAACCCGCTAGAGTCTGGTGTAAACCTAGGTGACGGAACAACTGTTGAATTTACCGCTGACATTGACATCAGTCAAGAGCCCAGTGCAACACGTGATGAGTCAGTAGAAGTATACATAGGTGGAACCAGAATTCCTGATACTGACTACACGATCACTGCTGATAATCCTGTTACTGTGGAGTTTAACACAGCACCACCTACTGGTTACGAGGTAGCTATTTTAGTTAAACGAGCACACACTTGGTATAATTTAGCAACACCAGACTTGCCACTCAATGAAACTGACACTATATGTGCAAGGTTTTTACAGGGACGATAATTCAAGGTAAATAATATACATGGAAAAAAATACCCAACAATCCGCACAACAAAAGCCGACGGCTACTAAGCCCAAACGGCCCAACGAAACCAGTGCCATATCAGTCGAAGGGTTTGTAAAAATATTTGATCCTAAAACCAAAGAGACATTTGTGGAGAAACGAGCATGATTCAACCAGGCCTGGCCAAAATTGAAGGTTTTGTCAAAATAACTGACCCTAACTCCGGCGAAGTTCTAGTAGATAAAAAGAACGCAATTCATTACGAGAATATCAGTATTGCAATGGCTCAGACTTTGAGCAACCGCACCAGTGCCCAAGGTGGCGGCTGGATTTACGAAATGGCATTTGGCAATGGTGGATCAAGCGTGGATCCAACTGGCGTAATTACATATTTGCCGCCCAACATAACTGGCCAAAATGCCGACTTATATAACGAAACTTATGCCAAAGTTGTAGACGACAACAGCGCAGCAGATGTAGATCCTGCAAACAACTATATGACAGTAATTCATACCACTGGCATGCCCTATACAGATATTTTAGTGACTTGTTTGTTAGATTACGGCGAACCTGCTGGACAACAAGCATTTGACAACAGTACGAATTTTAATGGCGAATACGTATTTGATGAGCTGGGACTCAAGAGTTGGGCCGGTAGTGCAACTGATTTAATGTTGATTACTCATGTGATTTTTCATCCTGTGCAAAAGAGTTTAAATCGCCAGATTCAAATTGAATATACCCTACGTATTCAGACACTTACTAACCTAAGTGCTGCATAAATATGAGTATATTAAGGTCGCATAAATAAGAATAGGACGGAGTGAACAAGAATGTCATACATAATTAACTTAACAAATGGATCAGTATTAACCACCATTGCAGATGGTACTCTTAATACTACCGCTTGTAGCATGGCTTTACCGGGTAAAAACTACGCCGGTTATGGCATATATTTAGATGACAATTTTGTCCATCTATTAGAAAACAGTTCCAACAGCACAGCGCCAACAACACCATTGATTGGTCAGTTGTGGTGGAATAGTACGAACAAAATAATGAGTGTGTGGAACGGCACAGTTTGGAAAACAATCAGTTCAGCAACATCCAGTGCTTCTGCACCTAGTTCAAATGTCCAAGGCGACTTGTGGTATGATACCACTAACCAACAATTAAATGTTTATTCTGGTACAACATGGATCTTGGTCGGTCCGGCTTTCACCAATGCACAAGGCACTACTGGTGCTATTCCTGCCACAGTAACAGATAACAGTGCTGTTGCACATACTATTTTACAACTTTATGTTGGCGGTGTTTTGATGGGTATCATGAGCAAAGACACCACTGCATTTACTCCTAGTCCTGCTATCGCTGGATTTGCTACCATTAAACCTGGCTTACAACTCAGCACAGTCAGCGCGGCCTACGTATTCCAAGGCTCAATTACCAATGCTGATACTCTAGGACCTTCTAGCCTTGCTGCCACTAGCTTTATGCGAGCAGATGCTGCCGCAACTACCACTGGTAAAATAACTACCACCAACAACCAAGGATTATCAGTAGGATCAAACGGTGACTTTACTGTTGCAGTCGCAGGATCCGATATAAACATCAGCAATAATGACACCAATGGCAACATCAACTTTGGCGCGAACATTGCCGGAACACCTACCACAGTGTTGACTATCAGTGGCGCCAGTGGAATTGTTAGTAGCGCAACTGGAATCAATGCCAATTATGCTGACTTGGCAGAACGGTTTGCGTCAGATACAGAATTGAGTCCAGGCACAGTGGTCGAACTGGGCGGCTCAGCAGAAATCACACAAGTCGACTCGGATCTAAGCGAAAATGTGTTTGGAGTCATAAGTACCAGAGCGGCATATATGATGAATGGTGCTGCCGGAACAAATGCCACACATCCTCCAGTAGCAATGACTGGACGAGTTCCTGTTAGGACCATTGGTCAAGTGCGTAAAGGCGATAGACTAGTGAGTGCAGGTAACGGCCTGGCCAGAGCAGCAAAGTCCGGTGAAGCCACTGCATTCAACGTGATTGGCCGTGCGTTACGAGACAAAATAGACGAAGGCGAAGCCTACGTCGAAGCTATTGTTACAATTAAATAAATATGCACGACAGGATTAAAATCACCCAGCGATTATTGACAATAATTGCGTTGAAATTGATCAACTAATACAAAGGGAAACAAAATAAAATGACTTATTCAGTAGGTGGATTAATACAGGCAACAGACTACAACGGGTTTGTTAGCACAACAGTAGGCGCTAATATCAATGCCACTTGGAGTAGCACATACGGACAAACTGCATTGTCAACTGTGTCTACAGGCGGCACAGTTACTGCCACACAGTGGGCCTCACTGAATAATACCTTGACCAGCTTGGGTAATCATCAAGCCACTGCTCTTACCAGCCGTACCAGTCCCAGTGCTGGTAATACCATCGCTATTTTAAGTAATCTTAACACAGATATTACTTCGTGCTATACCAATCGTTATTATGCTTATGCTAGCGGTTCACAATACACAGGTTGGACTGGAACAGCTAGCCAAACTGGCGCAACTGGACATACCAATACTGCCTGGACAATTACATTCACTGACACTGTGACTTTCCCTAATGCCACTGCAGCCACAAACTTCTGGGGTGGTGGTGGTTACATGAAAATCCAATTTAGCAAAACCAGCACCGGATCAGACGCAGACCCAGACTGGAACAACTTTATTAACACTGTATGTGGCACGGTGTATTTTACATCTGATGCTAGTAGTAAAGTTATTGCCAACGTTACATATTTAGGCACTAAGGTAGTCGGCGGGTCAGGCACACCAACCACAGTAGCAACAGGCACAGGTTGGAATCAATTAACCGGTAGCCCAACAACCATTTATCAACAATTTGATACTGGATATACCTATACCGGTGACTATGTCCAGGTCACAGCAACAAAAACATCAAGCACTGTGTTGACCTTGGTCACCACTTGGTTCTCTGCGGCTCGTGCCACGTCTGGATCAAGTCGCTACATCAGTGGAGGAACTGCTACAACGGGCATTACATTTGGAACAGCACCAACTACAGTAGTCACGTACTTCCCACCAGAATCAACTTATCTAACCAATACTTGGGGCACACCTACCGTTGCTAGTAGCGTAAGCTCACCTGGATATTAATTAACAACATTCAGTCTTACCAAAAGGGGCGTTGGCCCCTTTACCTTATCTGCTTTTTGTAGTATAATAAATCTATGAATACCGATGAACTTATTTCCCACAGCCGTGCTCGCTTTGACCATCACCAAGCTCGCATTACCCTCAAAGAAAAATATCAAGCCAAATTAACTTTTACTTATGCTGGTGGCATGTGGCGAGCAGGACCAGAATTACAAAATACATTATTGACCTGCCCTGGCATAGAAGCAGTATTGCTAGACTTATATGAAACCCCTGTTAAAGTTGATACTAGAGAACTAATGACATTAAGTCAACAACGCTGGCAAGAACAGATGAATGCTTGGTTAGTAGAATATGAAGAGTTGAATCAAAAAAGATGACTCGTGGTGTAACAATATTTGCGTTTAATAATGAGCGGATTGATTATCTGGCCATGGCCGCTTGGTCAGCTAGTAATATTCGCAGGCATTTAGATTTGCCAGTTTGCGTAATTACCGACGTAACAGATACTGCCCGCACCGCTGATTTTGACCAGGTTGTTTTAACCGAACCTCAACTGACACAGCAACATAGATATTTTTACGATTATAAAGTCAGTGCCACTTGGCATAATACAAATAGATCCAGTGTGCATGACCTAAGCCCATGGGATCATACATTGGTGCTAGACGCTGACTTTGTTGTTGCATCCGATCAGTTAAAAAGATTATTTGATATTAATCAAGATTTTATTGCACATCGTATAGCATATGATGTCACTGGGTTTACTGCGTTTCACGATAACAATTGGTTTGGCACATACAAGATGCCAATGAGTTGGGCCACAGTCATGTGTTTTCGTCGAAGTAAAAAAGCCCAAATGATATTTGATACCATGCAAATGATTAGAGATAATTGGACACATTACAGACAATTATACAGTGTGAGTGAAAATACATTCCGTAATGATTTTGCATTAAGTATTGCTATGAATATTGTTGACGGTCATACATTAAGCACACCATCTATTCCATGGAATTTGGCCAGTATTACGGCCAACGCTACGTTGACTCAGCTTGGACCAGACACATATAAAATACAATATATCACTGGCGACGATAAACCTAGATGGATTGTGTTAAAACAGCAAGACTTTCATGCCATGGGCAAACAAGCATTAGGAGCAATAGTTGCCAATCCTTGCTGAACGCGGTTATCTGATACCGGCCATTGATACAGAATCAGTGGACTATTTGGCTTGTGCTCGACAACTTGCCGGGTCAATTCGCCAGTGGCATCCTGATGCCAATATTGCTGTGATTACAGTCAAGCGATGCGACGATCCAGTGTTTGATCATGTAGTTCCTTTGCCACATGGTGACCTAGGTGGCTTTGCCAACGACTGGCAATGTTTTGCCGCTAGTCCATATAGGCAAACTATTAAATTAGAAGCTGATATGTTGGTGGCCACGCCTATAGACCATTGGTGGACCTTGTTTGAAAAACGTGATGTTGTGATTAGTCAAGGATGTAAAGATTTAACCAATCAGCCCAGTGATAATAGAACCTATCGTAAACTATTTGATGTCAATGCTTTACCAGATGTGTATAACGCTGTTACATATTGGAGACTCAGTGCCCGTGCCAAAGAGTTTTTTGATTTAGTAAGAAACATATTTGAAAATTGGAATCTGTTTAAAACCTTACTAAAATTTCCAGACGAGCAGGCAACAACAGATGTGGTCTATGCCATGGCTGCAACGATCATTGGCGTAGAAAACGTTACGCTACCCAAAGGAATGGGCCCCATGATTACTCATATGAAAAGATATATTATACCTACTCTAACAGAAGATTGGACTCAAGAACTAGTTTGGGAAGCAACTGATCCAGGGCTTAGGATACATACTGTAGCACAATCAGGATTTGTCCATTATTACATTAAGGATTGGAGGATAGCATGAGCCGAGACGAAGATAAAATCAAACATAGCAAACGGTTATTAAAAGATGAAAACGCTATAAAAAAACAAATTAAAATAGCCAAGGCACACGGACTCACAAAAAACGATCCTATAGTAGCAGAACCACACCGTCTGGCCAAACATCACGCAATGGATTGTGGTAATCCTGAATGTTACCTATGTGGAAACCCTCGTAAGACACATAAAGATAAGTTAACTATTCAAGAAAAACGTAACAATCAAAAGGTCGATGATGACAACCCCAATGACTGAAGAGGAATTTTTCAGTATATGGCAAAGCCAAGTGTCTGCTGTTCACGGTGCTCCGGAGTATCGATTATACTATGATGAAAACGGATTTCCGTTATTTTTCAGTATGGAGCAGTTGCCTGGTAATTACATAGTTGTTGATCAAGAAACATACCTTAACAGTCCTAAACACATCAGAGTATTGAATGGAAAATTGGTAGTATATCAAACCAATTTTGCCAAAAAAATAGTGCCTGTGGGATACGGACAGGCCTGCGATCCTAGGAATGTTTGTGTAGTAGTGGACACGGATCAGCCGCACACCAAATGGAGTTTAAAACATCAGGACCCACCACATGACCAAACAAATTGATATAGCAGATTTAGACTGCATTTACTTGACATATGACGAACCGCAAAAGGAAGAATTTTGGGTAAAGATACGCAATATGATTCCTTGGGCCAAACGAGTAGACGGAGTTAAAGGGTCGGACGCCGCACACAAGGCCGCAGCTGCTGCCAGTGACACTGAACGCTTTATCCTAATCGACGGCGACAATATGCCAGATGCAAAATTCTTTAACCTCACAATGCAGTTTCCTGACAGTGAATGGGAAAATGCCGTATTCCGCTGGCGAGCACGTAATCATGTCAATGGCTTGATGTATGGCAACGGAGGACTTAGTAGCTGGACTCGTGCATTTGTAAACAATATGAAAACGCACGAAGCCACCAACGGCTCAGCAGAAACCGAAGTGGAGTTTTGTTTTGATCCCTTATATTGGCCCATGTATGACTGCTATTCAACCACATACCCCAATGGGTCAGCATTCCATGCCTGGCGTGCCGGATTCCGAGAAGGAGTCAAGATGTGTTTGAATCGTGGCACTAGACCCACTGTGAGTGAATTCCGTGACCGTGTGCATCAACGCAACCTTGATCACTTGACCATATGGCATAACGTTGGCCGCGATGTTGAACACGGTATCTGGGCCATAGCCGGCAGCCGTATGGGCACCTACATGACCATGATTACTCCCACATGGGATCATCGTGTGGTGCAAGACTTTGCTGAACTAGAACAACTCTGGAACACAGTAAAAGATTCAGATCCAGAGCTGTTAGCCGGCCGTGTTGCAGAAGACCTGATCGCACAATTAGACCTGCCCGTTAATATGATGCAAGAAAACGAAAGTGCATTTTTCAAACAACACTATCGTAGTAACTGGCACAATCGCGGAGTCATGACCCGCGAAATGGATGTAATCAGACAGCAAGAAGGTTGGTAATGTTTTACAGTTTTCCTGGAAGTATTGTATTATCTTATCTCGGAGGAACATTCGGAAACGCTTTAGCGTCAGCGATTGAGTCGTCGAGGACCGGTCGTGTCAAATTGCCAAAAAACAATACGTTTCATGTGGTCAATTGGCCACTGGAGAGTATCGATTGCACAATAACTAAAAATAATCCCATTAAGTTCACAAAAGAAATAACGCCAAGCGACATTATACAATTGCATTGTTTAAACTCGGAATTAATCTCATATAAATTTCCTGATAGTCAATGTATCATGTTAGATTGTAATCCTGCCGATGAATATTATGGAATACAAAGACAATGGTTAGTAAATAATACAAACACAACAGAAATTTCAATTGCTAGTATTTTATCGGCATGGGATTGGATTGATTATAACCTAAACTATTATACTGAGTCTGGTAGAAATAATCAGCACTGTAATGTATTGTGTTTAGATTTTAAGTCTGTAATTGACAATTTTAAATTAATCGAAGATTATCTAAAAATAAAATTTTTACAAGAAGCTAAAGAAGTGTATACAATTCATTATCAAAAACACATGCAAAACTTTTATATTAAAAATGCCAACTTTGAGTTTGCCTGGAACATGTTCAACGACGTTGGTCCGAATGCTCCTATTGTCGACTTGGCAAGTGAGTTTGTGTCGTGACCTGGACTTGTGCGGCAATTGATCACGGAGTAACCGTTTTCCCCAATGGGAAAATTGGTCCTTGTTGTCAAATTGACAGCAGTTACTCCAAGCCCATATCTGAATTATCAAATCCAAACAGATTCGTAGATTTAAAAACTCAAGACTGCCCACCAGACCACCCGTGTAATAAATGTGCAGTGGCAGAATACCATGGATTATCCAGCTATAGAAATGGATTTAATAAAAAAGTAACAGCAGCTCCGGGCTTACAATTTGTTGACATTAGGAATACCAATCTTTGCAATTTAAAATGTAGGTATTGCGGGCCACATTTTAGCAGCCAATGGGCTGAAGAGCTTGGTAGATTTCCTATTATAGAAAATCAAGATCTGGCCAATTACAAAGACATACTATTCACTGGCTCCTTGCAATGGATGTATTTTACCGGCGGCGAACCATTGATCAATAGCGAACACTGGGCATTGCTCGACGAACTGGTTGACAGCGGACAAGCCAGCAAGATAGAACTAATGTATAACACCAATCTAACTACAATAAAATATAAAGATAAAAATATCATTGATCTCTGGAAAAAATTTAAACAAGTTAATATACAGTGCAGTATAGATGCTGTTGGCGAGCCATTGGAATATATTCGATCTGGAACCAATTGGGAGAAAATAAACTCAAATTTACAAAAGTTATTGACAATCACACACGACTCAAATATTAACGTTACTCTCAGTCCGGTATTAAGTATTTTAAATATTTGGTTTATCAACGACTTGTACGATTATGCCAAATTAAATAATATCTCTATCAATTTGATTATACTGACAGGGCCAGATTATCTGGCGTTGGATGTAATACCTGAATCATTGAAATCATTGGCCTTGGATAAAGTTGATCAACTTGAACACAATCATAACATTGACAATAATACAATATTGCACATCAGAAATTTGATTAGCAACAATATTAATCAAGTTTTGTTTCAACAGACCATTGCACACATATTGCTGTTGGATAATTTACGAGGCGAAAAATTATTTAAATTATTGCCGTTTAAATCTTTTGCCATTGACAACATTTTACGAAATCACGAATATGAATAACAAAGGCGATGAAGTTGCAATCGACTTTAAATCAAAGTTCCTAGGCGATGCAGAGTTCATGAAGGCAAATCTTGGTACTGCACTTTGCTTGGCCAAGTGGAAACAAGTTAGTCTACACTTGCCTACAGGACTGAACAACAGTTGTTACCATCCGCCCTTACATGCAATACCAGCAGAACTATTAACGGACAATCCGTCAGCATTACATAATACTCCTTACAAGAAAGAACAACGTAAGATTATGTTAAAGCAAGAACGTCCTAGCGAGTGTAGCTATTGCTGGACCATGGAAGACAATAATAAGTTAAGCGACCGTCACTATCGTTCGGGCGAACCTTGGGCCGCCAAAGACTTTGATGTTGTAGTAAATTCAAATGGAGATGAAGATGTTATTCCTAGCTATGTTGAAGTTAATTTTAATCACGCTTGTAATCTTGTGTGTTCCTACTGTAGTCCGCAATTTAGTAGCAGTTGGCAAGCGGAAACCGAGAGATTTGGAGCTTACCCTACCTCATCTCCTCATAACGATCCTAGTCATTTTGTTGGCCGTAATAGGCCTATACCAGTTCGTGAAGACAACCCTTATGTAGATGCTTTCTGGGAGTGGTGGCCAACCCTGTATCTAGAACTACAACACTTCCGCATGACCGGCGGTGAGCCCTTGTTAGACAAGAACACCTATCGTGTATTTGACTATGTGTTGGCCAATCCCAAACCCGACTTACATCTAAATGTAACGTCAAACTTCAGTGTAGATGAAAAAAGTTGGCAGAAGTATAAGGGCTATGTTAAAGAATTATGTGAAGGCGAAAAGATTGAACACTTCATGCAATTTGTTAGTTTAGATTCGTGGATGGAACAGGCTGAATACATCAGACATGGGTTAGATTTTGGTTTACTGTGGGATCGTGTTAATCAATTTCTAACAGATATTCCTGGACGTAATTCAATTACCTTTATTGTTACCATGAATAATCTCAGTGTAACAGGGCTAGGCAAACTGTTCAGTGGTATCTTGGGACTTAGAAAAATCTACAGCACGACATATCAACGCATATGGTTTGATACTCCGGTATTGCGTCAACCCACATGGCAAAGCCTACAACTATTGCCAGAAAGTTATGTAGACCAACTCGAACTGGTCTGGGCATTCATGATGAAGAACATTGAAACAGAAGAGACAAGATTTCAAGGTTTTAAGGATTATGAAATTGCCAGACTGGATAGAGACATTGCATGGATGCGCGACGGGCAACGGTTGGATCCTGCACATATCAATCGTAACAAAGCAGACTTTTATCGCTTCTTTGCTGAAGCGGATCGTAGACACGGAACTGATTTTTTAAAGACATTTCCTGAGATGACAGCTTGGTGGGCAGAATGTCGCTATTGGAGCCAGCAATGAAAATATTAGTTACTGGTGGTAGCGGGTTTATTGGAAGTCATTTATGCCGTGAACTATTAGCAATGGACCATACTGTTTATTGTTTAGATAATTTACTATCAAGCAGTCTTGACAATATTAAATTACTGCGCGACCATCCTAGATTTGATTTCATTAAACACGATGTAAAAGAACCCATAACACTTGCTGTAGATCAAATTTATAATTTGGCCTGCCCGGCAAGCCCAAAGTGGTATCAAAAAGATCCAGTTAATACAATCCAGACGTGTGTGTTAGGTGCAATTAATATGTTAAAATTGGCACACAACACCGGAGCTCGCATATTACAAACCAGCACCTCCGAAGTTTATGGAGATCCACTGGTATCGCCCCAAACAGAGGATTATTGGGGAAATGTAAATCCTTTAGGAATAAGGAGCTGTTATGACGAGGGCAAACGTTGTGCTGAAAGTCTTTTTATAAACTATCACAAAGAACACCACGTTGATATTAAAATTGCTAGGATATTCAATACATTTGGTCCACACTTGTCAAAGAATGATGGCCGAGTAATTAGTAATTTTATTATGCAAGCATTGACCAATCAGGACTTAACTGTTTATGGCAAAGGATTGCAAACTCGTTCATTTTGCTATGTGTCTGACACTGTGAGAGGACTAATAGCTCTAATGAACTCAGGAGAAATAGGTCCGGTCAATATTGGCAACCCTAGTGAATACACAATGATTGATATGGCTAAAAAAATAATCAAGTTAACAGAATCCTTGAGTAGCATAATACATTTGCCGCCTATCGCAGATGATCCTAAACAACGCCGGCCAGACATTAATTTAGCCAACACTTTATTGGGTTGGCGCCCAGAGATTGATCTCGACCAAGGGCTACTCAAAACCATTAATTATTTCAAAGAACAATTATAAATGCTAGGAAATCATAAACTTATATTAGACACACACAGCGAAGTATATAGAGAATTATTACCTTGGGCCGACGGTGAGTTTTGGGATATCAAGCAACATAAAATAGTTCCAGGTGCTGTGTATGTCATGTGCAGAGAACAGGTCAATAACTATAATTATGAAATACAAGAGCTAGCTCGCACAGGACAAGTGACAGTGATATTAGACAATGCTGCAGAAGGAAGTGAAACACTGGTCACTTGGTGCTTTGTCAAAGGACTAATCAATCTGATTGAAGAAGGTCGAATACTGTTAATCGGTGGCGGCGCCATGGATCCTGAAAAATGGCCCTACATGAGTTATGAATATTTTTTACCTAAGATATTTGACTTTGACGAAAATGTTGAGGCAGGCAACCGTATAGATGAATATTTTGCAATTACCAATAAGCCATACAAGTTCTTGTTTCTAAATGGCCGTATGCGTAGCCATAGAAAATATCTGTTGGAAAGATTCCAAGTAAACAACTTGTTAGACCAAAGTCTATGGACAAACCTTGACACTGATCTTAGATTAGTAACAACTTTGCCGCAGGCACGTTGGCAGAATTTTAACAACATGAACGTGATCAAATTGACGTTTGACCAAGATGGTACAGATCGCATGGAACGGCCAATTGATCTACACTTGTTACCCAAACAGTATGAAACACCTGCATTTAGAAACAACATAGATCATTTGCCCTCTGCTGGTACTGTTAAATTTAACTTGTTTAACAATACTTGGGGCGATGCTGTAGTTGATGGCTCGGCATATAGAGATACTTACTTTAGTCTGGTAACCGAAACAGTGTTCAATTACCCATACAGTTTTAGAACAGAAAAGATTTGGAAACCCATTGCTGTAGGACATCCATTTATAGCTGTGGCCAATCGTGGTTTTTATCGAGATATACAGAATCTAGGATTTCGAACATTTGGTCATGTGGTAGACGAATCGTTTGATCTAATAGATAGTAGTCAAGATCGAATTGAACGTATAGCCAAAGTGGTTGAAGACTTGTGTCAACAAGACCTTGCAAGTTTCTACAAAGAGTGTTATAATGTATGTAAATACAACCAAGCATTGTATACCGAAATGCGGCACCAAGTTCCTAGAGAGTTACCCAATCAGTTCCACAAATTTATCAATCAATATATCAAATGAACGACTTTAAGATAACACTTACCAACCACGAGTTTGAAATTCCAGGCAACTGGAGTATAGTGTTAATGGCCAATTACCGAACTGGCAGCACCGCCTTTGGAAACCTGTTGAGTAAAATTACTGGATTGCCTTTTTTAGGAGAAGTGTTTCATTACAATCACTCGTCAAGGCCGCATGTATATGATTCTGCTCAGCAGAGCATAGTAAAAATTATGCCAAATCATATGCCTCCAGAAGACCAATGGGATTCTTTGTTTAATAACTCTTATATAATTGGATTGTATCGAGAAGATATTGCGGCTCAAGCATTGAGTTACGCTATATCGTATCGTTTAGGAAAATGGCAGCAGGATAGAAATGCCGATTCTGTATTCGCCAGCCGTGATTTTGCGTTGCAGTTGACCAATGGGCAATTATTACCATTTGTTCAAACTGTGCGCGAAACTCTGGCTGTGTGGAATGACTGCAAAGAATATTTTGACACTACCTTGTCTTACGAAAAAATTGAACCAGATTTAAGTGGATCTGATATTGATCGCTTTCCTAAAATTACAGCATACGATGAAGTATTATCTCGTCTAAGGGAAATAATATGAATAGTTTAGAGTTTAAACAAAATTTTCCTAAAACAAAAAAAGTTTTGGTCAACGGTTGTAGTTTTACTGCCTCAGAGGGCAATGCACAATCCAGTCATAAAAATTGGCCTGAACATTTACCTTCCGATTGGAAAGTAACAAACATAGCCAGTTTTGCTGCAGGTAACCAGTGGATATGTGATTCAACCATAGTAAACACCATAAAGTTTGATTATGATTTGGTGTTGATCATGTGGAGTGGCTTGACCAGGATTGATATGGCAATCAATGAGATGACCTGGGGACAATTTTGGAAGTTTAAAAATCGTAATGAATTAGACGTGTATTATGGACACTGCGGTATTGGAGATAATCCTAAATTTCCAATGTCGGACATAGCCAAACCGATTATAAAATTTGGTGGAATAAGAGAGCTGGTGTTTCAGTCGCTGTTGAACATGTTGAAACTACAGTCATGGTTGGAATCAAAAAATATCAATTATAGATTTATGAGTTTTATGAACTATTGGAACGATAGTTATTTTGAAAATGGATTTGAATATCCAAGTGTTAAAAATTTAGAATTAGATGTATTGATAGATAAAATTAATTTTGACAAATTTACATTCACTGACGCTGCAAAAAATGGAATTTTTGAACTTGCAAAAGATCGAAATTTATACAGGAGCGACAATATACACCCTGATGCTCGAGCAGGAAAATTATGGGCAGATATTGTTGTTAAAGAAATAGAAAATACTGAGACTTACGCACAATGAATGATCTAGAGTTTCGTCAACAAGTTCTTGACACTAAAAGTGCCAGCTTTTGCGCGGCCAAATGGTACAACGCTACTATATGGTTGGGCTCAGGACAGAGTACCAGTTGTCATCACCCTCCAGCACACGCAATAGATCGAGAAGCATTAAAAACAAATCCTCGAGCCATACACAATACTCCAACTAAAAAATTGGATCGTGCTATGATGCAGGCTGGTAATCGTCCCGCAGGTTGTGAATACTGTTGGAAGATTGAAGACATGGGCGTAGATGCCGTCAGCGACCGTGTATACAAAAGTAAAATTTATCCATTGGAGTCATTAAATGAAGCATACAACACACCCAGTCAAGAAGATGTCAATCTTCGAACGCTTGAAATCGCATTCGACCGCACTTGCCAATTTGCTTGTAGCTATTGTAACCCTGCTTTCAGCAGCACATGGGTTAACGATATCAAGCGAAACGGCCCTTATGAGCGCCTGGTGTCTGATGGGCGTAACCACTTTACTCACAGCCACGATAGTGCTCAACTATACCGGTTTGGTGAGACAAATCCGTATGTTGAAGCGTTCTTTAAGTGGTGGGAATCCGACCTCCATCAAACACTCCAAGAGCTAAGAATCACCGGCGGTGAGCCACTCATGTCGGGCGAGACTTGGAAACTGCTGGATTGGTTTAAAAACAATCAAGGCAAGAGCACAACACGCCTGGCTATCAACAGCAACTTAGGTGTAGACGTAGATGTAGACCGCTTGTTAGACAGCATCACGGGTTTAGAAGTAGATATCTATACATCCATGGAAGCTGTTGACGATCAAGCCGAGTATATTCGAGATGGGCTGGACTACCCTGCTTGGTTACAGAACGTAGAGAAATTACTCGAGTCTGACTGTATTCGTGCGGTGCATTGTATGTGTACCATCAATGCACTGTGTCTCAACAGTCTAGATACCCTGTTAGACAAACTGGTTGAACTGAAGAAAATGTACGGACGCGAGCGTGTGAGTTTTACTCTTAATATTCTGCGTTTCCCTAGTTTTCAAAGCCCATTGGTTCTACCAGAACACCTGTTGCTGTATTATCGCAATCGATTGATCATGTGGGTAACCCAACACCAGGATCAATTATATATGCACGAACATGAAATCAATCATCTCAGCAGACTGATTGAGTATTTGGATCGTGTTAAAACCCCGCACAGCGACACATTTGAAATGCCCAAACTACACAACGACTTTAAACAGTTTCATCAACAATACGATCAACGACGTGGTAAAAATTTTGTTGAAACCTTTCCTGTATTAAAAACCTGGTATGATACACTATGACTGATAAAATTATAGGCAAATACAATTGGAAAGATCGCATACCTAATTATATCAAATTAGAAGAGCTAACTGAAGAACAACGTTACCGGTTAATGGAGTCTGAAAACTTCTGTATGTTACCTTGGATACATTTACATGCTTGGCCGGATGGTAGGGCTTATCCGTGCTGTTTGGGTCGAGCTAAACATCCGGTGGGTAACTTTAAAGAAAAGAGTATGCGTGAAATATGGAATGATGATCCTATGCGGTTGATGCGTCAAAACATGCTGGAGGACAAACCTTGCTTAGAGTGTGGAGACTGTTACGAACAAGAAGCCGCTGGCTTTACCAGTATGCGCAACAACAGCAACAAGAGTTTCGGTCACCATGTTGCAGAAATTAACAATACTTTGCCTGATGGTAGTTTGCCCGATATGCGGTTACACTATTGGGATGTGCGCTTCAGTAATATATGCAATCTCAAATGTCGCAGTTGTGGCAGCATATTCTCAAGCCGGTGGTACGACGATGATGTTCGACTGTGGGGTAAGGAACTGCGCCCACGTGTGCAATTTGCTGGGCGTCACGAAGAAGATGTTTGGGAACAAATGCAAGAGCATGTGCCACATCTGGATCAAATATACTTTGCCGGCGGCGAACCCTTGATCATGGAAGAACACAATCGCATACTTAAATTGCTGATTAAAAAAGGCAACACTCGTGTGCGTTTGGTCTACAACACCAATTTGACTGAACTTAAATTTAAAAAACAAAATGTGTTGGACTTGTGGAAGCATTTTCCTACTATCTGTGTAGCAGCCAGTTTGGATGACATGGGCGACCGTGCAGCTATTATACGCTCGGGCACTGATTGGGCGCAGGTAGAACAAAACATACGAGACCTCAAACGCGAATGCCCGCACATTGACTTTATGATTAGTCCCACACTCAGCATAATGAACATTTGGAATTTTACACGATTCCATCGTTACATGGTGGAGTCTGGCTTTATTCAGGCCAAAGATTTTAATCTAAACATCTTGCAAGGACCAGATAATTATAGAATTGATCTGTTGCCTATGCCTATTAAATTGCAATTTAAACAGGAGTTTGAACAGCATATTGCGTGGTTACAAGACAAAGATCCTATACACCGAGCTATCGGCGGTTTTGAAGGTGCAATTGCCTTTATGATGGCCACAGACAACAGTCATTTGTTGCCGCGCTTTTGGGAAACTGTCAATGATTTAGATTGGAGCCGCTCAGAAAGTTTATTGAGTGTAGTTCCAGAACTGGCAGCCATTGCGGAATATCGACCCCGAGACACAAGGATACCGCTTAGATGAAAATACCACACGATAAATTTTGCGTATTACCTTGGGTCAGTTTAGAAGCCAGTCCTATTGGTACTGTGCGTCCTTGTTGTTTAGCCGACGATGAATTGGTAGATGATGCTGGCGACAAGTTTAATTTGGCCACTGCTGATTTTAAAGCAATACAAAACAGTGCCAACATGCGAGCACTGCGTCAGGAATTTGTTGATGGCAAACAACCCAACACATGTCGCAAGTGTTGGAAGGAAGAACGTGCTGGCCGCACCAGCAAACGTATGCACACATTAGATCGTCTTAAACACATGTTGCCCGATCAAGATTGGACTGCGGATGCAAAACCCTTGATGTTTGTTGATCTTAAATTGGGTAATATTTGCAATCTTAAATGTCGCATCTGCGGCTCGTGGAGTTCCAGCACGTATGCTGCTGAAGAACTACAGCATCTAATGCGTAATGAAGATAGAAAAGATAATCATCATTATCATATGCTGCGTCAAGGCGCTTGGCCCAGAGAAAATCAAAAGTTTTGGAACGAAATAGCCGGCATATCGGATCAAATACAGTATATAGAGTTTACCGGCGGCGAACCTTTTATGATCCAAGAGCATTTTAACATGTTACAAGGCCTGGTTGATCGTGGATTGGCTGGCAATATAGAAATACATTACAACACCAACGGTACTCAGTGGCCCGACAACGCCGAAGAGATTTGGCGGCATTTTAAGATAGTAGAAATAGCATTCAGTATCGACGATGTAGGTGAACGCTTTGAATATCAAAGATCAAATGCAGTATGGATCGAAGTGGTCAACAACGTTGCTCGGTTCCGTGAGCTACGTGGCCAACACAAGAATATTCGTTTACAAATTTGTTGCACTATAAATGTGTTTAACGTTTACTATTTAGAAACTGTAGCACTGTGGATTTTAGAACAACAGATGGATTTTATCTACTGGAATATGATGCACGATGCATACTTCTTTAGTATCAGTAGCCTGCCAGAACATGCTAAACAAGTGATTACCGAACGACTTCTTGCAGCTGATGTTCCAAACCACGTTCAAGAAGAATTTCGACGTGTGGCAGATTTTATGAATCGTGGAGCCAGTCTAGATGGCGAACAATTACGTAGAGAAGTTGGCAACTTAGATCGTAGACGCAGCCAAAACTTGGTCGCAGTTCAGCCCGAGTTTGCTAAATTGATTGGTTATATCAGCCCAGAGAACCCACACGGGCAATGACAATGAATCGTGTAAAACTAGTCACGCATCCATCGTTTCGGCGCTCGATATGGCCAAACTACATACAACCGTTGTTTGAAACGTATTTTCAGACTTGTAGATTCAATGGCGTAGAAGATCTAAATGACATTTACGTAATCGATGTTGTGGATTTAAACAACACAACTATTCGGCAATGGGCACAACAATTATCTAAATCTGGACACCGGGTAGTGATCAATAATCTTTGGGAAAGAGTGGATACTGATTACGACTGGGCCTATTGCTTGTTAAACACCAACTGGTTTTGGTATAATGAGTCGTTGTGGTACGACCAACTGGGCTATCGAAACTACCAACCCGATAGAACATATCAACACCTGGCATTTATGCCTATTAACAGACCCAATGACTGTAGAGATCGAGTGATCGAACAGATGACACCTGACCTACACAGTATTCTCTACAGTTACCGAAACAAGATATTGCCCAATGATCTTCCACGCAATCATATACATTGGCAAAGATATTTTTGTCCAGACTGGTACAACTCAACTTATTTTAGTCTAGTGGTCGAAACAACAGAAGAATTGCCGGCCAGCGGCATACCATTTGTAACTGAAAAGTCATTTAAACCCATGGCCTTTCAACACCCATTTCAGATACAAGGTGCACCTGGTACCTTGCAGTATATACAAGCGCAGGGATTCGTAACTTACAATAACATGTTTGATGAATCGTATGACCTATTGGCCGGTGCCGATCGTTTACTAAAGATACAACAGAATTTGCGTGAGTTTGCACAAGAACCGTATACAGCTGAAACTTTGGAACGTATTGAACACAATCGTGCTAGATTTTTTGACAGCACATTAGTTTGTCAACGCATACAAGAAGAAATTATCAACCCTTTATTAGCGTATGCAGAAACCAGATAACCTATGCATGGCGCCATGGACGCATACCTATCTCTCCCCACAGACCGAGCGTAGAATGTGCTGTGCTAGCCGTGAGCCTGCACAAAGTTTTGAACAGTATATAGATACCAGTTCCGGAACTGGTAAGTATAATCCAGTTTCGCTGGACCAACATTGGAACAGTGAACACATGAAAAGTGTTCGACGTAGAATGATGGCTGGAGAAACATTACCAGAATGTGACGTATGTAACAACAAGCTGTTGAACACAGATGTTTACCGTAGTTACTTTAATCGACTATTTGCACACAAGTATGCGGATGCAATGGCAAATACTGCAGCAGATGGCTCAACTACTGTCAAGCCAGTTAGTTGGGATTATCGCTTTAGTAATTTATGTAACTTTAAATGTCGCACCTGCGGGGATATGCTGAGTAGTAGTTGGGAATCAGAGCAACGTGCCAACAACATGATCAACTGGGCTAATCCCAAAAACAACTGGATGCGACCTGCAGTCCGAGAAGAAATAAGTCAGTTCCAAGACACACAAATTGAAGCAGAATTTGCCCAAGCAGTGGCAGAACATCGCGTAGAAGAAATATACTGGGTAGGTGGAGAGCCGCTAATGTTTGAACAGCATTGGCGCTACATGAAACAAATAGTAGATCAAGGTGATGGTCGGCGTGTCTATGCAAGATACAATACTAATCTCAGCAGGGTTGATTATCGAGGTGTTAATCTTTATCGTGACATCTTGGCGCATTTGCGGGACTGGCAAGTTTGTGCCAGTCTGGATGGCACAGGCGCTGTAGGCGAGTATATTCGAACTGGGCTCAACTACCAACAATGGCAAGAGAATTTCCGTCAAGGTGTAGCTGTTGCCACCAATCGTAGACAAATGCGTATAGACTTTACACTTACGTTGCCTGGACTATTTGAAGTGGCCAACATACAAGCATTGGCTCACGAGCTTGGTGTAGACGTATTGGCCAAAGTTGTATTTGGGTTTACTCCGGACATTATAATGAGTCCGTTGGCCCTGCCTAGACAATTGCTAGATAAAAAGGTCGATGCTCTGGTAGCCAACTTAAATACAGGTGCGCTCAGAGATATACTGTTACAGTTAAAGAATCGTCCGACGTTTGCAGAACAGTGGCCTGAGGAATATCCGGCGGGGTTAGTCAAAGGAAAAGAACGTGTGTTGCGACTAGAACAGGTGCGTGGTGATACTTATACTCTCAAAGACATACTGAGTGCAGACAACGAACTATTGGAATGGTATGAATCGATTGTTACTTGATGTAGTAGAAATAGACCTAGAAGATCTAACGGTATACGTAGATGTATACGACTCCAGTTTAAGTCGCAAATGGTTGGCCAGCCTAAACACGCTTGTTGCCAACAACTATCACTTGGAAAAGAACTACTGTTTTTTTGGGTTTGCTGACAGTGTTCGTAACGGTAATTATTTAATAGATCAAATTAATGCCAGTATTTTGGCTATTAATGCTGAAAACATAGGATATCAAATTGATGATCACTTTACACTAGACTCAGTGTTAGATAATAATCGCAAAATTGTTCACGACCGTTTTAATCGACTACACAGTTATTTCGAAGACCTTCAAGGCGTCAGCGGAAAAATGAGCCCATTTTATACAAAGGCCAACAGTGAAACACGCTGGCATATCAGGCAACTAAATGGACTGTGTCATGAGTTTGAAAGTTGGGCCCAGAGTTGGAATAAAAAACACACCGCACCAGAATGGATGCGACCTAGTCAACTCATGTGCTGGTTAAACAGTCCACGCTTTGTGTTAGACGACGATGATTATGAACTGTTTGGCATAGAAAGTATCAACCGACCAACCGGCGGGGTATTTGTAGGAGTCAACAAAGCAGTGGGCAAACATCATTGGGAAGTATTTGTCGACGAAGCTCATTACAACCCTGAGCATCGCACAGACTCATTGACTACATCAACCTTAAAACCACAAACAGAAGCTGCTGGGGACTTTGATATAGAATGGGCGCAAAATCCAGCTGGTGCGCCGTGGCAAACTCGTAACTTGACCAATTTTAGAACTTGGTTAATCAACAATGGGTTTGATCCAGAGGACAAGTCTCTTACTATTGGACATCCACAAGTAGGTCAAGTTAAATTGCTCAAAAGTTTTGGCACAGAAGATTATCATGACATATGGACCCAGTTAAATACACGACTCAATGTAACAGCAATTCGCACCAGCGATGCAGAAGTTACATATCCATATCGTTGGAACGATTCAGACTATATGGCGCAACAAATAGCAGTATTACAACAAGGAAACTGACATGAACTGGATCAAAAACTTATACAATCGAATTCGTCTAGAAATACGCTATCGTAAAAAGCTAAAAGAACTACGTAAACGAGATCCATTTATCTACAAATGAATATCCTAGGTATTAGTGCCGGCTTTCATGACGCCGCGGCCACAGTGATCGATCCTCGCGGCGAGATATTGTTCGCCGGCCATTCAGAACGTTATAGTAAACGGAAAAATGACGCTGACTTTTGTCAGGGTTTGCTAGACGAAGTTGCAGAGTATGGTCCTGAGATTGTGGCCTATTATGAACGTCCTTGGAACAAACAATTTAGACAATGGTACGCAGGTCAAGGCATTGAATGGTCAAAACTTACTACCCGGCAAATACTGCACAAGCAACTGGGAGGACAGATTGAACCCACAAAGGTGCATAGTTTTAATCATCATTTGAGCCACGCTGCCGCAGGCTTTCAAACAAGCCCGTTTGATCATGCCACAGTGGTAGTAATAGATGCAATAGGCGAATGGGACACAATATCAATATGGGGTGCAGAATATGATCGAAAAGGCGTGGCTCGGTATAAAAGATTATGGAGACAGGTTTATCCGCACAGCATAGGGTTGTTCTACAGTGCTGTCACAGAACGAGTTGGCCTACATCCCTTAGACGAAGAATACATTACCATGGGCATGGCTGCTTGGGGTCGCAACACATGGTATCACGACATGCGCAAGCATGTGATTGCCAACGATCGTGATATAAGACTAAAGCAAAACTTCCACACAGGTATGAGTGCAGATTTTCTAAAGGGTTCTAGTAATGAAAACATTGCAGCTGCTGGACAATTAGTAGCAGAGGATCTTATAAAGCAGGTGATGATTCGTGCTAGAAACTTTGAATTTAGTCATAATCTGGTATATATGGGTGGGGTGGCTTTAAATTGCACAGCCAACCGTATGTTAGGAGATTACTTTGACAAAATCTGGATTATGCCTTGCCCCGGTGACGCTGGTAGCAGTCTCGGTGCTGCCGCTTTGGCTTTTGGGCGTAGAATTAACTGGCACAACAGTTATCTCGGCCATTGCATTCCAGGTGTTTATCCTGTTAATGAGTTGTTGGACCGGCTTCTTAGTGACAAAATTGTCGGAGTGGCATCAGGAAGAGCCGAGTTCGGCCCCCGCGCACTTGGAAACCGTAGCCTCCTTGCAGACCCTAGAGGCTGCGAGATCAAGGAGAAAGTGAATGCGATCAAACGTAGACAACAGTTTAGGCCGTTTGCCCCGGTCATATTGGCTGAGGTGGCTAATGACTATTTTGATATGCCAGTGGGTTGGCATCATAGTCCTTATATGCAGTCAGTCGCTAAGTGTCGCCAGCCTGACCTTACTCCTGCTATATGTCATGTTGATGGCACCAGTCGAGTGCAAACTGTGGCGAAAGACGGTTCGGGCATAAGAGAATTGTTAGAAAAATGGTATGTGTTAACAGGGTGCCCTATGTTGCTCAACACCAGTTTGAACATACGTGGTGAGCCCATGGTCAATGATAGAGCAGATGCTGATCGTTTTGAACAGTTATATGGCGTTAAAGTTTGTAGTTAAACCAAGGTGCCCATTCCGGAACCACTTTGCAAAGTGGTCGTTTACTGACTGAGTCTTCTGTTCGAATATGCTCGATAAACTTTGCTAATGCCGCAGGTTTAAACTCAATGCTTTCTACAGTGCTAATCAGTCTATCTATAGTCTGCACATAATGGCCCTTTTCATGATTACTATATTCCGGCATTGCCCAATGCTCGTACCGTTTCCTGCCGGCATGTAATCTTTCTAATGCCACAGCTTTTAATTCAGGTGGCAAGGCACAGATGCCCAAATGTTCTTGGAACACATGACTGATACTGGTATACTTTAAATTGTTGCTATAGCACCAATCAACAAAGTCCATGGCACCGAGTATATTAACAGCAGTGACCACATGATTAACTACCTCGTGGACAGGACTTGCTTGTATCTTTGCTACATTCTCTACAATAGAGTCCCATCGTGCTCCGCGGCGTTGATATTCTATCACTGCACCTACACCATCAATACTTACGGTATACAATACTCGTTTAAACTGTTTGAACTTTTCAACTAATCGGTCAGGAAAGTCACTTGCATTAGTTAAGATAGTTATAATCATGTCCTTGGCTAAATCGTGTTCAATTACATAATCAATTAAGCGATTGACTTCGGGCTGTAGGATAGTTTCACCGCCGGTAAAGCCCAGGATCTTTACGTCTTTAATTATATCAAAAAAGTCATGATCAACTGAGTTGATTTCATACTTTATTTTTCTTCCTTGTTGAAGGTCAAATGTATATCGTTGACTACTGGCGCCTGAATAACACATCACACAAGCATAATTACAGTAGTTACTGGGCATGTAGTCCAATGCATATATGCTGTTGGCCGTTAACTCTGCGTCAACTATACGTTGAACTTCTTCCAGTATATCTATATCTAAATGCTCAAACAGATATGCGTTATTGAGTTGTCTGGGACTACTTGCTCCTACTCGTTCTGCGTTGATACATGTGCCACATGACATAGGCATACGGCCATCTAAAAAAGATTGACGTAGGTCTTTCCAAACCCGAGTATTTCTTGTCGCAGTAATGTTCGAATCTTGAACGTTCCATTCAGGACCAGCCTGTATAACACTACAAGGACGCACAAAGTTTGCAACAGTTTGGTCTGGATCGACTACTCCGCAGGTAGAATAAAAGCTATTGACAAATGGAGCAAGACACATCTTTTCTCCATATGTCGCATATAACTTGTCGACGGTCATAGATAAGTTTCTAATCCGCCTCTGCGTCGCAGGTCTTGTGTGCAACAACTGATACCACCATCCCAAAAGTAACTGTGTCGTAGTTCACTTATGATAGGATTGATTCGGTGCTTTTTACAAAAATCAAACACGGGTTTATTATACGCACTGAAGATAACATTTTCTTCATCCAGTACCAAACAGTTGACATCAAACACTGTTTCGGCTACAAACCCTGTCCATTTGTTCAAGTAGGTATCTACAAAACTGGTAAACTCTGCTGTAGGAGTTTGTCCCTGAACATACCAAGCGCCAGGATTGGCAGTGTATTTAAATTTGCCCACTTCCATTGCAGCCCAGATGCTTGAATCCCAAACTTTACAAACTTCCCAACCCGGAAAGTCCTCGGCTAAGTGTAAATGCATGTCGTGTTTGCTGCTTAATATAACTCCGGGCTTAAGGATAGCAAATACAGCATCACCGTGACCATCTGTCACAGCTTCGTGTATGCGATAGTCTGGTCCTAATACGTTATCTACGATCCAGCGTGTTTGCTCGGGTCGCAAGTAATCACTGTTGTCAAAGAACACATCACGTCCTACACGCACAATACAACTGGCACTGGCGCCGTTTAAGATACAGTCTGAATCATAATTGTTTTTGTGCGGGTTAACAACTTGGTCTGAGTATTTGTCGCAAATTTCGTCTAGTTCCTGCATTTCAAGGACACGCAATAATTTTTGTCCTAAACTAATTTGCCAATCTCTTGGAGTCAGCGGCGGCAACGGTGCACCGTCGTCGGTAATCTGTAGGCGTTCAAAATTTTGTTTGGACATCAGTGTAGGTCTAAGGACCTTTGCACCGTATTGTTCTATAGTGCGTTGGAGGTTGTTAAGATCTTCATCAGTCTCGGCTAATATTTGTTGTAACTGATTACGCACTTGTGCGTTGTCAATAAAATCAAAATAGTCTGGAGTATAGGCTCGTCCTACTATGACTTCTTCAAGTGGTTGCCAACTGGTATAACTGCTGATCATTGTGGTCCTTTTTGTATGGTAAATTTTGTTAACATTTGATTTAATTCCGTCCATAATCGATTAGCAAATGCACCTGAATAAAAATGATTATAATTATGCTCAACTATGGGCAAACAGGCCTGATGTATTCGTTGTCTTTCTGCCAGAGACAAATTATTTAAGTCTTTTAGTAACTGTGTAACTTTTTCAATGCGGCGAATATCATCAGTTTCGATGTCATAGCTTTCATCAAATACATCTGCAAATGTTCGAAAGCCATATTCTCTAAGATAACTCAAACTCTCTGCCGGAGCTACCAACACAAACGGCATTTCCAACGCTATGGCCTTGAATGTCTTTTCAGTCAAATGAGTCCTACGCCCAAAGTAAACAGTTTCGGTTGGCACATATACTAAACTATCTTGAGCCTCAACAAAATTACCCAATTGATAACTGTGCATTTCCTGTTGAGCTTCTCCGGCAAATAGTCTAGGAAGTTCTGCACGATCAAACACATCGGCAATGTCCTGGTATACATTCTTATATTTTTGTGCTATACTAGATATATCCACACGTTCGTATTGGCATATCCTGGGTGCGCTAATATGATTGTTTCCTAGTCCTTGTTTAAAGACATTGTATAAAAACAACACACGATGATCACGCTTGCCTGCCACAATACGATTGGGACTCATGAAAGTTCTAGTAGGCCGACGATCACGTGCTCTGGCAATTAAAAATGTTCGGTCATACCCGCGAAACCAATCCAAACATGCCCACCCGTGATAGAAATAATAATGCGGAGTCCACTCATATTTTTTACAAAGTTCTTCCACATACTCGCCGCGTTCGCTTACTACAATGTGCCCAAAAGGAGTTGGTTTATTTGGCCACCAAACATCGGTATTTCTCCTCATTACCTCATTGAATAATGACTCAAACGTATCCAAATGTATCGGTTCTTGATCATGCATAAACACATAGTCGTTTTCTACTATGCTGTCTGTGCCCAAGTTAAATAAAGCGTCTGGGCTGGTATTGCCAGGTGGATCACAAAAGAACAGTCTGGTTCCGGGCCGGTTGTCTCTAAACCAAGGCCAAAATGTATGGTTGTAAATTTCATCTATTCTAATCATGTTTGACGTATTTTATTCTGGAACAAAACCAAATCGATTTGCTCATGAGCAACAGGCTGATAGTATTGATCATGCTAGGGAGTTGAGTCGTACTAGGTATTTTTGGTGGACCAACTATTTAACTGACTATACAGAGTTTGATTTTTTATATGAGCCTGTGCCCTGGGAATCGCACCAACGTCATGCATGGCCTAGTCAGTGGCAAAAGGATGCAGAAACATATCTAGTTCCTAAATCGGGCTATACAGAAACTAACTACAGAAAAGACTCGATACTAAAACGACTGCCGGATTTATATTCGTGGAAAGTTCCTGACAACTTTGATACCGGCAGTTTTGATTGGTCGTGGCACCCGGACCCTACTGAACCCGGTTACATATACCAATTTGGCACACAGCATCAACGTACCGGTGGCCCACAGTATATTTTACCTGGAGCAACAGATTTAAAATTTTGCGATCAAGTCAAGGGCAGTGCTAAATCAAACGCAACGCCCATAGTTGAAATTAACCATATGGATGGCAATGCTGGCCAAGTGCCAGGTGTTGTTGCCACTGTGCGTTACTTTGACAACTACAAAGATATCCTAACTAGAATTGCCAATACTTCGGAACACGAGTATATTTGGATTGTAAGTAGCTGTTGTGATTATACCACGTTTGATTTTAGCTGGCATCCAGAGCTATGGCAAAATACCATGTTACATGTATTTGCCAGTTCTGGAGAAAAGTTTGGTGATACATTCTATATGCATGTGCCCAGCTTTAAACGTCGTATAGGACAATTTGAACTGTTGGATTGGTATGATGTAAACTTTGTTGGTCCTGGTGTGCCACGCAGACCCTTGCCCGTTATACAACATACATATGATACTCATGTGGCGGCAATTAAAACTATGGACTGGCCAGGTCCACTGGCAGTGTTCAGCACAGACGATAGCGTAGGGGAGATACCTACAGTTCCGCTATGGCGAGAAAAGACCAAGACCATTGTGCCTTTAAGCGCCGGTGCCAGCCGAGTCGTTGTGCCCAAGACAGCAGTTCCATATATAAAGACGCAGGCTTACGATTATCCCTACATAGATCGCACACAGCGTCATATGTCAACAGACGAGCCTTTAGATATTGTGTTTATCGACAACGGAGAACCACGAGCCGAGGTTAACTTTACACACCTTAACAGTGAGACCTACAATTTACTAAACAGGGTGCATCGCAGTAGCGGCGTCAACGGTCGTGTTGCTGCATACCAAGCAGCCGCAGAATTAAGTCAAACACCTTGGTTCTTTGCTGTGTTTGCTAAATTACGAGTAAATCCAACGTTTGATTGGGCATGGCAACCAGACCGACTACAGGAGCCCAAGCATTATATATTCCACGCATTTAATCCTACCAATGGTCTGACATACGGTCACCAGGCAATGATTGCTTATAATCGAGAATTGGTATTGAGCAATACTGGTGTAGGTCTAGACTTTACATTGGATAGCGCCCATGAAGTAGTTCCTGTATTAAGCGGCACAGCTGAATACGCCGATACACCATGGATGGCGTGGCGCACGGCGTTCCGTGAAGTGTTAAAGTTAAAAAGTAGCGATGACGTTGAAAGTCAATATAGACTCAATCGTTGGTGCACCAATGGTGAAGGAGCCAATGCTCAGTGGAGCAGTATAGGTGCCCAAGATGCTCTTGAGTATTATGATGCGGTTGGTGGAGATTTTGCCGAGCTTAAAAAGAGCTACGACTGGGCCTGGTTGGCTAGCTATGCTTTGCTGAAGCGCAATCTAACACAGCATCAATAACGTATTCAACTTCTAGATCCGTTAGCTCGGGATAGATAGGCAAACTCAATACTCTACGTGCCAGGGCACTGGCAGAACTCAACAGGTCGGGTCCGGGATAACGAGTATAAGCAGGCAACTCGTGCAAGGGCTCTTTGTAATGTACCTTTGTTTCGATACCTTTGATGGCTAGGTTACGTGCTACGATGTCACGATTGTCTACATCGATAACAAACTTGTGGTAGCAATGTGTTTCAAAATTGCTGTCATTGATTAGTGTTCTAATGCCGGACTTCTTTAGTCGTTCTATCCAATAAGCCGCAATGGTCTTACGACGCAGTTGCCATGCATCTATGTAACGAGTCTTGACCATCATTTGGCCGCACTCGGTCTCACTCATTCTACTGTTGGTTCCTATCGTGGCATGTCCGGGTTTGCCATTATTGATCCACTCTCGTGCAAACCATGCTAACGCTTGGTCATCAGTGACCACAGCACCACCATTGCCGTAAGCATTGAGATTTTTCATTGGATCGAAACTGATAGCTGTGGCTGAACCAATTCTAGCACACTTGTTGCTGAGCCAATGTTGGGCGCCATCTTCGATCACAAGGTCTGTAGCCCAGAATTGATTGGCATTGACTGCGGCACCGTATAGACCAACCAACACTGTGGCCTGCACACTGAGATCCTGTGGTATCTTTTGCGTGTTTAAAATACCGTGCGAGTCAGTGTCAGCAATGTATACTTCCCACCCGGCACGTATAAATGCATTGGCCGTGGCCACATAGGTCATTGACGGAACAACTACTCTGGGTGGGTTTACACTGGATTGGACTCGATAAAACTCAGCAATTATTTCTAATGCTTGACTACCTGAGTGACAAGTTACGGCATAACTAGAATGATTTCGTTTGGCCAACCACGCTTCAAACTCAGCGGTATAATTGCCCTGCATGAGTTGTCCACTACGCAGGACTTCATCTGTAACATCCAGTATTTCTGTTCGTAGTGTGTTATACTGCTTTTTGAGACCAGTGAACGGAATCTTTAAGCCATTCAACTCAACCTCCAATATACACCGTTTTCACCACGTTCAGGAAATAAATCTGTTTGAGTATCTTCTCTGTGTATATCTAATGTAAAGCAATGCCACCCGCCATCCCAGAAACTTCTAGTTCGTAGGTCAAAAAAATGAACAGTAATACCACGTTCGTCTAGCCACTGAGTTAATGGAGGATAGTCTTTCATGGCCACAACATTCTTTTCATCCAGCACTAGCATATTAACTTCAAATACTGTTTCTTTAAAATTACCCACCCAATCTTTTGCCGTTGTTTGTAGATGTTGGTCAAATGCTTTATTTCCGTCTATGGCAGCATCGTCGGCCAACCAATTTTTTGGATGACCCCAATTACCTAAAGTTTCGGGAATTTTAAACACTTCCCACCCAGGAAAACTTTGACTATAATCAGTTTTATAATGCGTTGATGCAATCAATCCAGGTGCAACCGGACAAAAAACGCCATCACTGTGTCCGTTAGTGTTGCATATATTAACTCTATATTTACGTCCAAACTGACTGACTAAACATTCACAAACATACCCCCAAACATGTTTATGAGTGTCGGCATCTACAATTATATCTTTTCCTAGTCGCACTAGCGATGGCGGAGACAAACAATTTATAGGTTTATGCTTGGGTTTTTTTATATCAAATCCTTGTTCTTTATAATAGTTTAGCCAATGATTCCATGGATCAATTTTTAATTTATTATGTAAACTATATAGAGTTTTATCTAACACCAAATAATCATCTCTCGGAGTCACTGGCGGTTTTGACAAAGTACCATTATCGGTGACATGATTATCTATGCTGTCAAACACAGGGCGCCTGACTACAATTCCTCTGGACTCTAAGAATGTCTGTAACCGGCCGGTATCTTCTTTGGTCCATGCAGTTATTTGTCTAAATGGGTCGGCAATTTCATTTGGTAAATGATCGTAATACGATTCAGGGTAACAGTCGCCTAGCCATACTTCACGAAGAGGTGTAAATCCAAAGTTTGAATTGATCATTTATTGCTCCAGTAAACGCTATTTTTAAGCCATTTGTAGTATATTTGAAATCCTTCGTCGATATCAACCTTAGGGTTGAATCCTAAGTCTTGTCGTGCCGCATTGATGTTTAATGCTCCACGACTAGGAAAGTCTGCATCTTTGTCACGCACTTCTATTGTACCTTGACCCACAATTTTAACAGCCAATTGAGCGGCTTCTAACAGGGTCTTGGAATGGCTCTTGGTAATGTTATATGTTTTGTTCTTATGTTCACTTACGGTGGCCGCAACAATGCCATCAGCAGCATCATCCACATAGGTAAAGTCCAGGGTTTCATTTGCACCGTTTACTCGTATTACTCCATCACGCATGGCAGCAAGAATGAATTTGCTAATAACACGATCCTCCACATCAAGCGGACCGTAAACAGCACTGGGTCGTATGATCATGTAGCTCATGTCGGTTCTACGAGCATAGTCTTTGACCAACCATTCTCCAGCTAATTTCATAATACCATACTGACCTTGTGGCCGACATGCCGCGTCTTCCGTAACATCATTATCAAAGTCACCATACACCATTGAACTACTGATGTAGACAAATTTACCTACTGCGTGTTTCTTTGCGGCTTCCAGCAGGTTAAGTAGGCCTTCACTCATTGTTCTACTGCCTATCTGCGGATTTACATTAACTACTTTCTGTCTTGGGAAACTGGCCAAATGTAGTATAGTATCTGGCTTGTAGTGATTGACTAACCAATCAATACCGTCTCGATCTGCAATGTCGACTGCATGAATTCTGGTTGTTGCGATCTTTTTACGCCGTTCCACTAACAAATAATCCAGTTCCTCTTGTGGAACCAGTCCGTAGTTGGTCTTTATATCTGTTATATAGACTTCGTGTCCTTGCGCTTCAAGACGCTGAACAATGTTGTGTCCAATAAGGCCTAAGCCTCCGGTTACTAAGATTTTTTTTGCCATTTTAATGTCCAATAAGTTTGATCTTGCTCTTTTAAACGAGCAATGACATAGTATTTGTATCCATAATTATACAGATCTGTCGTACGGTGCCAGAACGGAGTTACGACAGCATTCTCCATTACCCACTTACCAGCTTCGCTTTGTTGCCATTCGTACAAGGGTTGGGCGGCATATAAGTCTGGATCTTCAACATCGCCCATATTAAATTCGTGGACTTTAACATCGGATATTTTTACTACTTTACCATCAATCAACTTCCATTCAGGTGCTTGAAATAACTTATTATCCTCGTCGGGTTGAGTCAAACTCATGCTATTGTTTAAGTAGCTTGACAGTTTCTGCTTCTACTACACGTTTACGTAGACTGCTAGAACTGAAACTATGGTCACGGCCGTTAAACACCAGTTCAATGTTACGCATATAACATTCTTCTCTGCCAGTGAACTCTTTGTCTTGATATTCCACTCCTAGCACTCGTATGTCTAAAGGAAGTATTAACAACAAGTCAACTAAGTCTTGTTCTGTTTGATACACTACTACTTCATCTACATAACGACAAGCAGCCAATTGAATTTGTCGTTCTACAATACTCTGAACCGGTTTGTTCTTAGTGTCGGGTCTATCAATTGTAGGATCTGTTTGCAAGCCACAGATCAAATAATCGCAATGATTCTTAGCTTCGGCTAACATGGCAATGTGGCCTGCGTGGAGCATGTCAAAGGTAGAAAAGGTGATACCGATTTTCTTACCATCTTCTTTGAGTTTACGTATGTGGTTGAATATCATACTAGTAGTATAACAGGTTTATTGATCGTTTGCAACGAATTCTTTAACCATTGGAAAGATTCTTTCTAAAGCAGCGGCGCAGGCTTGAGCTACCAGTCTATGTTCTTTTTGGGTTTCCGGCCCAGATCGCAATTCAATATAGTGTAACCAGCTACGTAGTGTACCTTGCATATAAAGTCTGCTGGTAGTGATACCCTCGGGTAAGATAGCTCTAGCTTGTTCTTTGGCAATGCCCAGCTCAATGGCTTTGTTGTATATCATATTTATATGAGTGCTAACAAATCCCTGTTGTGCTTGCCACCATTGATCCAATTCTGGATCATCTGTGGCCAAACTGTTTTGTCTGTTCTTGGTATCTTGTAAGCGAGTTTCTTTGAACTCAAACCCAAGATCTGCTACAGCATATCGTTGACTGAACTCTTGGAAGCTGAAACTACGATGTCTAAGGATCTGTCTAGCAATATCTCTAGTGGTTTCAATTTCTATGCAGGCCGAAACCATTTCAAGTGGGCTCCAATGAGCATGTTTGATAAGATAACGTATCAGCTTCTCGCTGGTGTCAGTATTGGTTTGATTGGCAGGATTGCTAACCCTAGCGCAGTAAGCAACCAATTCTTGAGCATTGACTATGCCCTGGGCTGCTAATTCTGCGCTAGGTTGGCTGGACGAAACTAGGGTCGCTTTCATAATTGATACTCTTCACATTGTTTAGTTAATAAATTTTCAAACTCGTCGCTGTATAATAAGTTTATATTGGCTTGTCTTCTTCCTAGGGTGTCTTGGTATATAGATGTTAGATCCGTTGACATAATGCTGTCAATTAATGTATGAATAGAATCTATTCTTTGATTCAAATTGGGTTTACTATCATAGGCATGTCTCGCAAATACATCATCAAACACATCCAATCCGATGGCTCTTAAAAACTCTACATGACCGGGATTTGATAACCAGATACCAAATTGTCCAGTCATAACGGGTTTCCATGTTTTTTCACTGCAAAAAATTTCACTAGTTCTAATAGATGTTTCTGTTACATAATTCACATAAGCATCGCTGTAGGCCGGATGAACGGCCGAATGATCGTTGGTATATCCCTGTTGCAATTCTTCAGAGTCTAGCAACGATTCAAACTGTTTGACTATGTCGCTGTTCCAAAATTCTTCCTGTGTTTCTAGTTTGCATCTTTCTAGGTCAAAGTTGTTGTGCATTGTAAACAGTATTTTATTGAAGTATGGTTTAGCTCTCAACTTGATAAAGTTTTCGATGCGATGATATTTAGATTGGCCATTTAACGAAGATACGATATACTGTTTTTGATAGCTGTCGGCCGGTACCGGGTTGAATCTTGATTTTTGCGTCAGATACCAATAGGGCAAATAGCAAATGTGTTTTTTTGGATTTAAAAAATGTTTGGCATTGCCTGACAGTATTACAAAATCATCGGTTATTTGTGACAGTTGTTTAGCAGTATTTTCTTCGTGATTGTTAAAAGGATCCTGAGCCATCAACACGACCAATGGGCCTTTTTTTAATTCTGCTGTAACAGAGTCAACATCAACGGGCCAATTCCATTTGGTCTTGTCAAATATTCGATCTTGTCCTATTGATTTAACACAGAGTTGGGCCCATTTTTTATTAGAATGTGCGCCAACATGTGTGTTTAATGCCTGCTCGGCCGTAGACAACTGGTTAGAGTTTTCCAAGTAATTTATCAGTTTCGGGTTGAACGAGATTGGCCACAGCCGAGACATCTATCACAAAGTCCACATCTCGAATGTTATGGTCATTCTCACCAAAGTAGCGAGTCAGCATGCTTTCGACTTCTTCTAGGTCCAGACCTTGTTTAAGTAGTGTATGCACGTTGATGGTTTTCTGCTTGCCGCCGGCCAGCTTGATCACAACTTTTTTAATGCACTCTAGTGGTACATCAGTTTTGTTTACGTCGGCAAGAATCAGTTCCCATTGGCTTATAAAATCATCCGTGTGTTGCATCTGCCGTTACAGTTTTGGGTTTGTTAGGACCACGAGTGCGTTTTTTTGGTGCTTCAAAAGACTCAGTTGCAGGAGCAGTTGCAGTGGCTCGAGCTGTGACAGTAGGATCCATGCGCTCAGCATCCTTCTTCATACGGGCTGCTTCGGCAACCATAGCACGGGCATTCACTTCCATAGTCTTGGCCTGTGCCAACATGTTGGCCGCAATGTCACGGTCACTTAGGGCACCATCTTGACCGGCCTTGAGTGTGGGGGGTGCAACATAAGCAGGATTGGCTTTGGCCACCTGCCCAGCTTTGTATGCAGCTTCGGCTTTGCGTTTGACTTCTGGAGCAACCATGCCACGACTGGCATCGTTCTCGGCCATCTTCTTGATAGCAGCTTCGCCTTGCTTCATTTCGTTCAACATCTTGTTGAGTTCATCCAGGCGAATTTTGGCTTCGTTGGTTGGAGTAACAATAACATCGCTGGTACGCAACTTCTTGATCATACGCTCTTGGTGTAGCGTTTCCAGCACTGGTCGACCATCTGGCAAGAAACTGCGATGCAGTGCATCGGCCAATTCTTCACTCTGCTGTGCCACTTCACTTTCCAGTGCTCGTTGAATTGAGTCTTGCCAGTGTGCTGGCAATACTTCTGGATAAATGCATAAGCACATGTGATCTTCGCCTGGTACCTGACGGAACAGGATGCAGACTTTGCGGTCTCCATGTTTTCCTACGTGTTTCATAAATGCCATTTTATTCTCCTTGAGTTTCGCCGGCTACAGCGTTGTTTGCTTCTTGGGCTTTCGCCTGTTCGATTACTGCTTCTAAAAACGCAGTGAGCTTGTCATACACAGTGCCCACCATACTGAGTTCTTCACCGCGGAATGCACCACGTGTGGAGGCCAAATTGATAATGTTCTTGACGGTGTCAAGATCAGAGATTGTAATTGTGTTATTTTCCATATAGATATTTAACACCGATATGTGAGGTTGATTTATTTTCACAAACAAAAACACCTCATTTAGAGGTGTTTTGGCTAAACTGATACTGTATTAACCTTTATACTCGATCTCTGGGCAAGCACATGTAACCAGTTCTGACTGCGTGTGGAATTCGTTGTTGTTCACGACGGGCCGTTTCGCAGGCTCGACGATCGGGGTAAGCACCTGCCACTTCGTATACCACATGTCCGGTATTGGGCAAAGTCAGTATTGCCACCAATAGTATTTCATTCACGGTTCAACTCCGAAATGTTCTTTCAATTCTTCACCCAAGTCTTGTAGCAATCTGGTGTGGATATCGTAGATATCTTCCCACTTGGCAGAATGTCCAGGAACCAAATCATAGGTTGTAATCTTGTCAATACATTCCCGAACAATCAACCGGGCGAACTTTTCAATATCAAAGTGTTCGTCAATCATAAACATCCTGTTGCCATACACTTGATTCCAAGCACCCGATTCAAGTGCAAATTGTTCTATCTGTTTGTTCATCGCTGTACCTTTTGACATTCGAATACGCCGGGAAACATTTTGTTCTCTCGCACTAACCGATCCATGTATGCAACCATGGCGGTCTTGGTCTTTTCACAGTCCTCTATTTCACGAAACTGACTGATGTGTTCTATATTAAAGCCCGGAAGCCCTGCTTTGGTCACAACCAAAAATGTAAAGATTAATTGGTACATGGTTTATATCCTAAGTTGTTTGCAAATTCTATAATTGATGGTGCTTCATTCAGTCCGTCTTCGTCTGTGAATACAGGATTGTTGGTAATAGTATAACCATTATAGAACGAGATGGACCAAGCAGGCTCGCCATAACTGGTACACGGGATCGCTTGTCCTACCCGCCTACCATTCACATAGGGTGGCCGATCAATGCTGACAAGATACTGACTAATCTGGTTCATTATGACACCTTGAATGTGTATGCACCTTTATCATGTCCTGTATAGAATCGGCTATTTTTAAATACAGGGCGACCTATGTTATTAATAGCATGGATAACATGCTCTACGCGGGGAAAAGCATTCATATTATTTTTAACATAAAGTAACCAACCTTTTGATTCTTTGACCCAGTGTGCTTTAACCATCTTGCCACTTGTGTGATTTTTAAAAGCATGTCGGGCACTGTTATCAGTAGGATAGTGTCTATCCTGTCGAATTTCCCATTCAGTTAAGTTGGTGCTTGCAGGGCTAAACCCTTGTTGAATAACAAACTGACAAATTGCTGCTCCATTGGTATGTATTTTATTGTATATTATATTGGAAACTTTAATTAACATATCTGCTTTTACACTTATATGTCTTTCAGAATCATTTATTAATTCACTAGCACTCCGATTACTACTGCCGTTGAGTATTCCTAGTTTTTTCTGTACGGCAGCTTTAGTAACAGGTCGATTTCCCATAACCCAATCAATAATCTGTGTCTGATTTATAGTACCTACTGTATTCAAATGAGCAATAAATCTTGTAATTTGATCTTTGTAGTTTTCAATGTCTTGCTTTGTATCATCAGTGGTCCACATAACATTTTTTTTAATAGAAGGTCGAATGCCGGTACACCGCATTGCTTGAATGCCGGTAGTAATATTTTCTTTTGGTGGGCCGTAGTATGCTGTAAAATTAGCATAAAATCCAAATTCTGGACTAGACGGCTCGTACCAATTATCGCATTCTACAGTAATACTTTTGCCAGTCATCATTTTACTAATAATAATAATTGCCTTTAAGTTATTTCGATTCCAGCCGTGAGCAATTGCTGTTAATTTTTCTGATACTGTAAGATCTTTGGCGTGACCGTTATGAATCATAATAACAATATTTGACGAATGATTAAGTTGATTAAAATCTTCACCATCCCATAATGACACTGTCCTACCTTTATTTTGAAAAGCCCTACTAAACATATCGGCAACTTGTAAATGTCCGCTTCTCACACGACCAAATACTACATTTCCAATTTGTACCAAAGATTTAGTCTGAGCATCGTCTCCGATGTGCTTTTGTCCAGCAATTAAAGTTTCAATTTGATCAACTGTAATCTTGATATTAGATGTATTACGGAGATTTGCCTTTTTAGTATAGCAATCTCCGCTAAAGTTTGCCTCTGACACAAGCACAGGTTCAATAAACGGATTTTGTAAAGTTGAATTTGTTATTCCTTTGTAGTCCGGGTGATTTGGGATTTGATAGATTTGTTCTTTAGTGATATATCCAAGATCTGAACTATATTTTCCGTGAATAAGAAGATGGCTCAACAAAGTAGCACTAACAGAAACTTTGCTGATATTATGCCGACTGTGGATTAATAAATTTCCTAGTGCAGTGTCGCACAGGCTTGTTTCGGTTAGTTCATGAAATTCTTCCCCCTCGTCCATTATTACAAGAATCCTCGGAGCAGATTTATTAAGTTTTTTTGCTGTTTTTTCAGCATCATTAACAATAGCATCAATTCGATTTGTTCTATTTACATTGGTCATATTGATAAAGATGTCGCCTTTAACCATATAGGCATTTTTATCAGTAGTGCCTTTAATTTGGCGACCGTGCATTTTCCCCCAATCCACCGCTCGATCAAACATCTGTGTCATAGCCCCTGTTAGATTTGTAGTGCTAATGATAACATTATCCACAATACCATCTTTTAATGCCTGATCTGCTAACCAGAATTTGAAGAAAGTTTTTCCAGACTGGGTATCCGCTAACGCATAGATTGGTAATTTATTTTGGATACAATGTTTAAAATTAGGCCAATTACCAATTACTCGAGTCCTTTGAAGCTCAATTAAATCTCCTGCAGAGGAGTTGCGTCTTGTTCGGAAATCCTTAAAAATTTTAGACATTATAATCTTTCTTTGTGTTTGTATAAGTTATTATAGCATTATTCAAATTTTGAGTCAACTCCAAAATGTTCTCGAATCCATCGACCCCAAGGAATACCTCTACAGTAGATGGTTTGCCGGTCAGCCTCTGCGGCACATTCCCGCACAATCAACTCAGCGAATTTTTCTGTAAAAGCATCTGGTATATGAGTCTTACCAAAAGTTTGTCCGTCAATTGACGTAACAGCCTGTTCCATAAGTCGCCTAATTCGTTCGTTCATCGTATTGTTCCTTCTACACGCTTACCTGTTTTAATGGTCTGCATCAATTGGCGATTGCGTTCTTTTTGTTCAGCCTGGGATCGTTTTTTATCATTGCTGACTTTTAACATACGATCATAGTTGCGAGCCCATTCGACACCGTGCAACCATGTTTCAAGTTGTTCCAAACTGCCAATATACAGTTCAGCATCGCGACTGTAGATGGACAATGACTCTAAGTCCTTTGGAACAAGACTCACGGTACTGTGATCGCTATAAGCGGTGTTACCTTTGCTAAACTTAAAGCCAAGTGCATCGATTTGCTTTTCAATGCGTCGAATTCTTTCAATTGTGTTCCAACCGCTCATTCTTTAACTCCAATGTCTAAATCTTGCGAGACCATATCCACCATGCTGCTATAACATGTAGGACAAAAAGCCACAGGCAGAATACCAAAGTAACCTACGACTCCACCTTCGTCTTCGGTGAAGTCACAAGCACATACATTGCACCGATGATCTGTTCCGACATGTTCAAAGCCTTTGATCATTTTTCAATCTCAATTTTAATCAGCGGTCCTCTTACGATTTGTCGCTGTCGAGGAAAGTCAGTCCAGTTGATATACAGTGCCACGAACATACCAACAATCACCAACCACTCAACCATTTTTCTCATGCTGTTCAATTGCGGCTCTAAGAACCTGTTCAATCATTTGATTCAGCGTGATGTCCTGTTCGTGTGCTCGTTTCATCAAATCAAACAGCAACTCATTGTCCAGATCCAACGGCATCTGAACACGATCATCGTAATCTTTGCCAGCCACAATGGCCTGGGCCTTTTCCAACCAATCTTCTTTGACATCTAGATCAACAAAGTTCACATCGTCCCATGCTTGACTCATGTTGACATTGAGTTGTTTGGCTTCTTTGCGATGCGCCTCAAGATACGCAGGATTGATCAAACGATAAGCACGATCACGGGTGTAATCGCACACTTCCGCCTCATACACAGTTTGTGTATGAGTATCAAATACCACGCTGCCAGCAAAACCACCCGCGCCGTGAATGCCATTCCAGTAGCTCAATGAGTAACTGTCAGGGCCATAACAGGTCCAGCCGTAATTGCTGCCTTCGGTAATGCGGTGCCCAAATGTTTCAAAAAATTCTTTTACGGTAATCATATATTTGCTTTCATCTACAGGTTCTTCCCAAAATGCACACTCGCACACATATTCTCCGGCTGAATGAGAAGCATCTCTCATAAACCCATGTGGTGCGTCTGGATGAGTTTTACAGGTCATTTTAATTTCCTTAGTCAAACTGCACTTCTACTATACGTCCTTCGCGGATGATATAGTAGCAATTGACACGACCATACGTGACCCAAACACAATTGTTCCCAGGTTGTATGCTGTAGTTTTCAATACCTTGTCTAATCAAATCGTGTACCACAAGCATACGATCGAAACTGTTTACTTCTTGTTGCATTAGTGGCTCTTTTCTTCTTCATAATAAGCAAACTGACCAAATGGTGGAACAATTGTTGTGGTACCGTGCATGATAAAAACTGTATCGCAATACTGCTCATCACCCCACGAACCACATGGGTATCCATCTGTAAACATAATATGACGCTTGGGTTCGATTTCGTTGGCTTTGAAATAGTTAAACACACAATCAAAGTCAGTGCCACCGCCGCCCATTACTTCATACTCAGTAATGTCGTCTAAGTTTTCACTGTCAAATTGTTGTGGGTTATACACTTCAGTATCGAACGATACCACATGGATACGATAGTTAGGGAACTGTTCCATAATACCTGCTACCTCGCCCAACACATCTTTCAGGATGTCCTCGCCCATTGAACCTGACGCATCGATACTGATGGCAATATCAATCATAGGATCCAGTTTCATGCCGGGCATAACAGCATCCATGTGCCAGCCTCGACGACTGCTTCGTAACCAGGTGTAGTCACTTTTGATAGTGCTCTCTAATTGCATACGAATAAGCTCACGCCAATTCATTTTAGGTGCAGTCATGTCCTGGATAATGCGTTTGACACCAGCGGGCAAGTTACCTGCACCATCACTTGCAGCCGCGGCCGCTAATACCGCTTCTTTGATCTCGTCACGGATTTTTTGTTTTTCTTCTGCACTGTATTTAGGACGGCCATTGCCGTTGCCTTCTTTGTCACCGTCTTTGCCAGACCCTTCACCATCACCTTCACCATCCAAGTGCTCATCCAGCATTTTGTCAATCAAACTGCCAATGTCGATCTTTTCTGCGTTCTCATACAAGATGTCGTAGATCTCTTCCGAACTCATGTCTTGATACTTGGGATCGTACAAGCATGGAACCGAAGTAATAAACTCGCCAACACGGTGTTTTTTCAAGTCTGCGTTAACACAATAGTCATTGGCAATGTTGAACAGTTGCGGGTCTCTATCGCCTCTGCGTCCAAAGTGATCGTAAACACAATGCAAAACCTCGTGTCCAAACAAGAACTCAACCTCTTTGGGCTTGAGCATTTTAATAAAACGGGTATTGTAATAGAAATTGCGACCGTCTGTTGCGGCAGTAGGACACCATTCGTCGGCGTTTACTAATTTAAGACGGGTGGCCAAGTTACCAAAAAAGCTGGCACGGAGCAACAGGCCCACACGAGCAGTTATCAGTATTTCGCGCACTTCGCGATCCAGTTTAGGATCTGTTGCACCCAACAGGTTTTTAAACTTGTCGGATTCTTTTTTATTTGCTGTAGTGGCTGTGCTCATCGTGATCCTTTTATTAACTTATACTACAATTATACAACAAAGGCCTTTTCCGGTCAACCAGCAAGAATCTTGTAAATTCTGCTGGCCAGCACTCGTTCTCTGCGCCATGCTTCTTGCTCCCAAGGTTGGTCCCAATAATCTGCTCGGACTCTGCGCCCCAGCCAATAGAATGTGGGTTTTTCGCCACGGTATTTAACCTGTGCTTGGCCCAGGGCAAATTGCTTGACATGTACCATCTCATGACATAACGTGTCAATCAATGACTCGCTAGCCAATGCAGAATCCAACAGCATTATGATACTCATTGGATTGTCTGGATCTGGTCCAACAACACCACGCATGCCATCACGTCGGGCCAAGCCGCGATCGGTCCGGATCAATAGATTAAAACGACTGCGAGTGAGTCGGAGTTCGGGTATTAATACTCGCACCAGTGAATCAATGAGAACTTGACGAGCTTTACTACGACATTCAATTTGATACTGCATCAGATTCCTTAGTGTTTAAGTCTATATTATACAACAAAGACATTTTCTGGTCAACCGCTAAAGATTCAAGTATTTTAGCACAAACCAAGTCTGTTGGGCTTCGTTATAAAAATCCAGATGCACTTGATCTTCATAATGGTAACGATGTGTCCATCCTTCTTCCTTTAGCTGTACCCATTGTACCGCATCGTGTGGCACCAAACCTTTGTGATGACGCACTGTAAATCCCAGTTTTCGTTTGCACGTAAATGAAATCATCACACTTGGGCCATACTCGGTCCTGAGACGTTCAGCCAACTCAGCCCACTCGCTGGGCCTATGGAATATGATCAAGTTTTTTTTAACTGTGGTTTTCATTACCGACTGAATTTTAGCACAAACACGGTATACTTCTTTTCATCTACGACAGCATAATCCAAATTGATATTATCGCCGTCCATGGTCAATTTGATGCCGTAGTATTCTTTTACATAATCATAGAAGGTCAGGAATCCTTGACCAATGGGTACGGCATGCGCCAGTTCATCGTATTCATCCTTGACTCGTTGTAGTCTGAGGAAGTGTTGAGTGTCGCCTCCAATAATAGTGTCCAATCGAGCTGCGGGGTCACGGTAGTATTCGTCTTTACTCATGCAGATTTCTATTTGGAAAATAATCTTTTAAAATGCCGGCTCGGTCAATGTCAGAAGTAATGCAATGCAAACCACCATCCCAAAAGTATCTATGTCTAAAGTTTATCACGTGTGGAGTAATACCGTGCCGTTCAAATGCCGCAAATACCTGTTGGTTATAGTTGTTACACACAACATTTTTCTCATCAATCACTAACATATTTACATCGAACACAGTTTCTTCTACATAGCCAACCCAATGATTCATCCAACTTTCCACATAGTCAGTAAAGTCATCATTGAGCTCTTCACCTGGTACCCACCACCGTCCTTGATTCCGTTGTTTTAATTTTTGGAATTCAGGAATAGCCGACCAACTTTGTCCTGGCAAATACACAACCTCCCAGTCTGGGAATGTGTCAGCATAGGTGGGCACATCATATAGGCTCACAATCAAGCCAGGCTTAACCGGACAGAATGTAGCATCGCTATGACCTTGTGTGTCAATCACATGAGTACGATAGGTTGGAAACTGTTTGGCATATTGGCCATGATTAACTACTGTGGTACCAAGAGTAGTGCCAAAATACAAGTCCTGTCCGATACGGGTAGTTGCTGCACCGTTGATACCTTGATTGTATACTATAGAATTGCCTTGTAATTTTATCCAATCCAGTATGTGTCTATACTCGTGACGGAAATGAGATTCCTCAAAATAAAATGTATCACCGACCATACTCATGTAATCTCTAGGACACATAGGCGGAGGCAAATACCTATCGCCTGTGCGGTAAGATTCGATATCACCATCAAACGAAATTCGGAAGGTATCCACACCAAAACCCTGCAACAAGTTGACTAGTCGTTGATAGTCTTCTTCGGTTTCTATGGCAATACGTTCCATTACCGAACGAGCTTTGGAATTTTTTATAAAACTGTAAAATTCGGCTGGATAGCTTCGCCCAACTACACAAGTTTTGAGAGTATCCCAATGTTGATACACTGAATAAGTCATATCGTATTATAGCATTCTACTTTTAACAAGTCAACAGCACTGGTCTATAAATAGTTGCATGAACAATTTTTACAAGACTCGATTAATTTATCAAAGTCTGACATTAGCTAGTGAAAAACGAACAGAGCTGTTACAAGATTTAGTTGCCTATACTGCAGACCCAGTTCGATATGCACGAAGGATTCGAATGATTACCCAGTTGAGTCAATACGAACAGGATTTGATTGCCAAAATTGATAATTTTGAATCCGATACTACTTCTGATTTTGATTATGCATTGGCCAACATCACAAACGAAATTCTTGCCATAACCAACACATCAGCATGAGTCAATCATTACTGTATCAAACTCAGACTGGATTTTTTAAACCATTGTTGACCTATCGAGGTATCAACTTTACCACAGTGGGTGAACATCAATACAAAATTTCTGGTTTTGACGAATACAACTATTTGGTCGAAATGAATTCGTGTTTTTCCACTAGACCCAGTGGTGACATAATTGACCGAACCTGCCGGGTACCTATGCCGTTTAATTTCCACATTGATCGGCCATGGTCTACTAAATCCAAGTCTGTAGAGCTTGATGAATGTTTTCAACTACGTGTAACAGATTTAACAACTTATAATAAAAAATTAAATTTGTTATGGAGCGGTGGAATAGACTCAACTGCAATGGTTGTGGGATTTTTGAAATATTGTAAAAATTTAGACCAGATACGCATAATATACAGTTCCCACAGTGTGAAAGAACACCCTAGATTCTTTTTAGATTTATTGCAGATTTCTCAAATTGAAATGGTTGAGTTTGGTGGTGACGTGTATATGAATCAAACATTTGATGGCCTATTTGTCAGTGCTGACGTTGCAGATGATATAACTGCCAGTTTAGATCAGAGTTTTTTTGATGAAGTAGGCTTCAAAGGATTGCACGATTCTTGGAAAGATTTGTTTTATAAAAAAACAAACAATTTGAACTTTGTCAACTATTGCGAGCAGTATTTTTCTACTAGCCAACTGCCTATTGACACAGTGATACAGGCCCGCTGGTGGTTTTATGTCATGTGTAAAATACAAAAATACCCACCAGGTCATGCCAAAGTGTTGAATGATAATCAACCATTGGCAGTGGGATTTTTTGACACAGAAGAATTTGAAACCTACACCTACTACCGCATGGATACAATAATCAAATCCAAGAACTACAACACCTATAAACAGTTTCTCAAAGACTTCATTTACAGTTATGACAAAGATTCAAATTACCAAATACACAAACAAAAGGTAGGGAGTCAGCAGTTGGCCTGGTATGCATCCAAATACTCAGCTTTAAAATCTTCTAATTATATAATGTTGTTACGTGATGGAACAAGAATACGCACTAAAAATTTACCATTGTTTAGCCAAATTGAATTTGAAAAACAGTATAGCAACACACTTGATTATCTTTTTAACTGCTGATGTTTAGACCCATCTCAACATAAATATGATATAATCAGAGTCCCACTCGAATTCAAACACACCTTCTGAGACAAACAACCACGGTCCTTCGCAGTTGGTATCACACCATTCAATACAAGGAGTCCACCCTTGATATCTATGTCCTGATATCGGATCAGAATTTACTATGGGTGCCATAACACTAGCCACTTTCATTGGAGTACCAATAGCCTTGCTTGTTCTAGTTCTGGAATGTAATCAACTAATTGACTGTTACGAGCTTGATCTAAACGATCGTTATATCGAAAAAATTCAATTAAGATGTTAGGATCATAATTGTAATTTTTAAATCGATCAATAATTTCATTTATAATATGATTGGTATTTCTTCCAACATTGTAATAAACTTTAGTTTCTTGGCAACGATACATTGATTCCACTACCTGTTCACGCAATGGGTTATGCCAAGGCCCCAACAGCGAGGTGATATCACCGGCTGGTTGAACTAGGGTATTACACCCTGGAAAATCTCTATCATAAAATTCATAGATCTCATGAACACGGGTAGCATTCCACATACTAATTACCGTTTGAAATGCCAATACATGTCCTTGATCTAATATGCGGAAACAATTGTCTCTCATAGTATCAAAGTTACTACCCCATCGAATGTAGTCATTGACTTTTTTGTAGCCATCAAAACTAACACTAAAAGTTACTCGAGGAAATTCTTTCAACAGATCCAACAAAGTGTTGCTGATTTTTTGTGCATTAGTTCCAATGTTCAAATCAAAGTCGGTTTGATTTTGTTTGATACAACGTCGTAGAAACGCATAAAATTCAGGAAAAATAGTAGGCTCGCCACCGGCCCAATATATTCTTTTGGCAGTGTCAAAATCAATCTTATCATATGGAAACTCTTGAAATTTCCAAGTGTCAGTTACTACAGGAATACCGAGACGTATATTTTCTTCTTCAATCAAATGACTGTGTTTATCGTCACACATGCGACACATGATATTGCACTTATTACTGGGACGTATTTCGTAACTAACGGGATATTTTATATTTTTTAAATCGTCCTCGTTAGTTAGTCTGAGATCCATGGCCCATTCTAAAGACTCAAATTGTCTGGCACTTTCTCCATGGTGTTGTTCTCTCTCGTAGCAGATATTGCATTTATTAGGCATTTGAATTCCGGCCAGCATGTTATTTCTAATAGGAGCAAAGGCTGGATCGGTTGACCAATCATCAATTTGATCAATTTGAGTAATAGGATCTGGACATTTCATGCACATGACTGCTGAGCCGTAATCGTTTATTAAATTTATAAACGGCAACACACATAGCGCCTTGTTATTTCTCAGCGTGTTATGCCAGTAAAGAATGTCTTTATTATTGGCATTATTTCTGAATACAGTATTGTATCCTTTTTCTTCTAGCTCTAACATAAGCCTGAAAGTGTTTACAAAACTTTTCCAATGCGGATAAGAATCTATACCTTGATCTAGCATTACAATTTGATCAAATTTTGGCGCCAAATTTAAAACAATGCTACCAATGGGTATATCAACTATACTGGTGTGATAGTAACCAACTTTGATAGGAGAAAAATTGTCAGCGGATATCAGTCCATAGTTGGTTGTGGCGTCTTTGGCAGCAAGTGTGCCGGTCAACTGATCTGTCAGTTCGGTCTCATTGCCGATGCATAGGATTTTTTTATTAAACATAGATCATTATACTTATAGTGGATCACCGTAACGTATTTTAAACCACGATAATTCTTCATCGCCTCGAAGATAGATTTTATGATTGCGCCAATTGATAGTAAATGCCCAATTTGGATTGGTATCGGGTCGGTCCTTTTTTAGATCTTCACTGTAGCCATACGTTTCACTCATCCATTTACGGGCATTGTGAAATTCTAACACTTGTGCCACGTCAATTATATATTTAAAATGTGCATTAGGAACAGTATCTTCAACTGTATATTTCATTTTGGATGAACAGAAATATATTTTTGATAATATTGATCCCAAAGGCCACTATTAAAATCATTAAATTTTAATCTATCATATAAATTTTCAATTTGATTTCGCATAGCATTATGGTCGTCAATCGTCGAATCTATATCTATTAGTATATATGGTATTTGTGGATTTTTCAATTCCTGTTGATCAATAAAACTCCAATAATTTACTTTATTATCAAGATCGTTTGCTAAACCTAGCATTTTAAAACTTGATCTTGCCAACCATTGGCTGTAGTTTGTTAATTTAATTACATTAAGATTGGGATGTTGCATTGTGGCTTGTTTTAATTCTTCAGGGCTATGAACAATTAAACAAAAATGTCTATTAGCATTAACTATGTCAATTAATGCCGAGGACATATTCACGGTCTGTGCACCGTACGGACCCCATTCATTACCAACACCTAATTCGTATTTTTGCCACTTATTTAAATCATGTATTGGTGGAATAGTCTTTAAAATCTGATCGAGTTTTTTTTGATAATATGTATCGTTAAATATTGTCTGTTGCATATCCCAGACAGCCAATTGTGGATGATGTGGCACACAATATTGGCTCAACCCTAAACTATTGATAATAAATTTTCCGCCGGCGCCATTGGGATAATATACAATAATGCATTGAGATTGAAATTTATCTATCATGATGAATTTTAAAAGATAAGAGGGCGGTGAGAACACAGCCCGTGTTATTAAAACACCACCCTCTTTAAACCATTTTACTTGTCGCTGGCCTGTAAAATATACTTGCCATAACGCTGATGGAACTCGTCAAAGTTCTTCAGCTTGGTTGGCTGGAACGGTAGGTTGTATGTGGTAAGTGCAATTCTAGCACCCATAACAACCAACTCAGTTTCAAAGTTCTTCATCATGTAAGCAAAGAAGTTATCGGCCATTTCATGGAACTGTTTATCGGATGTCTTGCGCTCAATAGCACCTTTGAGCTCGTAGCACATGGAGATCACTAAACTATACATGGCTGACACTTCTTTGACATTGAGTTCTTTTTCTTTGCCAGCCAAGATATCTTCGGGCTTGGGCATACGTCCGGCAATCTTACGATGTGCCATAAACTTCACAGCAAGGCCCTCACCGATAGTACCAGCAACCAAGTTCATCAAGGTGTCGTCGTCGCTGTCTTCGTCTTCAAGCAATTCACTCACAAAGGTCCACGAGCGTGGGGTGGCAAATGCACGGCTTGCACTCTTGGCGTCAAAGTCGTACAGGTCCTGTTTGGCAAAACTCAAGTAACCCACCACGTCCTTGTGGATATTGTTGTTCACTGCCCACTCTTGGTAACTGGCAAAATCCACTTTCATCTCTTGGTGGATGAAACGATTTGCCAGCGGAGTTGGCATACGATAAGTAACACCTTTGTCGCTTTCACGATTGCCTGCGGCAACCATTACAACATTTTTTGGCAGTGCATACTTGCCAATACGTCGATTCAGGATCAACTGATAAGCCGCGGCTTGAACACTGGGTGCGGCACTATTAAGTTCGTCCAAGAACAGCACCACCAGCGGATACTGTTCAGCAAGTTCTTCATCGGGCAGTTCAATTGGAGGAGCCCAATCCATCTTGCCCATGTCTTTGTTGTAAAAAGGAATACCACGAATGTCTGTAGGCTCCATCTGACCCAAACGCAGGTCAATCATATAGCCGCCAAGCTCGGCAGTGATGTCGGCTACCAATTCCGACTTGCCGATGCCAGGAGGACCCCAAAGGAATAAGGGTCGTTGTTTTTTAAATGCTTTGAGCAGACTCTTGCGAGCTTGCACTGAAGTGACGGTTCTTGTTTCTGACATGGCTGTGTCCTTAGGTTACGGTTAAAATTAATTGCTATATGGCTATTGTATATTAAACAGACTTCTGCGTCAATCTGTCAATGATTTGTTGTTGCAAAACAGCAACATCATCACGATCCACATAAAAATCAGTGCGTGGGTCGTAATACTCTCCAGCTTTGGGATCGTAATACAAGACGGCGCCACTAGGGTAGTGGAACGGACCTTCCAGGCCCTTGCGTGGACCATATTCTTGGTTGTGCTTGAAAACGGTATAGGCCATGTTATACACCCATTTCGTAGAAACTGACAGTAGGATCAAGTCTGAGCAATTCTTCGGCACAACGGGTCAAACGGCGCATCTTGTCACGCACCATTGCAGGAGGCAGTTCGCCATCACAGGTAAGATTTTCAGGACTCATGTCGCTGTCGATACTGTTGGCAATGGTCTGGCGATCTTTGGCATTGAGTAGGCTCAATTCGCGTTTATTCCAAATCTTAGCCCAGGTATTCTTTTGGGCCACATAGGCTTCTAGTGTGCTGATGTTCACGTCTGCTCCTTTTTAGTTTCTATACAAGTATTATAGCGAATCGGGCATTAATGGTCAACCAAATGCTTTTACCAGCCCTGTAAACCCAATTGCAAGGGCTACAATATTGACCAACAACTGTGGTTTATTTGCAACACGGATGCTCCATGCCATGAACAGGATTGTGCCTAAAAAGAAGGCAAGTATATTGTAAGGATAAGCCGCAGGACCCACGGCATTGAGACCATGCCCTGCTATGATAAACACTGCTCCAGTCCACTGTAAAATATCGTCTGTTTTTAAGTTCATACCCATATTATAGCTGAACGGGCATTAATGGTCAACCGGAGTTCTTACGGTGCTGTTGCTTGCAGATCAAAAGGTTTTACAAAGTATTCTTTGCTCATGATCACATTTGGCTTTCCTATACTTTTTACCCGGGCTAATATTGTTTCAATTTGCTCAACACCGGTGAGCCAGCAATGATATACTTCTGGGTCAGACAGTTGTATATTGTTAATTAGATCTGTGGTTTCTTCGGCCCTAGAGCCAACAAATAAGTTTTTTGCAGTGAGCCCGCGTAGATATGGAAACAGTGGTAATTCTCTGTCCAATGCCAAATTCCATTGCATATATAGAAAATCATCTATTCCGTGTCCTTGTAATTGATGCACAAATTCATGAGACGTTTGTTTGAGAGTTTCTAGCCAACGTATCATCATCCAAGTTTGTTTTAGGTATAGGTCTGGTAGATACCAAAAATGTAAACTCCAGTCGTCAGCTTCTTGGAACACACATGAATCACTCCTCACAGAGTACCATTGGCCATCTCTGAGATTAACACGAGGTTTATCAATGCCATTTAATTGTATACTGCGACCGGTCCGGTCCTGGGTCCTCCGCACATCATCGTTTTGTGTGCCTAAAATAGCACGACTATTTTGATTTATTTTTGACTGGCCACCATTGTTGTAGATCCAGTCCAGTTTGTTCTTGTTAAAGTGCTTGACCAACATGTTTTTATCACCCCATCGAATCTGGGTGATTTTTAAATCGGGCATCCAGTGTGTCTTTACAAAATTTGCCGAGTCGATGGCCATTTGATTATCAAAGTTCAATTGACCTTTGTTCCACCAATCTCTTGAATAAATTATCAATTCATCAATCTTGACATTGTTTCTTAAAAAAGCCTTTAGTATAGTATAGCTGTCGTACCCACCACTCCAATGCAGAGCCACATGATCATATAGACCTCGTATGCTCATTACATGACGGTCCACAAGATCATTCAGGCATGTTTCAGGCTCCACAGTCCAGTTGACTTGATCAAATCTATTTTCTAACCAGCTATAAGTTATCTTACCAGTATCATAGTTGGCCAGTTCTATTGCTTCGAGACGATTGGTTGCACGTTGACCATTTATAGTATATGCCACATCAGCAGTAGACGACTCACTGGCAATTATTTGCTCATAATAATTTTTGTCGTTTTCTAAAATTATCATTTATTTTTTAACGTTGAATTTTTTAACACGTTCTCTCAACGAGGTAATTTGTTGCCACATTTGTTGCTTGTTGTTGGTTGAATCGGCTACTCCGGCAAAAGATTCTATAGTGGTTTTCATCTCAGCAGTATTTACAGCTCGCCATAGTTCTCGTTTAAGATAAGCACTTTTCACTGGGTCCAGTGTGGGTTTAAGGGCTAGTCCAACAAAACTGTTGAATCCTGGGGCTCCTGTGTGCTTACTCACAGACAGCAATGGTATTCCATCCAGCACTAGATCGGTGTGGTAAGTGCTGCCTACAATGTGTATTTTTCCAGCCTTGACTAACGACATTACATTAGGACCATTGCTTATCAAGGCCAGGTCTATTTCTTTGCCCATAATTGCTCTTAGGATTTCGGGTGTACCTTTGTAGTTCACTATCTCTATCGGCTGACGTGTATGTTGGGCCATGGCCTGCGTATTTAAATCCCAGTATGGACTGTAGCCGCCGACTAGATCTGGCATGCGAGTTATCAAGTCTGCTGGACGTTTGATATTGGTATCGGGCCTAGTTACCCATACTCCTGTTCCAGTGAAGATGTTTAGCACTAGGTCAAAATCATCGTCGGTGTAAGTCAATTGTTCAGGTCGTATCACCGGGTCTGCAACCAGTGACGAGGTTGTAGTTAGATATATTTCTATATCTCTGCTGCTTTTCCAGCGTTCGGTTCCGATCAATCCACTGGCACCTGGTACGTTTTCTACCACAATGGTATCGCCAGTGTTGTTCTTGAATGTTTCGGCAATTTTTCTCAGCACGGTATCAGACAGTGAGCCAACTGGCCACGGCAGCATGGCACGATATTCTGCGGCCAAAGCATTGAGAGAAACACAAAACAATACAGTTGCAAACAAAATTCTCAAGTTCATACGTTTTCCTTTTTAAATGTTAATCCACTACTGGACGGTCAAACACATTGTATGGATCATACGCAAGACTGACTTGCAAGGCAATACGATCCTTGGAGATATTTTTTTGTGCGTGTAAAATTCTACCATCGATCATGAGCCATTTGTGTAGTGGGGCACATACTCGGTCGATCAAGGTCAACTTGGCCAATTGGGTTGGCCTACAGTTGTAAGGTCGGTATACATCCTCTCCTGTTTCTTGATAGAATTCAGTCCATTGATCATCGTTGCCTTTTTCTATTAGATACAACAAGGCAAAATTTCTAGTGGTATCTGTGTGTGGCCCGCCCATGGTGGTTTCTGTGTCGTCGGCTCTGGGCATGAGACACACACTGACTCCAGACTCGACCACTACTGGCGCAATGTTGTCTCGCACCCAGGTGTTCCATTCATCGTCTAGAGGAAATCTCGGATTGCTTCTGGTAACAATTGGTTGATCATCTTGATCATACACTATTTTGGTACCAAACACAATGCCGGAACCGCCGGTATTGACCACAGGTGGTCTTTTGTCTGGATCGTACCAATCCTGTTTGGCCTTGCGAGCTGCAGTCAGAGCCTGCTGTACCAAATGCTCGGGCACTGCCGGCAGTTGGTCCATGATTTGATAGCATTTAGTCATATGTGTCCTTTTAGGGTTGATTGTTGTGTTCAAACAGGCCAAACACATCTTCATTGAAACTCACATGTATGGCAATGCGTTCGCCTTGATGGTTACCAGTTTGGTGTAGTATACCGGTTTCACAATATACCCATGAGTTCAATGGCATGTAGGCTTGGTCGATTTTCTCTACCAATGGCATGTAGGCCTGGTCAATTTTCTCTATGCCTTGCTGACCGGTCAATGTGATAGCAAGCGGTCTACGCAATGGTTGGCCTGACTGATGATACCATCGAGTCCATTGATCAGCATTGCCTTGCTTTATTGTGTAGAACAATGCGAATTTTCTATTTTTGTCACTGTGAATTGATGATAGGCCAGAATCTTTATATGCGTCGCTAGGAACTACCACACTAGATGCCACTCCGGTGTCGGTGAATTTATCTGAAATATTTTCTCCAACCCATTGTTCCCATTCGTTGTCAAGTTGAAATCTTGGAATCCATCTCAATGTTTCGTAATCCCCGTTGTTGTTGACTATCAATCTGGGATTGATACTGGGTTCCAAGGTAGAATTTAATACAGGGTGATCCACAAGATTTTCTTGCCAATTTTCAGCAATTGATATGGACTGCTGAACAAAATGCTTAGGAACAGCTGGTAAATGATCCATGACATGATGGCATTTAATCATACCACTTCCTTGTTTGTTTTGTCGGTACGATCAAACAGGCCAAACACATCTTCATTGAAACTCACATGTATGGCAATGCGTTGGCCTTGATGGTTGGTGGCCTGATGAAGAATTCTTACATCGGCATACACCCAGGTATACAATGGCATAACAATTTCATCAATCAACTGGAATTCCTCTCCGGTTGTGCTGACAATTTGATCTATTGTATTTTTTTGCAAGGCATAAACTTGTTTTTTAGCTGGAATCAACGGTCCGTCTTTAAGACAATACCATCGTGTCCATTGATCGTCATTGTCTTTCTTGACCAGGTAGAACAAACAAAATTTTCTTTCTGTGTCATTGTGCAGCGATGTTGCTTGTGTGTCTTCTACTCCGTCCTGTGGCACCAACAAACTTTGTGCTACACCTGTGTTGATATAACAGTCAGAAATATTGTTGTTGACCCATTCTTCCCATTGCTTTCCGATAAAAATTCTAGGAATATTTCTGCCGCTGTATTTCTTACCATCGTTGTCGACAGCAGGAGGTTTGGACTGTATACTCCCAGCGCCGGTGATTAGATTATCGAGATTGTTTTGCCAAGCATTTGCAATGCTCAGTGCCTGTTGCACAAAATGGTCAGGCACCGGCGGCAAATGATTCATTATTTGATGACACTTAATCATATTTCTCCACACCAAAAGTAGCAGTCAATACACCTGACTGTTTAATTACACAATTATAATTGCTGGTAGAGAACTCTACTTACGGTAGGCGTTCTGTAGTATATTCTACAGTAAAGACATCACTATGTCAAGCGTCTTTTTTGGCGTTCTGTAGTATATTCTACAGTAAAGACATCACTATGTCAAGCGTCTGTTTCGTTGCGAAACCCGACGTCGGATGAACCCGGCGTTGCTAGATTTATTTAGCTTGTCAGTTGAAACTCAACTAATTCTGGATAATCTTTTATGAAACTGTCAAGATTGTAGTTGACTTCTGTTTCGGCGTCGCTGGTCAGTATTCTGATGGTTGTAAATATTCTAGTTGCGGTAAGGTTATCAACAGCATGACATTGGTCGGCCGCAAATGCATGCCAGCCTTGTGTAAATACTGTTTTGGTTCGAATGCCACCGGTCTGATCAAATGGAATATTAGAGGCCTCTGAATCTTTTGCTTGTTTTGTAAAATTATAAAATATTGTTTCAACGCGATCCCCGCCCAGCTCAACAAAATAATTGATACCCAGTGCTCGCCCTCGATCAATGTGTGGTGGCAAACAGGACGGAATATTGTCATGGCTTTTCATAATACAAACAGTTGATGTAATTGTGTGCTTTGGAAAGAATTTTTGAAACTCCAAAATCATCTGTTCAGATATAATTTTGTCTTTGACTCCTAGCAAATGCAAAGGTGCAGTTATAGCACCATTGTGAAATTGTTCAAGCCATTGTTTTTTACTAGGATCAAATTGAACAGAATTGGCCCATGCTTTGATCTGTTCAATTACGGCATTTGATGGTGGCGGTAAGTTGAGTTTGACATGCATACTAATAGCTCATCTGACAATTTTTACTGCTCTAGCATCTTGATCACGTATGGCCCATTCAGTTGAACCCACACGTATGTGAAGACAACAGGCCATGCGTCTTAACACAGTCACAGTCTGCGCAGCAACAATGCCCATTTGTTGCAACCGTTCATTGGCAACACTGGTAATCACTGCTACATCTCGTTCTTGTAAATCGTTCAATGTCATAATTTTTGTTACTTCTTATGTTTTAACATGAATCTTAAATTAGAATGGGGTGCCCGTCGGTATGATACACCTTGCCAACTTGTATCCCAATTTAATGTTAAGTAGTCAGGGAAATCTAAAAGGGTTACTTCATAGCCTGAATTATAAATTCTATCAATAAGTGTTGTTATCATTAAATCAAAGTTAGACTTTAACTCAAGCGGCAAATCGTTAAATGTTTCAGTAATTATTGGACAAGCAAAGAAAAAACTATTGTTAACCAAACCCATCATTGAATGTATAAGATCTGTAAAACGGTGCCAACCAGAAAATACAGCATGAATACACATTCCGCAATCATATCGGCCTTGATGTTCTTTAAAAAACTTATCATCTACATCGCCAATGAGATCGGCTTGACTCCACGGATTAGTAGCTTGATCTACACCAAATATGTGTGGGAACCAATTTTTAAACCCATTTTCTCCGCAACCTAGATCGATTACCGATGTCGGGTTTGATTTATATAATTGATCAATATACCAGTAGGTATCTCTTAAGGTAAATTTTATACCGCTTTGGTAAAAAAATCTAGGACTTATTGAAAATGGGAAATAAGAATCGTATATGTAATCAAAATGTTGAGATAATCTATTGTCAAGATCAGGATACGTTTCAAAAGGAACACCTGGATAATATGGATTCAACAATTTTAATTGGCTTCTATTAATCAAAAAATCAAATCCGTGAACATCTCTGCATTCATCAATGATGTGTTTTGGTAACTGTTCCAACTCAGCATAACTAACACAATCGGGCCACGACTCGTCTTTAATAGCGTTGTAGGATGCTATTAAGTTTTTAACAACAGAGTTCACTGTTATAATTTCCTTTATAAAAATATTTTTGGTGCCCCTTGACAGAATCGAACTGCCAATTGATGATTACAAATCAACTGTTATACCATTTAACTAAAAGGGCGTATTACTACTTATTTGTCACAAACCCTATCCATAAATATCATAATGAAAATTTACTATGACAACACAGGATACCACACCAAATTTGAACAGCCTGAATATTACATCGATCATACTGGCTGGTATGCCACAATAATGATTTTACTTGGTATAGTTGCATTTGGTCTAGGTTTACTGATAGGGTTTATCTGGTAGGACCTGCTGGATTCGAACCCACGACCCTGGAGGTAGAAGCTCCATGCTCTAATCCAACTGAGCTAAGGTCCTAATTGGCGGAGAGTGTGGGATTCGAACCCACGATAGTGTTGCCACTATGACGGTTTAGTAGACCGTTGGTTTCAGCCGCTCACCCAACTCTCCGTAATTTTACTGTCACACATAATTTGATAAATAAATTTATAAAACATAAACGGCGTATATAATGTTACACACAATCACCACCATATCAGACGATCTTGCTAGCCTTATCAAGGACGATCCGGTGCGCCCAGAGATACCCTTGTCGGAACGTGTAAACTCAAACAGTCGAATTTACATGTTAAAGGATGGTGATCAAACATTAGCCGTTACCTGTGTTAAATTCTTAGAAACAATTCCTTCAGCAGTTGATGATTTGGTTGTGATAATTGGTGGTGCAACAACCGCGGTATTTTATACTATCTGGAGTTACACAGCCGGGGCCGGTCGAGACCTTATTGTAGCAGCTCAACGGTCAATTGAATCAGAGTTTCCAGAGATTCAAACCTACGTGACATTGAGTCCTAAGACCGAAATGGCTCGACGCTTTCATTTGAAAAACGGCGCTCGAGAATTGAGAGAAAACCGCGACACCATCAACTACATCTACAAGTGACATTATTTCACTTTGGACATGTATCGAATCATATCAATTTTTCCTTCTTGCATTTCCAACAAGGCATCAACAGCAGTAACATACGCACCGGTTTCTCTGGCTCGGCGTTTGAGTTCACGCAGGCGTTGCGACACAGCAATGACCATGTCATAACGTGAGTCAGCTAAACCAACACATTTTTCAAGGTCAATTTGGGTGCCGCGACTGAGAGTAACTGGTTTCATAATATCTCCTGTTGTAAAAGTGTATTATATACGAAAAAACGTTGCTGGTCAAGCCCCTATAAATATTCAATGACACCTCGACACTCTAATTCATCCTTGGCCAATCAAGAAATACTGTGGCACGGAACCGATTCGGAAGAGTTATACCAAAAAAATTTAGTTCGAAATCGAACACAATTGGATCAATACAATTGGATCAATCGACCAATCACATATAAATTTAACAGTCATGGATTTCGAGCAGATGAATTTGATTCAGCTGGCTCTGGTGTGATGTTCATTGGCTGTAGTCACACACTGGGTATGGGATTGCCTGTTGAGTCTACCTGGGCACATCGAGTCAGCACCGCGTTGAAACTCAAAAACTACAATCTTGGAGTAGGGGGTGCATCCAATGACACAGCTTTTCGTTTGGCACACCATTGGATAGAACAATTAAAACCGGACTTGGTAATTTTTTTATCTACAGAGAGAACCAGACTTGAACTACACATTGACGAAGACCAACTTTATGATCTCAGCTGTTGGCCAATTGGTTTTCCAATGGTAGACTCTTTTGCAAGAAGTTGGCTCAGTAATGATACCAACAGCAGTATGAATTATTTAAAAAATACGCTGGCCATTAAACAACTGTGCAGTGATCGCGGCATCAAATACATTCAACAAGAAGCATCTGCTATCACAATGACAGATCGAGCCAGAGATTTACAACACTATGGTGAAATTACCAATCGTCACATTGCAGATATGTTTCTTTCAAAACTATAATAAAATGAAGTTTTTTTTAGACAATTTTTGTTTCTCGTTGGTTGAATCGACCTCAGACGTATATAAAAACTATCAACACATTGACCAAATTTCCAATGCATGTGATTTGATTTCAATTACGTTTTACAACAGTAACTATTCAGCACATGCCAAGGTGATTGAGCAATTGTTAGATAAAACTCGATTGCTGATAGTGATAGTTGATGAACCTACCGGAGATTTTTATCAGTTTGTTCAGGCACACAGTAGCTCTAAAATTATTATTTTTTCTCCTGTGATTGCAAATTTTTCTACTACCAATGTTGTTCCATTGATCAGTTGGTTTGGTCAATCCAACAATTACTACGCGACCGACGCTTGGGCAAAAAAGTTACAGTCACAACTGCATATTGAATCAAATCGGCCGAAACGCTTTGATTGTTTACTGGGCACAAAAAAATCACACAGAGATCAAATTGAACAACTGTATAAATCCAGTGGCTGTCAAGATCATATTGTGTATAACTATTTCAAAGACCAAATTGGTCAAGGCATATGGTCACAGAATATCAATGGTGCTCAAGCAACTACACATCGAGTTCGCATGGACACGCACGGAAATTTTGTTGCAATCAGCAACTTGTTACCGGTTGATATCTACAATCAAACTTTTTATAGTATAGTGGCTGAAACGGTATGCACTAATTATTACAGTCAATTTACTGAAAAAACTGCCAAACCCATTGTAGCTGGTAGACCTTTTATAGTGTTCAGCGGCCAGTATTTTTTACGTAATTTGCGCAGCTTAGGCTTTCAAACTTTTAACTCAGTGATTGACGAAAATTATGATACTATTGATGATGAGACTGAACGTTTTGCCCAGGCATGGCAGCAAGTTGAACTCTTGTGTCGGTTGGATCCCGAGACAGTGATGCAAAAGTTGCAGTCGGTACTCACACACAATCAACAACATTTTTTATCAACTGACTGGATGCATCCTCTTACTGAATACTTACGATCTGTCGAAACTGGAGCAACGGGCTGGATTTGAACCAGCGGTTTTACGGATTTGCAATCCGTTGCATTGGGCCACTCTGCCACCGTTGCATAATACTGGTAGGACCTGCCAGGTTCGAACTGACGACATTCTGCTTGTAAGGCAGACACTCTACCAACTGAGCTAAGGTCCTACGTTGATCTTTCGCTTGATCCACATGCCAAACAAGGTGCCACAGTAGGCACCGGCCAAGGCCGGAATCAAGGCCCAGTGATCAGCAGTATAATTGATCACTGCTACACTGGCAGTGAAAGTCACTGCCATACTCCACCAAGCGGCCATCAAGGGTCGGTTGTCCTGGATCGACTTGACAAAATACACATAAATCAAGTCAGTAGCAAATACTGCAAAGAATGTAACCGCATATTCTAACATAAATTACCTTGGGTTGGAGCGGAGTAGGAGAATCGAACTCCTGACTTGAACTTGGAAGGATCTCGTTTTACCATTAAACTAACCCCGCATATTGTCAAACCGATTGCTCGGCATATTTTTTCATCAATGCATAGACCGGTTTGGGGCCTTTTGAACTGTGAAAATGTAACAGTTTGTATTGATTGGCATACTCAGGATCATACCGAATTCCGTCAAATTGAGAATTTATAGGCACTTGTTTAAAAACAAAATCCGGTTGGCTGCATATCATTTTAGAATAAACCAATTGATCTCTATCCCATTCGGTATCATTGCCCCACTCTTTATATAATTCTAACCCGACAGCCCAAACAGCTGGATCCATAGTATGAGGAAAATAACGCAATCCGCAATTGTAAAATTGCTCTCTTATTTCGGTAAACATTGCGAAATTTTTATATTGATCAAAAAAATCAATCGATCCAAATGCCATGATATCTAAGTCAACAAAAAGTATATTGCATGGTTGCTCGGACCATAATTGATAAGTTCTCATAAAAACATCCCTATGCATTTCTTGAGCATAGTCCACTTCGCCTTCAAACAATACCAATTCCCATTCGCCACCTATGTGTTTTTGCAATGTAGGAAGAGTTAAGTCGTGCATTTTTTTATATACACGATAATCTGTAGATGTTATAGACGGTTGTCCACTGGGATAAATTTCTACTCCATTGTTGATTTTGTATAGAGATCTTACTATATAATTTTTAATTTTCATTTGATTGGCCTTGTGACAATTTATCAAGCACCGGGGCAACAGACATTATTGTGTCTGTAAACACCTGTGAGCTATTACTTATTCCAACAAATTGTATCTGTTTAGCAAGTGAGTTTTGTTTGTTACTAACAACATTGCCCAATGGATAATTTCCATGAAAGTTGTTGGGGTATTTGCCCAGCCAATTTATAAATTCTGAACTTTGATATATAGTTTCCTTGCCGTTGTTATTGTCGATTTGAATACCTCCTGAATACATAGTTGGTGGACGAATGTCTATTTGCCCAGGATCGTCATGATCGGCAAACCCTGTGATAAAATCTTTTCCTAATAGATCTTTTTTGATCCAAACATCATATCCAGATAACCGTAAATATTCAAACATGGCATCGTCGATGATGACATCAACATCATCATGATACACAGTGACATCATCATATTTCGAGGCATTAAAAATAAGTTCAGTGGTATGCCATCCTGGCTTACGAAATTTATCTTTATGCGGTGTATGCACATACAGTTCCAAACGATGTATATTTTGATTAATTAGGTCTACTGTATAATTGAATTGTTCAACTTCATAAGGCACCCAGTCAAATGTAGGTTCTTGGTCCCGCACCCAGCGATTTCGCGTATCAGCTGCAGCGACACAGTAACGATGAAGTCTGTTCAGTATTTTTTGTGTATCCAAATTTAAAAGTGCAAGTTCATTTTTGGATACTGTTTCAGGAAACGGACTTATATAAGTTAAACTGTTAGCCAGCTCTATTGATTTCATTAGATTTTCAATACAGTCAGTAGACTTGATACTGTCTGTAACAAATGGCCACGACACAGATCTACCAGTTAGATGATATTTGTTAACTATCTTTAAGAAATGTTCTAGCCATTGATTAACAAATAAATTGTCTAGTAATTCTATTGCAAATGGGCCTAACTCGGATTGGAAATTAAGTATTTTTGGCATATTATGTATTTACGTTAAAGTACCATTGTATTGGTGCGACTGGCTGGACTCGAACCAGCATGTCTTTTGACGGCAGATTTTAAGTCTGCTGAGTATACCATTTCTCCACAATCGCGACTGACTGGTACTCGGTGGGGGAATCGAACCCCTCCTTCCTGCCGTGAAAGGGCAGTGTCCTAGCCGATAGACGAACCGAGCATGTTTGGTGGAGACGGCTGGAGTCGAACCAACAGTGCCTGAAGGCGGCGGATTTACAGTCCACTGGGGTTACCAATTTTCCTACATCTCCAAAACATATAAGAACACACTCACGTTTCTGATGTCTCTGTTGGCTATGGGCCAACCGAATGTGTTCATATATGCTCTGCGTCCCCCGGCGGTAATTATAGTGTATCAGAAATTTCGTCAAGTTGCCCTAACTAGTCTGTTCGTCACTTACACCTTCCACCCGCTTCCCGACAGGGACCGTTCTCGCATTGCTAGCGCCGGTTAGGTTGGACCGCACATACATCCATGTTCTATCATGGCTTCTGTGTGAAACTTTTCGTTTCAGAACCACCCGTGGTTGTCATACCACTTCTCATCGTCTGGGTCAGACTAGCCAATGACAGTTGGCACGTTAGGTGGGCTGGCCCCATAACGGGATACCACTTAACCTGAACTGTCTTATGCATTTATGTTCAGGCACCCTAACTTGGCGGCTTCAAGGAGAATCGAACTCCTATTAGTGGCGTGACAAGCCACCGTACTAACCATTATACTATGAAGCCAAACTCTTGGTCGGAGTACGAGGGATCGAACCTCGGACCTCCTGGTCCCAAACCAGGCGCACTACCAGGCTGTGCTACACTCCGACTTATTTCTTATCCAACTTGGGTTCTTCGTAAACCACTTCTTTTTCTTCTTTTTGCACATAAGCTGGAAAAAAATTCCAACCAAAACTTTTCCAATATTTGTGAATGATATTATTAATAACAACTGCCGCTATTACAATAATAATAAATCCCAGTGCTGTTAAAATACTACCTGCTAAAAATACTGCCGCTTGATCAATGTCCATGTTTACCTTTCGATTGGTTGCGGATGATGGAATCGAACCACCAACTGGAGCTTATGAGACTCCCGAGATACCGTTTCTCTAATCCGCGATTGAATTTGTATTTTACACTAACTCCTATATCTTGTCAAACTATTTTTGGCATACCCCCAGAGACTCGAACTCCGACGAACGGTTTTGGAGACCGCTATGCTGCCATTACATCAGGGATACAAAAACTACATCGTAGGACCATTTCCGTTCCTAAAACCTACTGCACCACCTTCTGCTTCAATTCGCTTGATCACGTCTTCAAACAAGATGGGTGCAAAATCAGTTTGCTCTACACAGACACAATGATAACGAACGTCGTTCTCATCACTGTATAAAACTTCTCCGGTTCTAGCATCAACACCACGAGCCCGCTTGACACGGTTGGCATGCAAGTGTCCGTGAATGTTAACACCAAAACGACCAAGACTTTCTGCGTGAACAGGAATATGACTCAAGATCATACCATTCATCACATGGTATGCACGAAGTTCACGAAAATGTTCACGATAGTCGGCATCTTTGAAGATGTCATGATTACCACGGATCAACACCTTATCACCGTTCAATCTATGCATAATACCCAAGGCCTTACGATTGATCACAACGTCACCCAAATGGTAGACCTTGTCTGTGGGCTTAACACGTTCGTTCCAGGCCTTGACCATGGCTTCGTCCATTTCTTCAGGACTATCCCACGGCCTTAACTTTGTAACACCGTCATTACGGGTGAAGCGGCAGACGCCGGTATGTCCGAAATGCGTGTCGCTTACTAAAAATACACTAGGCATCATGCCCTCCTTTCTTCTAACTGTTACTCTATTATAGCCGAATAGCTATTTTGGGTCAACCAAATTGTTTGTAATACTTTTGTATTACCATCAAGCAGTTAGCCAATATTCGTTTTTTTCCAGCACCAAACTTTCTGCTCCGTCGTGTTCATCAATACGGAAACGATCTCCGGTTGAGACCCAATTGACCTCTAAGTCTTCTAATCCTCCGCAATAAACATCTGGATGCTTTAATTCCATATAGGTAAGAACTTTATCAAACGCTTGTTGTTCGACCCATTCCGCAATACTGGGATCGTAAAGCAATTCCTCATTACCGTGCCAGCTGTACCAACCAGCCCCATAACCGGGTGATACCAACACAGCCACCTTGCCATCACGAATTAGTTTGTTCATTGTTCTTTACTTTTTTTACTGCTTCCATTTGAGCTATCATTGCGTCAACTTGCACACGGGCACGTTCGAGCTTGCGTTCAATTAAGGCCACACGCTCTTCGGGTGCTAAAAAAATTTTATCTTGTATTTTATTTTCCATATTTTTCTTCCAATAAAAAACCCCGGAATGTTCAGTTTCGGGGTTGTTGAATAAAAGTTAAAACTTACTGCTATTCAAAACCCACTCTACGATCTTCACAGCCATAGACCCATAAATCGGCTTGTCCAATTACTGGGTTATTTCCTAAAGAAGGATGTAATTTATTAGTTTTCATAGTAGTATTATACATGGTTATTTATGATTTGTCAACTGGCATATTGCCAATTGCGTATCTTGTCGGCATAGATTTCTGCCAAATATTCCTGACCAGCCGGACTACCGTGGTATCCAGGGTCTGTGCTTTCAAACGGCCAATTGGTTATTGCATAATTAGGTGTTTCTTGGTAGTCAAGGGTCAAGTATCGATCGTCTACTACTTTAGGTATAGCTTGGCGTATATTTCCGGTATTCCAAAGTTCGCCGGCGATAATCAAAAATGGTATACCAGAATAGAACAACTGCATAATGCCATCGCGCATGATCCATTCATCTTGCTGTCGCTTCCAATTGACATCGTATATGTGGTTAATGTATTGTCGAATCGCCTCCTGTGTATTTTTATCTAGTTCACCTGTGCGATATGGATTGTTATAATTCCCAACCAACGTAGTTATATTTTCACAAATCATGCGATATGGATTTGTGCCATAGTTAACATTATCAATACCGGCTGTTTTATCGTAGCCACAGTCAGTGGCAGCAGGAATCTCTATACGATCACAAAATGTTGGTGCCACAATGACAAAATCAGGCTGTTGGCGTAGTGCTTCATCTATTTGTATACGGATACCACCGTTACTGCATCCTTGCCGTGCCAGTATCTCTACGTCCCAACCCAACCGCTTGGCTGTTTGATGGCCATAGCCTGTTCCTGGCCTGTCAATGCTATCAGCACTCAAACTACATCCGCATACTATTAATTTTGCCATTCTGCTAACTCCGTTGATCATTAAAAAAGGCTCCGAAGAGCCTTTTGTTAGATTTTTAAATTTTAGAAACCGCGTGTGTAATTAACGGTCCAGATCTTTTGATCGTTATCGCCATTGACACGATCATATCTTACAGCAACAGTATCAACTTTAGTCACTGCATAAGCCAATGTATAGCGCATGGTGTGTGTTTGGTCGTTGTTGCCGCTGTCAACAGCAGTACGAGTGCGCCAACCCACTTTGGCTGTCACCGGACCAAATGGAACACTAACTCCAGGCTCGATTGAGTAGTATGTAAAGTTGGCAGTATTGCTATACTTTTGTCCCAATGCAACACGAGTGTAGCCGTTTACAATACCATACAACGGTGCAGTAACAGTGCCACCTGTTTCGATGCGTGTGCTCAAGGCATTGGTGTTGTCGGTTACAGCATTACTGATAAGCACGTCACCGGCAAAGTTTTGATTGATTTCTTTCTTAACACCTAACAGATATACCTGTTGTGCGTTTCCAGTAACGTTGTTGATGTGTTGACTTTCTAGGGTCACGCTGTCGCCAGCAACGGCCAAACCTGATACAGCCAAAGACAAGATTGCGAAGATTTTCTTCATTTAGTTTTTCCTTATAAGAATGTGGACGTGTGCCCAACATATTATTTAGTGGTTTTACTGATACACAGTAATTTTTATCCACTCAAACAGTCGAAAAGAGACCCGCCGAAGCGGGTTCTGGTAGTTTCTGTTACGAGGCATTTCCTGCCCTATCGCGGCGATTAAACTGCGAAAGATTCGGCTTTCACTGTGCGAGCAGAGAACTTGACGTTCTTACCAGAAACAGTTACTTCGCCTGTAGATGCTTTTGCATTTACTTGATTTGCTTGATTTACGGTCATCGCCTACCGTGCTGTCCACTCTGTTACTCTTTGCCCTGTCGAAAACCAAGTCATCCCCACCTAAATATACCCCATACACTTAGGTGGAGATGCCGGGAGTCGAACCCGGGTCCAGAACACTTTTCTCTTTGCTTCTTCCCTTACGGGCTTTACAGCAATACTTTTATTTACCCATTTAATCTTGGCGCTAGGTCCTTATAACTTGCTACACCCGACGCCACAGCACCAACTACAACTTGTTTGAATACATTTTCTCTGCCACGAGTTCTATAATAAGATGCCTTTTGTTTACTAGTTAAGAAAGCAACTCTCATTTCAAGTGCTCCAATGTCTGTGTTAGAATTTCCATATTTGGTTTCCGCTAAAAACGAAAGAGTTCTTTTATAAGTTTGTCCTTTCCAATTTTTCACGGGCCCTAATATCAGTTTCAAAGACTCAAACAGCTCTTTGTCTTCGCCATTGTTCCAAGTATATAGGTGTTTTCTTGCCATAATAATTTCCTTTGGTTAATACCCTAGCAGTAAGGGCGGATTAAAAATATATCGAAATAATATCAATATGCTAACAGTATAGCATAGTTGTCGAATCTTGTCAACCATTTACTGTGGTTTCGACTAAATAATATTATGCTACACAAACACCACATTGTCCCAAAATATTTAGGAGGCACAGATGATCCAAGTAATCTTGTTGATCTCACTGTAGACCAACATGCTGAAGCACATCGTTTGTTATACGAACAACACGGTAACTGGCAAGATTATGTTGCCTGGCAAGGATTAAGCAAACTTGATGCTAACTTTGATGCTGCCAAACAGTCAATGATCGAAGGTGGTAGAAAAGGTGCCGCAAGGTCTAACCTTCGTTGGAAGGATCCGATACAACGAGAATTAGCCAGTAAGAAGATGAAAGTAGTATGTGCCAATAGAGGCAAAACTTGGCAGGGCAAACTATACGAAATAACTCACCCAGATGGGACTGTGGAAACAGTTGAAGGATTACGCCAGTGGTGTGTAGACCGAGGCTATAATCCTAACAACTTTGGAAATGCTTGTTTGAGAGGTAGTGTAACCAATGGTGGATTTATGGTCCGCAGGGTCTAACACCCCCGTCCAGAATGCCTTCACTCGGAAGGGATTACAACAATTCTTTACAGACTATTAACTACGGCCGATTCCGGCGGCGGAGTGAACGTATTGCAAAATGCTACAAATTCGTTCGCTGCATCCGACGACACCCATGCAAATGTGCTGACGCCATTGACTGTGGCTGGAAAAGACCCAAAATTTCCAGCCGCAAACATTGCACCTTTTTTGGACTGGACTAATGCTGATTCAGTATCAGTCAATGATCTGCCCCATGTAATTACGCTTTCTGCCGTAGCAGGAAAGAGAAAAGTAGTATCGACTTTTGACATATAAAACTCCTTTGATTATTTTAACTTGTAACTCATTTGTAACTCATGTCTTCTAAACTTACACTTGTTGGCGGCGGATTAAATCCATTCACAATTGATATGTATTCTTCCGCATCAGACAAATGAGACCACATGGTCGTTGGGGTGTAGTGACTGGCATCAACTTGACGATCAGTGACCATACAGGTTGATCCATCCCAAAGGGTATTTTTCAATTTGATTTTTATCAAAACTTCTTCTTCTTCAGTTAACTCTCGATCAAAAACCACTTTGGTTCGAGCAAACGCAAGAAATGTTGCTGATGCTACACATGCCATAACAAAACTCCTTTTTTGTGTCTATTATTTATCATTTATTAAGCAGGCATAATATTTGATGCCTGCTTGCCTTTTGGGCCCTGAACCAAGTCAAATTTTACCACTTGGTTTTCTTTTAATGTTTTGAATCCATTAATATTGATTGCTGAAAAATGTGCAAATACATCCTCACCCCCGTCATCTGGTGTAATGAATCCGAAACCTTTTGCGTCATTAAACCATTTTACTTTACCTACTACCATAATATACTGCTTCCTTTTAAATTAAACATGAGTGCTAATTGTAACCTTTTACAACCTTGCTGTCAACCTCGAGATTGCCTCGTACGATCATGTTATTTAGCATGTTTGGTGGGCCAGCTTGGAATTGAACCAAGACTCGACCGATTATGAGTCGGTTGCTTTACCATTAAGCTACTGGCCCTGTAATACAGTATAACACTAGGGCTCGTAGTTGTCAAGAAATTGTTGTAAATTTCCGTATAGATTTACCATAACTGCTTCTCGGCCACCAAAAAATACGATCCGTTTAGGTATGCCTTTGACTGCATGAATATAATAAGGCATTTGCATTTTACGATCTAATTTTAGTATAAGGTGTTTGTCAAACGTGTATGGATCATCAATGCTGTATGCGTGGTGTTCTAGATCAAGCATGTCGGCCAATGCCGAATAACCTACACTGGTCAATCTCATGCCACCATTACGGCGTAAATTAAACCACCAAGCACTCATGGCAAATTTTAAACCAATACGGTCTTCCTCAGGCAGCAGTGCAATTAGTTCTTCTGTGAGTTTACGTTTGTCGCGCACATCAAGGATAAATTTGATTGCCTGCGGTCAACAACACCACTGTGAACTTTTCGGTTTTAAATTGTGTGTTTAATTTTTTTGCCAGGTTCTTGGCATGGCCCGGATTTGAGAATGAAACCTTTTTGTATTTTGGACCTGGATATTGAACCAATAGGTTTGATGTTTTGAGATTAATCGGCTTGGCATCATAGAACACTGCCCATACGCCCTCCGAGGACAAAACCTGTTCACTCTTGTAAGTGAGCTTGTTAGTGTGCTCGATCAATACATTGGGTTTTGGACGACTCATATCATTAAACTCCTATATTTTATTTATCTAGAAATATAGGTAGTTTTAGAATGTTCCACCATCCATTTTTACCGTGATTGTTTCTGTGTCTTTTTGTAGGGTTGCTACTGCATGTTCACGTAAAGCCTGAAGTTCTAACAATAGTCTAGTGATATCGGCATGTAGATCTTGTGCATCTTTCAAGCTCATGATAAAGTCTCGAGCGCCTCGAGCCTGTTGGCCTTGCACACGTTCAATAAACTTACTGAGATGAATTGTCATGAGCTTGTTGTTCTGAGTAGTAGGGACCTTGGTATGGATAGCGTTGCAACACAATCAACTTGGGTGCCAGCACTGTGCGCCAATTGCGACCTTTACGAACATTGTACCATCCGGCACTAAACCAACTTTTGCTCTTGTTTGTCTTGGTATAAACCGGCAACTGTTGACTGACATCCCACATGGGGTTGCACACACGGCCCGACACTGGATATCCATGCACATGATCCACGGTGGTCTTGGGACGGGTAATCTTTATTGCCGGTTCGAATTTGATATTGGCATTGCGAGCCGCCAATTTTATAGTTTTGTATTGAGCGATTTGATTGTTGATCTTTACTTGGAAACCGCCAGCACAGGCTTCAATGTTGCCGACCTTTTGATTGTTCTCTTGCAAGATCCAGAACTGCTTGTCTACTACAGGTTTAGCTATTAATGTCATTTAACACTCCTTTGTATGTTTCGTTCATCCAACGGCCGAAACTGTCGGCACTTTCACTGCACTTGTTTAATTCATACTTGCCACAGAACTGCATGAAACGCACACCCACCTGGCCGATGTCTTTGTGACTGATCTGTTCACATATGGCTGCATCCACGGTGGCTTTGATCTCTTCGGGCTGTGCTGTCAAGTCGATCAGTTCTCGGTTGCGTTCGTAATCATCCAACACTCTGTGTTCTACACCATCTGGATCGATCCAGCGTTGCAGCATCATGTTGTTCCAATTATATCCGCGAGTTTTACGATCTTCAAATGCCTCTTGGAGACCAACTTTATTTTTTGTTCCTTTAGTTCGAACACCCGGATAAGCTGAAAACACATTGTCTGAGCTGTCGCCTCGCATACACTTTTCAAACAGTAACCACTCCGGATTGGGTATTGTTTTCGCTTCTTTAGTTTTTTTATCAATGACCGCTTTACCTTTAGCATCAAAGATTCCTTCCGTGGTAATTAGTTCGTCGGTGATACCGTTGTATTGCGTGACATTGGGTGCTACTAATTGAACAAAATCTGTATCGCTACTGATAACAATATGTTCGTCTTGGGGGTGTAGTGCAATCCAGCGAGCAATAATATCGTCGCCTTCTGCTGTAGGACATCTAATCACTGAGCAATTGGTCCTCTCAGCCAGGTATTTAGTCAAACTATCATAAGTTTCCCAAAACATCTTGTCTTCGTCTGCTTGGGCTTCGGTTAAGGCAGCACGGGCCACTGCACGGTTATTTTTGTAGGGTTTGTAGTAGTCCTTACGCCAGCTGCGCCCTTCTAGGGCAAAAACCACGTGATCTGCTTCAAAGCGCCGGGCTACTTTGTTGGCACTCATCAGGGTCACATGGAGGGCAAATCCAATTTTCTCCCACGTGTCACTGGCACGAAAAGCACCGTGCCTGGCACGAAAGAACATATTAGCTGTATCAATAAGAACATATTTCATACTGCTAGTATAGCAGATATTGACTAAGTTGTCAAACAATTACGGTTTGTAAATATGGCATCAATACCGATCTGGTCCACCGTAACTGCCCGTATTCATTAGGATGAAAATTGTCGTCGGACAATAGATTGTATCTGACCGAAAAATGATAAGGATCCATGATATCAGTGATCATTGAATTGTATTTTTGCTGTGCTGATTCTGGCAAATATTTTCTAATTTCAAAAGAATTTGTACCGCCCACTGGATTTTTTGTGTCTATAAAGTTTAAAAATAAAAACCTATAATTCAATGATTTTAGATACTGGTAGGTTTTAACCATGTTAAGATAACTCTCTACAGCTCTAGATTCATTGTTTTTTGCCAAAGCAAACGTCTTTAATTCTTCTTGAACACTGTGATTGTCAGCTGCCTTGTTGATAGCCGACATCACGCTTTGAGTATAATAAAATTGATATGAATGTTCGTTGATATAGTCCTTGGGCACTATATAATCATCTCTGTCGTGTCCAGACCACATTACTATTACCAGACTTGTGGCCGGATCTGGTTGATCTATTTCTAACCCCCAAATCAATGAATTTGAAATATGACTGTTGCCAGCGCCCGGCAAAGAGCTGTCCAAAACTTGTTCAAATCCACCAAGGTCTCTTAGATAATACGGCCAAGTGTCTGCGACATTTTCAAGTTGATTGTAAGTGTAACTGCAACCACTTACAATCAATTTTTTAATTCCAAAATTATAAACTGTGCTGACTTGTTTTGGAATATTTCTTGTTTTGAATATCATACAAACTGATTGGACATTATGTATTTGAGCAGGTGTTTGAACCACCATGCATGTCCATCCCGTCCATAATGATATGAATCGGGCATGACTGTTTCGATTGCTGCAGCCTGTAATTGAGCATGATATGTGCTGGCTGGATCATAAGGTCCAATATAATTAACGCCCCAATCCTTTTGATCTTGGATGGATGAAAAATCACTATTACCGTTGAAGAAAATATGAGGAATATCTTGAGACACAAGTTCTTGATGAAACATCCAAATTTCATCGTGTGCGGTTTGTGTTTTTTGTCGCCAATCGAGCCCGACAACATAGTTGCGATACCGTTCAGCAGCTTCGGACGGAACTTGATCAATACCACTGCCGTTAACTTGATAATAAATGCCATCATACAACCATTCTTCTCGTTCCCAGGTTGACCATTGAATAACAACTAACATATTTTGTAGGTTATTTTTTTGTTCTGCAAGCCAAGCACGGGTAGTTCTTAGTATTCTAGCATTGCTACTGGCACTTTCTGCTTCGCATTGAAATCCAGCATTAAGCGCAAGACTTAATAGTTTACCCCAAGTGACTTGAAGATTTTCTGGATGCGGTAGACGCCCTAGGTAATATAATTTGGGATCGTCTTCAGCAAATGCATGAGCATTTACCGCTTCGGCGCCAGCAGTATGACTGTCACCGTTGACATACAAAATCATAGAACGAATTTTCGAGCATGGAGACTTAATTCAGTGCCCCAGGCTGCTTGAGCAGCAGAACCATAGTGAAATGGGTCACCGGCATTGGCTAAGATATTGTTTGATTCGAACCATTTGGCCATGCACCCGTTGGCATCGTAAGGTTTATAAAAACTCCCGTGCCAATCTTGATGATTAGCGATGGTGTCGAAGTTGTTATAGGTAGTCCAAAACAGGTGTGGTACGCCACGCTCACGCAATTTTAAATGCATGGCATGAATTCTGTCATGCCACAACTGTGTCATTTTACGATAGTAGTCGCCGGTTAATGTTGTTTTCCATTGGTTGAATCGAGCCTTCATTGGTTCTGGCATACCAAAGTCTGGGCCACCACAAACGCTAATATTGTTATACAACCAAGGCCATTCTTCTCGTTCAAAACTGGTCCAGCCGATGAACAACATTGTGTTGGGTTCCCATCTTTCGTCAGCCAAGAAATAATCTATATGGTTTTCAATCCAATAGTTGCTGGCACCATTTTTAGCCCAGCAACTGAATGATTCAGCAAACTGCCGACTAAACACCACAATCATATTATCAAGGTCCACTGGTTGCTCTGACTCGGTGCAGGCCGGATATAAATTACTGTCGCCAATAGCTAGGATCATGACACTTCTGACCTTCCGTCACCAATGTTACGTGATTTAACTACGCGATCACGTTCCGGGTCCATGGCTTTGTATTGCTCATATGTCTCCAACACAATATTGCGACATACCGCAGTGAACCAACGGTCCACAATGTCCGAATCGGTATCTTTGGGATTCATTCGATAACCGGCACGAACAAGATTGGCCACAAACTTGTCATTCCAATCAAGTTCAAAAGCACCATTTTGCATATTCTCAGGATCAACTTCCATGCTGAGGATAGTTACATAAGGCTCGCCTTTTTCTGTGGCCAACTCTTTAGCAGTTTTTTCTGCCTTCTTGGGCTTAGCCTCAGGTTTGGGCGCAACCGCATCTGGCTTCTTTTTAAAGCGATCAAATAGTCCCATTGGGTTCCTTATTGAGTTCTGGTATTGCCGTAGTGTAACACAGCAATGCCAGGCATGTCAAATGGCAATTTGCGCCACGGATCGACTATGACACTGCCCGGTTGAATTTCACAATAGGGTTGTGTATCAGGGGTATTACCGGTATATTCGTATGTGATCTTACGATTGTGTGCCCATAAAAATACTGCTGGACCGTCAATGGTATCCAAGCAATGGGTGCGATCGTCGGCTAATGGATCAACGTAAACTACCGGTAATCCGGCTTCACGAATATAGAAACCTACCAGTGTTGAGTAACTGCCGATACAGTATTCAACATCGGGCTTGTAGGCCTTGCCATGAATTACAATTGGCAAACTGAGTCGTTGCGCTTGATCAACCAGGAACAAGGCCAAGTTTTTTGCCTGTATCTCTCTGGCATGCATCACTGTATCAAACAAGTCATACCCAATGTTGTATTCTTCCGCTAACCAACGTAAGGCAATGTTATCACGTGGATGACAAGCACCAGCATCGCCCATACCTGCTGTCATGTATTTAGGACCCATTATTCGCATAGTTGATCGTGCTAGAGCATTTGTAACCACGTCAACATTGATGTGACCAATCTTCATAGCAAAGTCTTGAATCATATTTACAAGCCCAACCTTGGCCGAGATAAATGTATTGTAGAAAATTTTAATAGCTTCGCATTCATCCCATGTGCCAATTTCATAACGTGGATTATTTTGCATGATTGTTTCATACAAGTCTCGCAGTTCACCAGCAACTCCGGTCAGATTGCCATCTTCGGTACCTAACATAATCATTTCAGGATTGACCATGTCCCACTTGACTGACCCCATGGCAATCAAATAAGGATTGTAAACAAACTGATGTTTTTTATCTAATAACGGAACAAATTTGTTGCGAGTGGTTCCGGGTAATACTGTAGAAATTAACACTACTTTTTTAGGGCTAGTAGCGTATTGGTTTACCTTGGTAATAGCATCAATAACTGCATCGTGCCCAAAGTCTTTAGGAGTCATATGACTTGACGGAACTGACCCGTCATAGCCCTCAGCATGTGGAGTAGGAACAGCGATAAAGATCCATTCGCTTTCGTTGACTACTTCACTGATGTCACATACTTTTACTGTATTGCTAACACGTGGATGAATGTCGTAACCACGAACTTCGTGTTTTTCAGCAAATACTTCAGCACAGTCTAATCCTAATTTCCCAATTCCTACAAATCCAATTTTTTTCATGTAAGTCCTTAAAGATAAATGATATAATAATTTATCCGTGTTTTGAACAGTGATTAAGATTTCTTGAACACAGGAATAGGATTCATTTTGTGTAAACTACGAGCTTGTATAGCACGGAATTTTTCTAGATTAGCCACAAGTTCTGGCTCTGTGGATTGAATTTCTCCAAGATCCATACGCATAGCAACCTCAAGATCAGCATAGCTCATGCCCAGTTGATCTTCGTCAGTGCGTCCATCATCCCATAAGCCATCTGTGGGCGCCGCGTTGATAATATCATCTAGCACTCCTAGCTCACGTCCCATTTGCCATACTTCTGTTTTGTAACAGTCAGCAATAGGACTAATATCCACGCCACCGTCACCATACTTGGTATAAAATCCTACACCAAAATCTTCAACTTTGTTGCCGGTGCCTACCACAAGTCCACTTACGCTTTGAGCAATTTGATACAAGGTAACCATACGTAGTCGACTGCGGCTGTTGGCCAATCCTAACAAGTTTGGATAAGTGGCTAACCGACTTTCAAACTCATCAAAGGTACTAGTTAAATCAATAATGTCGTGGCGCACATTATCAAAGTTCTGTGTCAACCAAACACCTTGTTGCAGACTGAGATCGTGTAAGTCGGGACGTTGACGTATAGGCATAGTTACTGCCACTGTGTGTAATCCAGTTCTAGCGCAGAGTGCGCTGACTACAGCACTATCAATACCACCACTGATACCTACAACTAAGGATTTCATGCCGGCCTGTTCAGCATAGTCTCGAATCCAATCAGTAATACGATCTTGTAATGTTATAGGCATCAGGTCCCCCATTCATTCTTAAAGAGTGGAACTTGTAGCCTGTCACTGTAACGAAGTCCGTGTTTCATTGCCAATAATGCTACATTACGATTGTTCATAGCGTATACCGTTTCAACACCACCCACTGGCATTAGATAAACGTGTCCGGTAAAACCCGCCTTACGATATGCGGCGATAGCACACTCAGCATCTGCAAAGTCTTGTTCAGTGGCAATAACAAATTTTAAATATGCTGTGCCATATTCTTCATAGTCACAAACTACCTTGGGCAAGATGGCTTCTTCCCACTTTTCTCCACTGCATGGCAGTTTGGCACTGACACTAAATGTAATCTCTCGCCAAAAGTCTCGGTCATGATGGTGTGCCCAGGTATGCAAATACGAAGCAAACTCTTTGGATATCTCTTGAGTGCCATTGGTTTCAAACGTAATTTCTTTAAGCCCTTGCATCTTGGGATGATCTAACAAATCTGGGTAAGCACGTTGCCAACCTAACAACGGCTCACCACCTGTAATGACCAGGTGTTCATCACGCCATTCACCGTGTGGAAGTATTTCCATAATACGTTCTACAATGGCATCAGTTGTAAGCATTGGACTTAGGTCTTTAAAACTAGGGTGCCAACTGGCATAACTGTCGCAACCCGTGCTTACTAATGGTAGTTCTTCATATCGATTATATAGATGTGCTACTTCAGCAAGCTCTTCGGCTTCTGCGCTCAACTCACCACGTGGCATGCCAAAGCCAGCGCATTTGAAGTTGCATCCAAACACACGCAAGAATACCGACGGCACACCCATATAGCGTCCTTCGCCTTGCACTGAATAGAATAATTCTGCTATTTTTAATTTACTCATTGTTAACCTTTAATGGAATGCCTCTGAACATGTATTGCACACTATTGTCTCTTAGGAATGATTTATCAAAACTACTAAAGTGTTGATTAAATTCTTCAGGGGTTAGTTCAAAATGATCAATAGGCTCTTTGCTGTCAGCAATGGCTTTTTTCATTTCTTCTAACAAATCAGGTTTTCTATAATGTATTTTCATGTTACTATTTTAACATTTATAATCACAAGTGTCAAGGCAAATGAGAGATATCTAAGGTTTTTGTTGGTCTAGGCCTTACCGGAACGTCGGGTATACCTAACTGATCATTAATGGCTTTCATTAAATGTAACTTTGAAGGAGCATGTCTACTACCGTGCCAGTGAACAATTTTGGCATCGTTTAGGGTACAACCGTTCCATGTGTCGGTAAATTGTTGAGCTTCTTCGTTACCAAGCAACCAAGGCCCTTGATAGGCCATTGTGGGATCAATCACTTGCTCTGTAGTTAGTCCTTGTCCCCAGACCATGTGGTTATACAATTTCTGATCACCATTCCATTCAGTGCAGTTGCTTAATTTACCAAGAGCCGCTTCGAACATGGCACGATCCATTTCGGCTGGGTAATAACGTATATCGGCGTTTAGAAAATGCGGCAGTTCGTCTAAGGTTTTAGGATCGGTGTAGTTGAACATTAGAAAGTGTTGGTATCGACCAAACACTTCGACTGGCTTTAATACCTGCACATCACTGCCACAGTAGTAAATGTTACAAGGTTCTGTGCTCCAAATATCCCATATGGCACGAAACTGTTGACGAAACACATGATTGACATCTGTGGCTGTTGATTCTAGTCGGATCAATTCCCAATCGCCTTGTAGGTTATGAAAGAAGCTGGCTTCACTTAGCACGGCCATTTTTTCATAGTATGAATACAAGTCACCTTCGTCGGCTCGATCACGTCCAGGCCACCATTTGGTGCTGCCAATGCGATGTAGACCTTTGATTAGATAATTTTTCACTGTGTAACTTCCACTTCTGGAAAATATCTAAGGAAGCGGTCATTGGAATTGGTTCTAGCAGTTTGAATCTTTGATTTAATTTCCTTAAAGAAATTCCAGGCCAATGGTACAAACAGGATTCGGCAATTGGCATCAAGTTCGGCAAGTCGATCTACTCCGACAATGGCACAACCGGTACCGGGGGTAAACTTGCCTTGCTTGAGTGGATTGTCATCAATGATAAAATCTAACCGGATATCACCAAAGTTTAATAGTGTATTGCCTTTGGCCGCAGCTCCATATCCAACTAGGGTATATCCATCACGACGATATTCGCCGATGGTCTCAATCAACTGGTTCATGTTGCTCTTGACAGTAGATTCCCAACGAGTATATGTATCCTTGTTCAACAAGCCATATGCAGCTTCAAGATCAATAGCATTCTTTACACGATTTTTATTGACAGAGGCTTTGCTTAAAATAAAAATATAACTGTTGCCGTGTATAGGAGTTTTAATTGTGTCAACCAAATGTAAACCAGCACGTTCGGCCAGGCGGCTCATTGAGTTAACATTAAAAAAGTTAACGTGCTCGTGATAGATGGTATCAAACTCATTGTTCAACACCATGTCGGCCTGACTGGTCTGTATAAACAACACAGTATTGTCGGTCATTAGTTCAGCACATGATGTTATAAATTCGTAAGGATCTGGATTATGGGCACAGACATTTTGTGCTATGATAATGTCGTAGTTGACTTGTTTTAATTTTTCAACAGCGGCTGGCCCAAAGAAATCACAAATCACTGAATGGCTAGCACTGCTACGGAGAAAAAGATTTTCAGCAGGATCGATTCCGTATGTGTTGATTGGTTGTAACTGTTGACTTCTTGCTGTTTTAAAATAATTAAGTTGAGTTCCGTCGTTGCATCCAATGTCTAATACATTGCTAACTCCGATGCACGACTCTAAACAAAAATCAGCAAACCATTTACAATAGTCCTGTATGGTTTGATTGGTGCCAGTGGCATACAGATAATTCTTGTAAATGATCGCAGGATCTACTGTGTGGCTTAGTTGTAGGTGAAAACAATCATGGCAAAGACTTACAGCCAATGGATAACGGTCTTCTGTTGCATTGGCTGAATCTCTGTAACTGTTAGCCAGGGGCTGTTGTCCAAGATCTAATGCAGTATGAATATCCGCTGACCCACAGGCCAAACAATGTGTATTTTCTACGACGTGATTCATAATTTTAACCAGCGATCATTCTTTAAGGTCCAGGTAACCATTTGCTCAATTCTAGTATCAAAACTATACTTGGGCTCCCAACCCAGCTGTTTCATATATTCACCACTGAGAGCATAACGGAAGTCATGCCCAGGACGTTGTGTATCAACTCCGACCATGGTGTATTTTAATTCCTTGCCGAGTATGTCAGCAATTTTTTGTGCCACATCAAAGTTTGAGACTTCTTGTTGACCTACAATGTTGAACTTGGGACAGGTAGCACCTCCAAAGTCGTCGGCTAGTGGAAAGCCTTGGTGCGGCAACGCCATAATAAACATAGTGGCATCGGCAACATCTGCGGCATGGACCCAGTGACGTAGTCCACTCCGGGTGCCGGTTTCTTCATCGCAGTGGATAGAAACTGGCTCACCTGCTAGAATCTTGCGCATGGCAATGCCGATGAACTTTTCTGGCAGTTGACGTTCGCCAAACACATTCATTGTATGTGTGCAGTAGATGGGCATGCCAAACGTGTTTTCGTATGCTACACATAACTCTTCTGCGCCAGCTTTAGTGGCACTATATGGACTGCGACTGTTGTAACGATCCCACTCCTTATATTCTACACCGTCGGGTGCTGACCCAAACACTTCGTCGGTGCCAAAGTTAATAAATTTTTCCAAGTCGGGCAAATAACGTCGAGCATAATCCAGCAAGTTACAAGTACCAACCACATTGTCTTGCACAAACAACATGGGATTTTCAATTGAACGAGTAACATGGCTACCTGCAGCCATATGGATAATAAGATCTACCGGTCCGATTTGTGCAGCCAATTGCGGATTAATCTCTGCACGTAGGTCATGATAAATTACTCGTAACCGACTCATTGCATCGGTTCCAAACTCTTGACTTAGTTCATGTAAACGATTTAAATTTCCTGAAAAGTCTAAACGATCCATGCTGATGATGTTATATTCGTCGTGTTTGAGCAATCGACGAATCATATGATGACCAATAAATCCAGCGCCTCCGGTTACCAGTATAGTTTTTTTCATAATGTTGATTAGTTGGCCTTTAGTATAAATTGACGCATTTGATCGTTGATATCGTTTTCTCTTAGCTTTTCCCAGGGATCTTGTTTGCCTGTTTTGATACGATCCCACCAAGTTGAAGTTGATCCTTGACTTTTTAAATATGTGTCAATGATTTCACACTCTTGCATACGCAATTGAGTCATTTTGGGATTGTGAAAATCTCTAGGATTACTGGGATTTCCTTCTAGCAGTTCTCTTTCTTTGTAGGTAGCATCCAAGTTGTTGCCGGTGAGGTCAGCACGGTCGTGTAGAACATTCACTTCAATACGTTCCCAGATATCTACTAGATAAGCAATTTGGCTTAACCAAGCATCAGTCATACTGTGCAAGCTCAAATGTCCAACAAGATCCAGCCAAGCTCTAGGCACAATAGGAAATATACTGTAAGGATGGTCTTGGTGAGTATGCACAGCCAACAACTTGAAATCTCCAGTGCGTTTGACAATTTCTAAATCCCAATCTTGACTTTCCATCAGTGCATCGTCATTCCAGAAAAATATCCAGTCTGCGTCTGAATTTTTACTTAGGGTATTGATGTATTCGTTAAGACGACTGTATCCAAGTGGTTCAAAAGTCATAGCAGTGTATGCGACCTCCATCTTGTCCAGTTGCGGTTGCAATGATTCTTCGAAATGGGCCAAGCCCACTGTGTCGTCTGTGTCTAGACCCAACAACACTTGTATGCTAGACAGATCTGCGGCTTTTTCAAGCAAGCCAACGAGACTGCGTGTTAATGCCGCAGTGCGACCCCGGGTGGGCAATATGATTGCTATTTTGTATTCATGTGGCATAGTGCGAATATTTATATGCGCCGTTTATTCAGTGATAATTTGTTGTTCATCACCAATGACGTACGACGCCTGCGATTATAAAAAAGTTTGTGACGACGTATATCAATACAATTACCGTTCTGATGCGGGCAACACGATCTGCTTCTGCATCAGTGTTGCCGGCTTTTTCGCCTAGTGCTTTGGCCCAAAGTCTCCAGATCCTTTTCATGTGCCACAATCTATACGCCATGGACACTGTGATAATGTGTTGGTGCTACAGTCGTCTTGACCAAAGCACCACGGTGATTCTGAGCCACGTTTTAATCGAATTACAGTGTGAAGTTGCATACGCTCTTCACTATTACCTAACCCCTCGTTAGAGAACCGGGCTTCTTCGTTTAATAGATTTTGTAATTCACTCATCGAATAGTGATTCCACGTTGTATAAGATTTTCATGTTCTTGAACAATGTTGGACTTGTTACTCGGATCTAATTCTACGCCTAATCTCGGTGCAATAACAGTTTCAACGTAATCCCAGTGGGCCAATGGTGTTGGGTGCGAGTCGTTTTTGTTGTATCTATGACTGGTATGTATATTATGATTTTGTTGTCTAAATGTTTCAAGTGAAATGTCTAATAGACAATTGTTATCAATTTGAAATCCTTTATATATTTCCTCCAGCCTTGGATCATTTTTTATATCTGTTTCGGCATGAAATAAAGGAAATGCTGCAAAATGATAAGCAGAATATCCGACAGATTTACTGTGTAAATCAATCAACTGTATATAATCCATTGTGGTTTGAAAACGTTCCACTGGATGATAATAGTTAACAAAAAACTCTTTGCTTTTTAAAACAGCACTGCCTTGATGTCGCCAATGGTTTGTTGGATCCTTGTTGGGCATAAGGTATGGCTCCTCGCTATAAAAACTCCAGCGATCAAAACTGGTCCACAGGACAATAACTACATCCTGTGGACGTGCATGTTTTACAATAGATCTTGCAACAGTGGCATTGTCACATCCGCCTATGCCAACTCGAGAATAAGAATTAAATTCTCGTCCTAAAATATCAGCCCAGGTGCTCCAGCAGTATGAGGTATAACTACAACCAGAAGCTAACAAGCGACTGTTTTTTATGCTCACGCAAACAGATCCTCGTCCCATTCACGATGACCTTCGCGGAATGCCATGTTACTTTGTGTTTCGCGCACTTCTACACGATAGCACCATAAACGAGCAGCCTCACCAGGTCCCCACATCTCTGGAATGTAAACACCGTTGACGTATTTGTAAAGCATATCACTGAGTCCTTCACACCCTAATCGAGGTAGCACTACAATCTTGGCCATATTCTTTTCTTGTAGTAACTTAAATGTCTCCATCTCGGGATCATCTTGTGCCACAATAAGCGTGTGGTCAAACTGATCTTCTAGGGTTTTCTTTAGTTCTTTAAGTCCACCATAGTCGGCGGCCCAGTTACGCACATCCAGTTCGTTAGTTCCAAAATAGAACTTCATACTAAACGAATAACCGTGTATCAAGTTACAATGACTGTCTGCCCTCCATTGTCTATATGCACATGGAAATGCGTCGTGGTACTCTTTGGTACTAGTGTATTTGTAAACTACGGGATTTAATGTTGTCATGCTGTTTTTCTCCTATGTTAAAGTATAGCATAGGCGGCGGAGTTTGTAAAGCGGGACGATGCCGATAGGCCGCTGAGATTACTTTTTCTTATCTGGTGCTTTTTTTCTAGCCGATTTAGTGTCAGTGACATCAGCTGATTTAATCAATTGTTCCACTGTGTCAAGGGCCTCGGTGGTGGCAAACATTTGCCAAAGTCGATTGCCGGTGGCGTCAATGGGCGAAAACTTGAATTCGATCACTGAATCATCTTTAAGACGCAGTTGAATAATTCGTTCTTGTGGTAGGTTTACTGTGCGGAGGCCTGTCATGTTGTGTCTTTCATTGTGTTGAATCTATTTATTATCTTTATTTGTGTTGTTAGTGTTTGCAGGTTGTGTCTCAACCTTATCAAACGCCGGATTGATATATGGTTCTACCACAGTCTTCTGTGCAACTCCCCAGCCAACAGCTGAAAAGAAACCAACCACTATCCATGTTGCAACTATTACCATTTTACCGTTACCTTTTAGTTAAAATGTATATCTGTATTCGGCCATTGCACGATACTGACCGTTTTGTGTGGCCATACCTGACAATCTATAGGCATTGTGTCGATCAATAACACCGGTATATAATGCACGAACATACGGAGTGGTTTGACTCACAACACCCATCTTAGTGTTAGTATACACTGGATTGCCTGCGTTGTCAACACCAGTTGGCATAGTGGCAGTTACATTGCCACTCAATACAACCGGTTTCACACCTGCATACACACCAAGATCACCAAAGCCCAATTCGTTATACCGATAACCGGTTTCGACCCATCCAGCAAAGATTGGACTTACATCAGTTATGATGCCAGATTTAAAATTGGTAGTGGTCATCATCACGGCGCCTTGAACACTGAATCGATCTTTCTTATATGTCATCACTTGCTCTAAGGTGCTACTACTGTTAACTGATCCAAAGGATCCAGTAAAGTTCAACCACGGATTGGTGTTGAGACTGGTAAACTGTAGACCGGTAGAAAAGTTACCACGTCGGTATATTTCTGGTAGACCAAAGCTCCATTGGTTAGTGGGTCTAGGTTGTCCGGGATACATGCCGACTGATTGTTCTCCAAACTCTTTTGGCAGTAATGGGGCACCAATCATGTTGGTTTGATTACGGTTCTCTGCGCCAAGGCGCACAGCCATGCCTTGCGTATTATACACAGTATGTGTATTGCTATTCAGCATGTATTCAGTATGACTGGTAAGATCATATTGATCAATATGTTCGGTGTTGAATGTGTAACCGTTGGGTCCAACCGAGTTTGTGGTGGCAAAATTCAAACTGTAATTGCGCCCCAAAGAATCAAATGCCTGCATCTGATTGAAGCCCGACATGTTGACACCAGCAACACCACCGGTTATACTGTTCAATGCCACAGCACCGGATCGGGTGGCAATGCTCAATGCTCCGGCTGGACTTAGTAATTTGTCAGGATTCAATACCAATCCAGAACCAGCGTCGGTCAGGTATGTGCTGGATGTTTGTGCCAACACTTGATTGACCTGTGCCGAACTCATCCATGGCCATGTTGCTTTGACAGTATTGAATGCTGTTTGTGCTGTGATCGGACTGACTTGCGATCCTATGAGACTGAGATAGGTAGACATCCGCATAGGACTTGTGGCATCGTTGTGCCATTGTAGTGTGCTGACCAGATACAAGTTGTTGCTTCGATCTTTGACCACAGCTACTTGATTGCCGCTGTTGGCAGTGTTGGCAACCAGGTTGGCTTGGCTGGCAAAGTCAGTGATGATATTTTGGAATGCCGCCACATAAGGACCTGTGGTACTTTGTTTGATCAAGATTTGTGTGCTGCTGTTGGCAGTACCAGACCAGTCGGTGCCACTCAGGATCATACTTTTAAAGCCGTTGCCCAGATCCACAAATTGTGGACGATAGGTACCATAGGTATTGGTATTATAACCGGTTACCATGGTCGCTGTTACATCGGTGAAATTGCCTGCGCCGTCGTTTTGTAAAAATTGTATGGCTGATTGTTTTACTCCGCCACTGGTGCCGGGTGAACTGAACAGAATTAAACTTTGATTGCCACTGGCATTGAAATCATAGTTTATGATCAAGTAATTGTGACTGCTGTTGCCCAGTATTGGCGCAGGCAAGTCTCGGGCCCAATTGATGCTGAGTTTGTTGGTAGCAGGATCTATAGCCCAGGTATACATTTTGGTAGTGCTACTGCCGCATCCACTCCATGCCGTAGCACCAACACAGGCCCTACTGTCAGTGGCCACCAGTTGTGTTGAGCCATTGTTTATGAAGTCAGCGGCCGCAATGCTACTTGCACCCCAGAACAGATCATTGTTGCCACGAGCTTGATATACCGTAAATCCGTTCACACGATTGTTCATCAAGAATGTGGTGTTGGGACCATAGTCTGTGATAATAGCATCGGTCCAACCCGACCGGGTTAGGTCAGCAATCGTACTTCCATGCCCCCAAACCTGAGCACCCAATTCGATGGTATCACGAGTAAACTGACTGCCGGTATTTCGAAACAACCAAGCCTGACTAGATCCAGCGGAACCATACCAGTTCATATCAGTGGCTGGAACAATCAACATGTCGGTCTTGCCGGTCTTAAAAAAGTCGGCAAAATGCACACCTGTGGATTCGGCTCCTAGGATTGAGTTTGTTCCGTTGGGAAACCATTTGGCTGTTTCATTGACAAAACTGCCATCTTTCCAATTGAACAGTTGTATACTACTGTTGACCCACTCGCCACTGGTAGCCGGTTGACTCATGCGTCCGGTTACAATCATACTGTCAGCACCGTCACCGGTCAGATTGTTTACCACATGCTGTTGACTCACTGCGGTTTTGGTCGAGTCCGCGGTGTAAGGATTGAATGTGCCGGCCAGTGTAGGTGTGCTGAACGGAACAGTATCGCGGCTGCCGGATGCAAATCCATATCTAGACAAGGTGCCAGAACTGTAATAAGGTTCATCGCGTTTGAGGATCGGATTGGAGCCATTGGTGGGCCAAGTCGTTGTGCCACCACCGCCACCACCACCACCGCCACAGGCTGTGAGTAAACAAACGGTCGCTACAGCCAAGGCCATAACAGTTGGTTTGATTACACATGATTTTTTCATATAGTCACTCTAAGAATAATTGTTCATGCAACTATTATAGCAGGTGACTATTTCTGGGTCAATCGCGCTTTAGATACTGTAGTTTATCAGCAACACCGGACCATTTTTCATGATCGGGCATGGATTCTTTGGATTTGGTAATGGGTTTCCAACTTCGAGCCAGTTCACGATTAAGGTCAATAAACTGTTGCTGATCCTTTGGCACATCCGATTCGGCATATATAGCATCTTCGGGGCATTCTGGAACGCACACTGCACAGTCAATACAGCCGTCTGGATCAATGGCTAAAAAGTTTGGGCCTTCTACAAAACAATCAACTGGGCAAACGTCTACACAATCGGTGTGCTTGCAAAGAACACATCCGTCGGTTACAACATAGGTCATGCTTGTTGACCTTCTAACCATTCATCAACACGCTGTTCGGCCTCTGCCTGCGTGATAGCTGGCACTGAGATTTCGGCCAATTCTCCCATATTGTGTCGAATAGAATACGGCGCTGGTTTGCCAGAAAAAATAATTTCATCCATTCGACGAAATACAGCAAATTCTTGTAGATGTTTGGCTCGTTCAATTGCCACTGCTGTCAAATCATTTATATCTTTCATTGTATTTTCCTTGGTTATCGTGGAGCAAAGTCCTGTTGCAGTTTAATGTTGTCAAAGAATTCTTTCTTTGTACCTGGATCTGTATTAAATGATCCTTGTAATACAGTTGTCTGCGTTAGACTTGAATGTGCCATAATGCCACGGTTTTCACAGCAACCATGTGTGGCTTGAATGTAAACACCGACGTTTTCTGAGTCTGTAGCTCGCATAATTTCACGGGCTATGTCGTTACACAGTTCTTCTTGTAGGGTTCCACGACGACTGCACCACTGGGCAATACGTGTATATTTTGACAGTCCAATGAGTTTGTTGGCTGCAATGATTCCGATGTAGGCAACACCAGCCACAGGCTGATGATGATGGCTACACATACTACGAAGCTCACTCCTAACCACCAACATACCTTCATAACGATCCGGGCTATCGTTTGGAAAAGCTGTTGCATCGGGTGCTGGTTCATATCTTCCTGCCATTATCTCATTAAAATACATCTTGGCCAGTCTACGTGCTGTGCCTTGGCTATTAGGATCCGTTTCTCGATCAATTAACAATCGGTCTAGCACTAGTTCAAATGCTTCTGCGGCTTCATCAATTAAGATTTCCTTATCACCTTCAAATAGGTAGTCACTGATGTTGTCACCGGCCCAAAAACGTTTCTTATCGCGCTTCATTGCAAAACGAATTGCGTCTCCAAGATAACCTTCTTCGTATTCCTTGGTATCCATCACATCCAGTGCTGTTTCATTTTTTTCTGTCAATTTTTATTCTCCGAGTTAGGGTCGAGGATGACCAGTCATGTTGATATTGTAACAGGTATTTAGATTTAAATCAATGGTTAAATGTAATTTTTCTGCAATCAGGATAGATTCCAGGTTGTGCTTTTGGTTCGATAACGGGCAACAATTCCAATCCCTTTGCACACAATTCCAAGGTAGGGCAGTAATGCCAACCTAGTATTAGTTCGGTTTCTTTTTGCCAAGGTAAATGCAGGTCACGGCCATCTGAACGTTGACGACTCATTATGCGATATGCTTCAGGATCATCAAGCAGTATAGCACCCATCTTTCCTAATTGTAATGGTTTGGTCCATCCAAAACTGAGACACTGCATTGAGCCAGGTCGATACATGTTTCTTTCCAGTCGACGGGCACTGTCCCATATACGAGTGTTTATAAAATGATATTCGCCGGTCCAGGCCTCGTCAGTCATGGTGTAATCTATGCCCAGATGAGTCAATGCCATTGGTACGCTGAGATAGGTGTAGGCAGAAAATTGACATTCTTTAACACCCTCATACCGCATACACAGTTCGATGGCATGGGTGCAACCATCAGTTACAACCACATAAGGAGCACCGGTGTATTCGGCCAATGCCGATTCAAAGTCAAACAAGGTCTTAAAGCTCATTGATCGTACCAGGTCCATACGTGTTGTATGATATCAGTTAATCCAAATCGTGGTTGCCAGCCACTTGCGGTCATAAATTTGTTGGCATCTGCTATCAGTTGAGCTGGGTCGCCTGCACGTTTTGGTCCGTGTAGATAAGCAATGTCTCGTTTCAGCACAGTAGATGCTGCTTGTAATATTTGTAAATTGCTATGGCCTTGGTTGGTGCCTAAATTGTATATGTCTGATTTGACAGCAGGGTCAATGGCCGCAATATGTGCCTCGGCTAAATCTTCTACATGGATGTAATCACGAACGCAGGTGCCATCTTCGGTAGGGTAATCAGTGCCATACATGGTAAAGTCGCGGCCGTCACGCACACTTTCTAGTATGCGAGCCACAATGTGTGTAGCACCAGGTGCTTGTCCATGACGACCTTGACTGTCGGCGCCACACGCATTAAAGTAACGAAATGACACAAAGTCCAATCCATAAGCCTGATGATAACTCTTCAACATCCAATCGGTCATCAACTTGCTTTCGCCATACGGGCTAATAGGTTCAGTAGGATCGACCTCCTGTATCGGAGTCATGATAGGATTGCCATACGTTGCGGCACTTGAACTAAAAATAAATCTGGCACTGATCTTGTATTGTATCAACCGATCCAATAGCCGTTTAGTTTTGACAAAATTGTTGTCGTAGTATTCGGCAGGATCCTTTACACTGGGACCTACTAAACTTGTGCCTGCACAATGAATGATAGCATCTGGATTAAACAACACAATCGAATCCAGCGCAACATCGCCGCTGAAATCTCCGGTGAGCCATTTGGCACCTGAGTCAAGTAACCGCTCACTGGGCACGACACGATCAATTGCGTAGACACTGTGCCCAGCATCTAGCAATTTAAGAACAGTTTCACCACCAATGAATCCAGCACCGCCAGTTACAATTACTCTCATATATAATTTTTTCTCAGCAAAAACGGTATAATAATTTCATTGACAAATTTTTCGTTGTGCTCAGTGGTAGGATGATCATCGACTCCCCACTTGCACGGAAAAAATGGTAATCCTGTGTCTACAGCCCACTCATATTGTCCGTTAATTGGCAAAAACTGATCATGATCAATTTGATTGTATAGATGTGCTGTATCAGCATGTCTTAAGATTTTATTTTGAAACAACTTATTTTGATTATAAAACACAGTTCCCATATACGTAGTCATAAAGTATCGAATCTTATGTAATTTCAAAAACCATTGCACTCTAAGTATGTGCTCATAAGTGTAAATGAGTGAACCTATATCGTCATGGAATGTGCTGTAATAGGACTTGGCATAATGATTTTTCCAATGAGCATTTAGTATAATCCATTTTTTATTTGTAGTGGGTGATAAACTTGTGTGGAGATAATCAGGATGATCATCAATATTTTTATCATTGTTATTTAGATAAAAATCGTGTCTATCTGGACCACTCCACATGATACCAACTAAAATATCCGAAGCGTTGTTGGTTTTCAAAGTCTCAGTAACTTGATGTATGATCTTTCTACTGATCATTCCATTTCCTTGAGACTGAAGGGCTGTGTTTATAAATGGCACATCCAAATGATCAGCTAGTTGAACTGGCCATTTTCTTGGAGAATTTTCATCAGGCATTGTAAAACTGCAACCACCAGTGACCAATAGCTTGGTGGTCATCCTTCAATTTTCCTTACCGGATACTTGGATTGACTCACATGGTCTCGATATCTGTTGCCAGAACGATTCCACTTGGTAGCCTTGCATTCTGCAGAGCCTTCCACAATAGTACCAGCAGTTTCAATAATGTCACAGATACGATCAATGCTTCCATCGTTCCAATCAGAGATCAAGCCCATGTTGTGATGTGGCGTTTGCAACAAGTTTTCTAACTTGTGATACGCATCATCTATTGACCAAGGAACGTAGAGCCTGTTAGGATCATCTGCAAAAGTTTCAGGGAAACTGCGATAAGCAGGATATAGAACGTTGGCTCCGAGGGTATCTGCTTCAGACACAGTGTTCGAGACCCAATCTTGTAGAGCACAATTGAACAGCACACGAGTATCGTTAAGGAGAGCATAGTAGTCGTTCTTGGTTAAGTTTTCATAGATTGTCAGTTTGCCTTCACCAGCTAACTGACGAGCACGAGCCACATACTCAGGATTATTACTGCGTAATGGGCCACCCGAGAACACAGCAAATTCAATATCCTTTTGACGGCCTTGAATGTAATACATTTCAATCAAGTCCATAAAGAAGCCTGGTTGTTTCTCTTGGTCAAAGCGGGCAGCAAAGCCCACACGCATCTGACGCTTGTTAAATGGCTTGATATTTTGAACGCCACCAATACGTTCTAACACTTCTGCCTTGCCAAATGCTAGGCCACTAATATTATATATAGGAGCACTCCATCCAGCAATCCGCATATGAGCAACCATTTCTTCGTTTGTGGCGAGAACTCCTGTAACAAACTCATTAACCATTTGTTCGTAGAGTCCCATCCATCGTGCCATACCCCATACATGTACGAAATCATCAGGATCAATGGATTGAGCAAGACAGCGAACAAACACACGAGGCCGAGCATTTTGAGGGATCTGGTCCATAATATAAGGTAGACTCTCGATACCGGGTTGAAACATGTCTTCAAAGTAGATAACATCTTCATGTGTGACTTCTCCATTACGCATCATTTGAACTAGATTCATCATTTGGCTCATGCCAAAATAACTGCGGCCATGTGCATCTAGCACCTGTCCTACACTGATACTTTGTGTGTTATCAATGGTAGTGCCAGGAACATAGACTACATCTAGTCCACGTTGATCAAACACACGTCGATTCCACTCAGTCAATTGTAATGTGTAACGGGCTTCGTAACTTTCCAGGCCCATGTAAAATAATTTACGCATTGTAATACCTTTCTTCCAATAGTTCTAAAATTTTATCGGCTATCTTGCGATGTCCTTGATCGTTGGGGTGATGGGTTTCGTCATAGTCAACACTGTCATCTAGTAATTTACTCAAAGCCGTTTCGGTATATGGCCAATCTTTACTTAATTCTCTAAGTTTTTCAAACGCACGAATATATTCTTGAGAATAATATGTTTTTTTTGGATACTTCTTGTTTACATAATTATAAATATTTTCAGTAGATTGAAGCAACCCCAATTCTTCCAGTTCTCTGTCCCAACATTGAACAAAAATATATGGACAGTTGAATTGTTTACAAAGTAGATCCATGGTCCATATGTCTCGATAATATCTATATACACTATCTACTTCATTGTAACAATGCTTAATTAATATATTTTTAAGTTGCTCATTGGCCTCGCTACCGCGATCATTGCGAGCAACACTAGGACTAATACTCCATGCACCAAAATTTTCAGCAGGCACATGAAATCGATTATGAGCCGTTAATGCTATTATAATTAAGTCTGGTTTTAATCCAAAAATAAGTTGATTTCTTAAACAATCGACTATTCTAGAATTACTACCACATCCCATAGCTTCATTGTAACAAGATTTGTTTATTTTTTTAGCTACTACATTGGACCAAAGAGTTTCCAGTTGTAAATTTTTATTCCAAGTCCAACTGTCGCCGTTGACATACAGCATTATCGACGAATACCTGCAAATCTACGAGCATCTTCGTCCCACATGTTCTTGGCATGTTTGCCCTGTGCAAACTTGTTATACTGTTGCCAAGCATAACTGCGAAAGTTGTATAAATCTTCTTCTCGATACCGGTAGCCGTAGTCCTTACAGAATTCCAAGTAGTTTGACAAATCTTCAAAGGCTTGAAGGGCTCGGGGGTTTGTACGATATTGGGATTTACCCATGATAGTTCCTTTTAAATTACGATTGATTGAGCAGGACGGGTGAGATTATAAGCGATCGAACATCCGTTTTCACCGTCCTCGGACACTTCAATTGTAACACAACGACTGGGATAACGTGCAGCAATTTGGACATATAGGTCGTCTGCAATCATTTCACAGCTCTTGTAGTTGAGTTGCAACACACCGTCTTTGTATAAGTTTTCCAACCAACGTTTGAATTGAATAAATTCAATGTCTCGATCATTATGGAACACATCAATTGACACTTTAAAATGGAATATGTGACGATGCGGACTAGCCAAAAAGCTAACATCGTATTCATCTCCGGTGGCCAGTTGTGGATCAGTTGCTGCCGCCGGATAGCAGTGAATGCCTTCTTTTCGGAATGTAACCCAAATTTGACGACCTGCGGCATCTTTGATGCGTTCAACAGTTTCTCTTTGTTCTTGTATCATTTTTGCAATAACTCCATAGTTACAATTTTACCAATTGATTCTGACAAGTCTTGGTCAGAAGTGACGATATGTAATTTGACACGACTTTCGTCTTTCCGTTGATCATACCAACGAGTTTCAATGATCGTGCCACCATTGACAGCCTGCACACTGAACCTGATAGGATCCGGTAAGTCGATTTTGTTGGTCTCATCATCACAGATGGCAAGAGAACTAGGCACGGCACCACGTCCTCTTCGACGAACCTTGGGTTCTTCCTCATATCCTCTAACGTCGCGATTGAAATCCCAACCCCATTTCATCAAGTTTGACCATAACCATCTAATCATTTTATTACCTCATCTTGTGTGTATTTAGACCAGTCTGTAAACACTGATCGTTTTTGCAAGTCGTGTAGGCTGTGACACCATACTCCGGGATTGGTTGCTCGAAAGTCCTTGTCGTCCAGTTTAAGTGTAGCATTATAACCCAATTGATTGATGTAGGGCAACTTTACTGAAATCATTGGAATAAAGTTATGGTTCTCGGTCAATCCACTTTCCAACAGGCCTTCTACACAAGTGCTATCAATGTCCAAGGTACATAGAATGTTACGTTCCAATACCGAATGAATCATAGTTTCCCACGGAGCCCAGCCTGCACCATCGTTTACCGCAAGACAAGGGAAACTCATGTTTGCTCCAAAATACACATGTTCAATATGTTGACTGGTATCTAGTAGTGCGCGAGAATCCCGTACTATTTCAATAATTTTATGATAGTCTTGAATACCAACTACAAATAGAGTTTTCTTACCGTAGGCAGGAGTATGTTCAACTTCGGTGCCAACAAAAAATTTAACATTATCATGCTCGGGTCTATTCATTATATAATTCCGGAAAAATTGAACGGTGATTTTGATTTGTTAGTTGATCAAATTCTTCATACCGAGGAAGATGTGTAGTTTTTCTTTGACTTTGAGCCAAGTGTATTTGATCTAGTAATCTTTTTTGCAGCGGCATTGGTAGTTGCTTACTGTATTCAATGTTGTTGTGATTTACAGATTGTAACACATTTTGCCCTACAAAGTCAAATCCATGCCCTCCAGATTGGCTAACAATAAAAATATTGTCCGGACCTGTGTATTCAAGCGCAACATCAATGGCTTCACCGATGCCAACAGCACTCAATGGAAAATAAACCATATTTGTTTGGATGTCTGAAAAATCTCTGGACAGTTGTTCTAAATTAGATTTAAACTCGGTCCAAACAGCCCCATTGCGAATATATTCGAATCGACAACCAGTGCTCTCAAAACTAACTATAAACGTTACGTTAGCAAAGTTTTTTAACAGTTGGTAAATTTTATTATTGCGAATTGATGTTAAATTGGTTGTCACTTCAATTTTGATAAATGGATTGATCTTTGACAAACGTTCAAGTAAATCAAAATTTTCTTTAATCAAAAACGGTTCACCGCCAGCCAATTGCAGAAATTTCAAATTGATTAGATCTACGTCACTGACAGTTGGAAATATTCGAAACTTTCGAGTCACTCCTTTGAGTTCGGCCCATTTACTACTCCAACTGGGACCACAATACACACAATTGAGATTACAGGTATTGCTCCAACGCAGATCTAAATGCTCCAGTTGAAAAGAATCAGCACCGTTGAGGTTATGAAAAAAATTGTCGTATTGATATATGCTTCTACGACTATTGACATCGCCGCTGGCTTCTCGATCCCAACAGGTTTGACAACTTGGATGTTGTTTATCGTCAATTACAGATTTTCTTATATCTGTAAACACAGGATTATTTTTGACATCCTTAAACTGTTCAATCGGCACGGTTGCTGTGTTAATGCAACATACTTTACCACGGCCGTCGGGATCTAAACTTAATCCTGCCCATGGTGCTGCGCAGAAGTTTTCCCTCATGATGCTTCGAGTTGATCTAATTTAGATTGATCAAACTCGATATCTTCATCTTCAACTTCTTCAAACAATGCATTAAACTGACTGTGTGCATTTTTGGCTTTTTTGCCTTTGAATCCTCTAGTGCCTACAATGTCCATCCAATAACGATCATAGTGTTCGATAATAGCTTCGGCTTCGGCGCGATCTGCGGTGGCAAAAATAGCATCTACTATGTCTTTGAAACGAGCATGGTCTCCGTTTTGATTCCACATCATAGCCGGCCATGATCCGTTGTCATATTCACGGTTGGCACGTTGAACTGCTTCGAGATGCATCCAAACATTATGGCCCATCAGTAGTGCATAACTGAAACTATCCCAACTAGTCTTGCCTTCTTTGCCAATCTTGTTTAGGTCACCTGGCTTGTAATAACAAATGTCCTTCATTTGCAGTTGTAGGCTGATCGGACTTTCATCAAAATGATCAATCAGTCTATCGGCTACCACTGCCTGACCAAATGGACGAGTATCTGTGCTGTATTTCTTGTCGTCTACAATAGGACTCATTCTATAGCACCATTTGTCGTTGTGCGGAAGATCGATATGATGATATACCTGACCATTTGCCGTAGCCAGGAACGGTGACGCACAGTCGAAACTGATGGTAAATGCTGGATTCACATACTTACGCACAGCTCTTTGGATGTCTGTTAGTAATACTGCCCACTCTAATTTACTTGTTCCTAAGAAGTGCATCCAATCGTGAATGCCTTCTTGAAGTAATCCATCGTGACGCAATGCCACAAGTCTACGCAATACCAAGTGAACGTCACACATGTTCTGCCCACCCATGCTCCAACCATCAAAGTGTGTGTCAGGATACATGTTGGGATCACAATAGTGCTTCATTGTGTCATACCAACGATCTGCATCGGCATGGTTGGCACCTTGTAACACGTTAAGCACTTTCATGCCACCATTCCGAGCACCTTTGCGATGACGCATGTAGTAGTCGTTGTTATACTTGGTGGCCGCTACAGCCTCTTCTAAGGTGGTAATACCACAGGCATCGCTGGCTTTCTTGTCATGAATAACCCAGGTAGGAATATCTAGTGTCATTCCGTAGTTGGCAATTCCGTCTAACCATTTGAGCACAGCTTCACGTTTCTTCTGTGCGGCATCCAGCAAGTTCTGATAATTTTTTGCATGATCGATCTTGACATACTTGATATTACCATTTTTGTCATGCTTGGCTGTGCCGTCGGGTTTGAGATCTGGCACGTGTTCAATACCCTTGGCCCGAAATTCGGCCATCTTGGTCACAACCTCTGAGCTAGTTGGATCACGCCACTCGCCTTCCCACAGGCCCTTAGCAATCTGGAATCCACCTGAGTCACCTAGCATTAATGTGCCTGGTTCACGGTTACGCACCATGTCTTCGGACCAGTCTTGCTTAGTAAGATCCAAGTTGGCGTGACCACCTGAATACAAACTCCATCGGTATGGAAACAGACCTTTAGAACTATTAAGCCAATTCATCTGTTCCATGTCTTTCATACCAGCTGGCATACGTGCTGGGTCTACATAAGGACCGTTTACAGGATCGCGTTGTTTGCCTATGTAAGTGGCATAGAAGCCTGATATAGCCGGCAAAAACACAGCGTAATCGTTTTGTTTAGCAGTTAAATTATCTTGGGCCATTTAAATTATCGATTAGTTCATGGTACCAGCGATCTACTAACGCAAGCATTTCGGCTTTTTTTGATCGCACGATTTCATCGCTTGGTGTAGTTGTCTTCCATTGATTGTATAGAATTACTACTGCAGCTAATTCTTCTACAGATAGATCGTGGTTGATGATATTGCAAATTTTTGTAAACTCTGTAACAAATGTTTCTTGACTGCTGACTATATTTTTAAGATTTATTTTAAAAATACCAGGATCCTCTAACATTCGTTTATATTCGTTAAACCAATTTATAGCCTGAAAAGACTCTTTTATTTCGGCACTTACAATCATCCAATTCCACATGTTAGTAGAGTCAATACAGAAAACAAATAACTTATCATTTTTATCAATGTATCTAGCAATTTTATTACTAGGATGTTCGACTATAACTCCAACCTCGCTATCTTTAACAGTATGGTTGAACTCATTACAACACGCTACAAAATGATGTTCCCATCTCGACCAGTTCAGTCGATATTTTCTATCTTGATTTGGATAATTAAGAACATCCGTGTATTTCAATTGATCGAGTTTTTCATCAATACCAGTGGGCATCAGAGAGTCTCTAGGTTGCCAAACATGAAATCCTGTTAACAAATTTAAACATCTGCTGATAAAATTTCCGGCTGATCCTGGTAAAAAATTTAAAACTACAAATCGCTTCATTATTTGCTTTGTGCTGGAATAATGTAAGTGTAAGTGGCCAATCCTGAGTCAACTGTGATTTGTGCCGCACCATCATCACTGATACGCATAACTTTGTCACCAGTTAGGTCCAGAATACTGATAACTGTTTTGATGGGCCATGACCATGTGCGTTTGAGTGTGCCGCTGACACCAGGTTGGAATACAAAGTTGCCAGCGTGTGTGCTATGGTCGCCAAAGAAAAACTTTAGATCACCATTTTCTGTTTTGGCCTGGAAGTTAACTTCCTCAGCATTGGCCTGTGCCTGCATCTTAAGGCGTTGAATAGCGGACACTGTGGGTTCAAATTCGATGTGCCAGTTGACACCTTTGAATTTAACAGTCTTGGCCTTTTCAGTTACAATCTCCGATGCCATAAAGCGATAGGTGTTCTTAAAATCTTTAGTGGCATTTTGAAAACTAATGCCATCGGGCTCGCCTGTGGCTTTCTTTGTAACACTGAGTTCAGCACCTTCTTTATATTCTGTAAGGTTCAAAAGAATATTAAGTTTTGCCAAGTTTGGCATACCAAACAGGCCAATGAATTCTGGGACTGGGTTGGCATACTCGCCCTCTACCACTACACTACGATCCTCGGCAACACCAAATATGTCAGTTGTCTTATCATCGCCTGTGATCTTAACCAGGTCGATACAACCCAATTTCAATGTGTGTTCTACTAAGTCTAGTAAATGATCTTTCATATATTTCTCCTTGTGTTTGATTATACTGGGTTTATTTAGATTTTGCAACGGGTTTAGGTAATATTTTTGCCAGGCTTTGACCACCACGCAATGAAGTAAACTCACCTGATTTTTGAAATTCTATCCACACACTAGGGCTACCAGTCTGGTGACAAAATATTTCTTCAAATCCTAAATAGTCAGCCCAGCCTCTAACCAACGAGCCTGGTGTGTAACCAGTAATACCTTGTTCAACTGCTTGCATGGCCTGGTGCCGATCACAATCATTAAAGGTCATGGCCAAAACACCGCCGGGCAACAACTTCTGATAAATTTCTTCAAGATATATTTTTACCAACTCAAACGGACGATAATCTAAATAGTTGTAGACCAAACAAAAACCAATTTGTTGATCAGGCAATCGATTTAAAATTGGATGATTAAATGATTCTTTAATCACATAAGGTCGCAGTCTATTTTTATATACTGGGTTAAATTGTTCCAATGTGGGCTCAAGCAAGTAATGACTTTCATCCACGAGATACAATGGATCGCTGGCTGTCATTTCGTGTATAAACGGTTCCAACATTGGATGTATAACCATTGACGGATGCTTCCAGTCGCATCGACTAGCAACTCGACTTTTTAATACTGATTCTGTATCTGCATCTCTTCTAATTGGTTTATTACGATGTAATCCTAGGTAGTCTTCGGTTTGTGCGTAGTCGGTTTCTAAATATCTTTCATATTCGGTATAATTTCGATGTAACCACGCTTGCCCTTGTTCAGCAATTAACCGCGATACTTCAGATTTTAAGTCTATTAATTCTTCTTCAACACTGACAAATACTGATTGTAATGCATGATTTTTTTCTTTAAGTCTTTGTTGAAATCCTGAATCAACTCCGGCCTGAGGCACATCAACCCGGTCAATAATCAACTCGAATCTATTACTAGATTCATATTGAAGATCTTGCATGGTCAACTCTTCCAAATGATTATGTAAGCGTATTAATTCAGTTAGGTTCATGTTACCACTCAAACAATGTTTGGAAAGTGTTTTCTGTATTAGTGGCACTAGCCAAGTCCCATTCTAATACACCTAACAAGTTGTCTAATTTTTGGTCCACCACTGTGGCTTCCATCTCGCTGTCGGCAAACGGAAGTTCTTTAAACCATTGTGGTAAATGTGTTTCGTCTGTAGGATAACCGATACTGGTCCATCCAAGTGGATTTTGTTTCAATTTACACACAATTGTTTTCATACCATCTACAATCTGCATTGAATACTTGTCGCCATTCATACGACGCAAATTGTTCCAGTTGAGTGCGGCTCGCACATGCCCTGGCATGTTGGCTTTGCCCAGTCGTTCTTCTTCTTTGCCATATTTGGTCAAGTTGTTTACACGTTTTGGGCTACCTTTCTCCCAACCTGGACGCTCTTTAAACACATATTTGAATTCACGAATCTTTTCAATAATGTCCTCGCGACTTGTACCAATCAGCACCTCATTGAGAATTTGACTTAAGAATTCTTGAATAACCTTAGGAGTATCACTGCGTTTGAGATCAAGACCCATGGCTTTTACTTTGCCGGGGCTACCATGTGTATCTACACGTTTATTCTCTTTGTCGTAATACATGACAGCATAACGCTTCTTGGTAATGAACAAGCCCTTGCTTGCAACAATTTCTCGACCGCCCTTGATTACTGATCCCATTTCTCTGGGCACATGGAATGCCCGTTCCATAAAGCCCGGAAAGCTATCATTAACTTGGTCAGCAATACTGTTATACAGTTGCACAGCAATTTCTCGATTCCAAGTCATATTACCTGCTTCTATTTCTTTTTGCAATACAGGATAGGCTGTAAAATAACACGAGTCTGTGTCACCATAAATGATTGCTTCACCTACGTGATCATATTTGCCAGTGATACACTCATTTACATGAGCATCCATGTGCCGGGCGATTGCACGACCAGTGAGAGTTGTGGATTGACCAATACGCTTGTCAAAGAACCTGCAACCAGGATTAAGAATAGCGCCATACAAACTGTTCAAGTTAATCTTCTTGACCAACTGACGTTTGTCCCAGTATTCTTCATCTTCTGCATTTTTACACTCTTTCAATTTGGCCTGCATCTCTTTACGTTCAGCATACCAACGTTTTAGTAACCCAGGAATAACTGCTTCCTTTTCGAAAGTAAAGATTGTGCCATTGGCAGTGATCATCCAAGGGCGATTGCTGTCAAAAATTATCTTCCATACGTCAGCGGCACTATGAACTGACTCTTCACCATCTTTCCAGTCAATGGTAATTTCTGTTCCTGGCTCTGTAGCCATTACTGCTTCATATTCCAAACTGCCAAACAAACCTTCCCATGCCGCGGCAAAACTACTGCCTCCTCTCATCTTATCACTGATATAACGATCCGTCATTACAGGTCTAAGTTGTCCTACAATAGTTTCTGGACCCATGTTAAGGGCTCTAATAGCACTGGGATATAGTGAGTTGATATCTATTGACCCTACATACTCATGGATACCTTTCTTAGGAAATGCAACATAAGCGCCAGCGGCTTGTGTGTCCTCATCGCTATACCGTTCCTTGCGATTGGGTACGACCATGCCACGCTCGTGGGCTTCGTTGATAATTGCCTGTTCAGTCACAGCCACGGCACCCATTGTGGTTTGCAGTAGCACAGTATTTTCGTGTGCTAGTGTGTTGGCTAGGTCTAAGAATTTTAATTTTTTATCCAACTTAGCCAGAATCATCGTGTCCTGTCTGTTGTATTCAATAAACTTTTTAAAGTTTTGATTATACAATTGATCCAATGTGCCTTCGAATACTGTTTTGGTTTCTTGTAGTTCATACTCAGCAATGGCGTCAAGTGAATAACTGTGACGTTCTTCATAAGTGTATTTTCGATACAGTTGCATATAGTCCATATGCACACGACCAATCAAATCGTAGGTCTCATTCTCGGCCCCAAAGCGTTCGAATATACGCTTCTTAGGATATTGATTCCATAAACAGAATCTACGTGTATCGTCTTTGCTGAGAATCCTAGTAACACGATTCACAGTATAAGGAATATCATAGCCCTCACTATTCCAACCGGATATTGCATCAGCATCTTCGATTAGGTCCAAGAAAGTTTTTAACATTTCTTCTTCCTTATCAAACACAACGCAATTTTCAAACTCCTGGGCAATCTCGTCAGCAGTCTCACGGCTCATGTGTTTGGGCGGAACTACCAGAGTGACCATTTGCTCTAGCCATTGCAGATATACTGAAATAGCAGTGATAGCATTGAATGGGTCTGTTGTTGGTGAGAAACCACGTTCAGGGTCAAAGTCAACTTCAATGTCAAAGAACGCTACGTTTAATCGAGGACCGTCTTGTCCTTTATAGTTTTCTTCTAGGCAACGGAAAATTGGATTGATATCAGACTCGTATAATTTTTTGCCGGATTGAATACGAATTTCTTTGCGAAACTCTTTGTTGTTTCTAGTGCTGAATCTGCTGACTGGTGTACCAAAGATACTTTGAAATTTACCACGAGGATCCTCGTAATAAAAAACATAGTTGGCTGGATATTCTTGATAGCGTCTTTGGCCATCTCGGCGTTCAACTACATGAATACGATCGTGTTCACGATCAAATAGTGCATCTATGTAACTCATTGTAGCTCATTATATAGTATATTTGTTGCTTTGTCTATGGAAGATTGAATTTTAATGTTCCAACTTTTATCCCAATTACGCATTATTTGTTGATTATGGTCTGCTATATCTATCCAACTTTGAGGTATAGTGTAGTCTGTGTTTCTTAAACTTCTTTCTAACTGTTCTAAAATTAATGTTTGTCTTGTAATCCAATGTTCTTTGGTGTCATAACTATGGTCTAGTCCATCATTGATTATTCGAAAACCAAGACTTGTCAAGTATTGTATTGTGCCCTTAGGGGCAAACAATAAAAATGGCCTTGGTAGTTGTAATGCCCTAAAAGTTTTTTCACTCAGTGCAATGACTCGATTATCATCGAAGTATGTTTCTATTACCAAAGAGACCATGCTTTTGGCAATAATATTTTCAATATTGCTGGTTTGCTCAAAATTACAATAAGGAACCAACGGCCTAATTTTTTCATATTGCCGCTGAAATATTGTATTATGTTCGTAATGCAACCGATCAAATATGGCCAATTTGTCGGCATAGGCGTGACTTGGTGTGAGTCGATAATCAATATTAAAACTTACAAATCCCTTATCTAGCCCAATATCAGACAATTTGTAAAACCAACTTTGTCGATTTGCACAAATACGATTGATAAAACAGTTATATGCCCGTTCTGGACTTGGTAAATTTTCTAAATTAAACGGCATATAATGTATGCCGTAAAACTCAGGAGAAATATTTAATATTGTTTGATTGGCACTTGTGGGCACTGTAATTTTGTTATCAGTCACCAACACTGTTTTGTTGGTATTTGATAAAAATTTATCCAGAACAACCGAATCAACTTGATCACCAAGAAAACCTATATAGTTTGTATGTTTTACAGCTTTACGCACATGAGATTTAGATGCTTGCATCCTGTCTTTATAATCATAACTTGTTCCAGACATAATAGTGTTGTTCAACGCCGGGCGATGTATACTTTGATAGTGTTTTAATATTTTTGAAATCAAAAACACTGGTGCTGGTGTTATTCCAAGTTGATTACAAAGATCTTGAAATTGTTCTATAAATTTGATTTCGTTGTCGTATAATGAAAGATCAAAAAAGAAATTGTCAACGTTAACATTTGATGGATGATTCTCGATCAACTGTTTACTGGTAAACAGTTTCCCAACTTCATCATTTATGATATATTTTTTTACAAAACTGTACCATGATCCTTGAAATGTTTTTTCATTATTGAATTTGACAGCTAATTTTGCTCGTTTGGGTGAGCAATAATCTTCATGTTCTTGTTTGATTACGTAAGAACGTTCGTCGAGTTTAGTAAATAATTTTTGAAGTCTTGCAACCCGAAACCATTTTTTGCTCTTGTTATTGTCTATTAGAATATTGACAATATTAGCTTGACCCCAGATCCACTGTGGCACCTGTGACTTATTTAAAATAAGAACTATTTGACCGTTGGTATTGAAATCATGTTGATATTTTGAATCATTTATCAATAATGTTTGTGCCTGTTCAAAAGTGATGTCATCACCACGAGGGAAACGATTACTTACAAAATCAGTTTGGTAAGGGACTTCCGGTTCAATTTTTTGCCAATCTTCAAAGTTTGTTGTAAATTTTGAACTTACGTAACTAAAAATTTTTTCATAATCTTTTTCTTGCTTGGCTAGAGTAAGATCCTCGTCCCAGGCATGAACCGAGTCACTGCATTGAAATAATGTTGAAAGAAATTTTCCTCCGCTACCGGGTGCAAATCTAACAATCAAAAACTTCTTTTTTTGGTCTTGCAATATATATTCTCCGTTTATGGCCGGGTAGCCATGATTCATGTTCGTAACGTGAACGACTCGATTGTTTGAAAACAATATTTATAAGGTCTTGCCTACCGAAGTCAGAATTGTTTCTAACAATTCGTGATCCTGTTGTTCACGACCAAATTCGCTCTTGTGTGCCAAGCGGATGGCTTTTTTAAGCACGTTGGGTTTGATATCCATTTCTTCGGCAATGGCCTTGACTGTGTCATTGAGACCACCAGTTAGTGTTTCGATTTCCATCATGACCTGCATACCTTCATTGATCACTTGGGTAAGTTTGGCCTGTTCTGCACCGCTAAAAATTCTACTATTGGACATTGGTTTCTCCTGTGTAAGTTTCACTATTATACACGATTATTTCATAAAGTCAATTGATCAACTCGAAGATTCGAGCAATTGACTCGTTATTTTTTTGTTGGCATTGATTACTTATTGCTAATAAATGGTCACTTTTAGTTTCACGGTAGCGAATTGTTCGACTAGGCCAGCACCTGGCCCACCTCGCAACAAGTTACAGTATTAGTTTGATTTGTTACGTTGTTCTAAATACTTACTAATTCCGGCCGCCACTGATATTCGTCCTGGGTATTGAGCTCGTACTCGAATAATACTGTCAATTACGGAGTTAAATGTATCTTTGGATCTATCTAAGACATTATTGTTGTGCCACCAGGCAATATTCCAATGTCCCCAGTCTGTGAGCTTTTGATAAGTTATGTTGGCTTTGTATTGATTGGCAAAGTCAGCGAATGATTCAATTTCGTGATAGTTATTTTTTTGTATACAAAATTGAAAGTCTACAGATTTTTTTAAATTATTCCTTACAAAATCTAATCCCAGCAACAGTTCATCCCAATTGCCGCCTCTAACTTGAGCATAGGTTTCGGCAGTGCTAGCATCGATACTGACGGTAAAAATGTCAATTAAATGGTCAATGTTGCTGAGCAGTGTTTGATTGCGACTAATCAAGGTTCCATTGGTAGTAATAGTCAATTTGATATTGTTGTGGGGATAGTCTTGCAAAGACTTTAAAAAAGCCAATCCGCTGTGGCTTGCAAAAATTTCTCCGCTATTCATTGGAATAAGGCGTATAAACTTAGTAGGATTGCTGAGAGCCCATTGTTTTATATGCTCGTATAGTTCAATTTGTTTGTCAATGCGATCCGAGTGCTTTTCGATAATAACGTCTTCTCTGCAACTGGGACATTTTAGATTACAACTACGATCCATATCTATCTTGATCGTTTTTGGAAAATCTTGAACCAGTGGCACTATTGCCGGACGGTTGGGCAAAGTGGCCAAGTGAGAACAGGCCCAACTACAGTAGGTAAATTCTTCGTCGACCACTGACTGTCTTACACGATCAGCAGCTTCATTTGTCCAAATGTCTTGTAAACTATTTTTGTAAATGTTGCCAATCGTGTAGGGCATAAATGCTTGGCAGTCACACAATTGCACATCACCGTCTTGGTCGATTTGTAAAGTATCAAACGGTAAGCGACAAAATTTACCCTGATATTTGGGTTTTTTGATCGGACTGTATTTGTAAAATTTTAATTGATCAACATGCATATACAATTACTTATTGTGTCCTATACTACTAGAAATATTTGCTTATACTATTTGATACCAATTTTCATATAATCTTCATACGGACCATCTGAGTCTATCAGATCAAGTGTTGCCTGATATATAGTTTTAGAAATAGGCAATGCTGTATCAAATTGTTTAAAATCTTTGTATTGATTAACCGCCCCGGGGTTATTGTTGCGAGCTTGAAGAACAACCATGGTTCCCTTAGGGATATTATCTAACCATGCTAGTCCTTCAATGTCATGGCAACTTAAATTGATCACTAGACCATTGGGACCAAGTTGTTGATAATCTAATTTGTTGGCATCTTTGAGCATGGCTTGAGTTTTGCTATCTAAGCCCAGTTGCTTCAGTCGTTGTTGCCCAACTTTGAGTGAGGTAGGATTAGTATCAACGTTGACAATTTGATCAAACGCGATATACTTGTCAAGCATGAACAACAATAAGGCCACATTGCCGTACCAAGATCCCAAAATATAAATGGTATCAAAGCGGTTTTTAATTTGAGATAGTGTGGCAACTGCCCAAAATCTTTCAAGATTAAGACTACTGCTTTTGCTACCGGTCAAAGTATCCGGAGATAATTCAACAAGGGGCGTAAGGATTTCTTGGGCGATCATAGCCGTCGTCTTCGGGATATACAGGATATGGATAGTCCATTACTTGCCATCCACGTGTAGTTGTGAGCCTTTGTTGAAGCTGGGGCTCCATGGACTGTTGGCCACACGTCCACCTTTGCTTTGACTCCAGGCATAGCCGGCTCTATGACCTGAACAGTCTTTGGTACATTGCGATCCTAAGAACGTGAGTTCGTTTAATTCATCTTTTAAAAACGTATCAGCAAATGCCTTGCATAGTTGTTGTATTTTGGGATTACGTGTGATTTCTATGTGATATTTTTTACGTATCCGTTCCTGGCTAGGGTCTTGATAGCCAGCATAGACTTTGTGGACACCAACTTCGTCAACAAGATCACTACAGTTAATGCCTGCACGTTCAGCCATGTCTTGAGTGCATGGGCTACAGGTTGTAATGATAATGCTGCCCGCAGGAATAGAACCAAAACGAGCATGATAGCTGTCAATAGCAGCACGTTCACCGTGAACTCGTCGTCCGTCTCTGGCAGGATAGTTGACACCCATTACACAACGGTTGTCGGGATCTAATACTGCGGCTGCAACCATGCCATATTGATCTGGAGCCTGTTGTTGACCCGCAACAACCATGTCACATAGACGCACTAGAATACGATCTAATTTGTCATGGTTACTGATTTGAAAATCAGCAAGTATCATTAGGCACCTAGTATTTGTCTTACTTGATTGACATAAGCACTGACATCGCTGGTGCCAATTTCATCAACATCGCCTACTCCGTAAGCAACTTCTTCAGCGGCCTGCATGACTTTGTCTGGTCCAAACCGCATCAACAGGTCTGTGTGCGCTACCATGATGCGATTGAGAATAGCCCGTTCAACTGCATCACTGGCAGTGCTGGAGCCTTCCGCCATGCCCGGTGTATGTGTGGGTTGTGTCAATTGAGAGAACTCACGCCTGGCATGTTGTAGGGCATCAACTGCATGAGTTGATGACATTGCCTTTTTTCTTTTGTCAGTCTTTTTCCATGTGACCACGGCTTGACCATTGTCAATACTTTGTATTTGACCTATCTGCCATGGATTGTCTGGATGTCGTACCCAGTCGCCGCGATAGACGCCTTCCGCCACACCTTGCTGACCATGTTTCTTGAGATCGTTGGCAAATTGTTTTTTGGTTGCTTTTACGATTCCTGCAAAACGTTTGTCACCACGCTCGTAGTCACCACGCTTGTCAGCAGCACCAGCATCAAGTGCCGAGGCTGTTTTATATTGTGCCAACTTATCTGTTGACAATTCGTTCAGACTTTCACTCAAGTCTTCATCTGAGAATGCCATAAAGTCATATGGTCCCCACTTTTGGCCTGTGCGACTGTCTATGGTGTCATCGTGATCACCGTATTCATAATAGTCATCACTGTAGATTTCCACACCGTCAAAGTTGGCATTGTAATCAATATGCAGTTTACGAGTCTTGCCATCAGGACAAACAACGCCACGATTCAACAAGCGTTCCACGTCCTCTTGACTCTTGATACCTTTTTGCAGGCTACCTGTGTCAAAGGTGCCATTATACCAGGCCGAAGCCAGGGCCTGGAAATAGTTGCCTGAATCTCCACCTTGCCCAGATGCAAATTCATTTACTGTGGATTCTTCTACATCACCCACTGCCTTGGCACGATTGTATTCATCGTAACCGTGATACACTTTGGCTTTTGCTCCAGGAACTCGTGATTGCGGGTTCTGTCTATTAGATACTATTTTTGCAATCATTGGGTCAACCGGTTCAGATTTTTTCGTTGGTTCAGATTTTTTATTTGCTATAAAACCCAATAGCCCTTCGTCGGTACCGGTTCTGGTCAGCACTCCTTTATCGATCATGCGCTTGGCCATGGGCCCTAGGTCTTTTTTGGCAATCGCGGCCTGGGCTCGTCGTACCGGATCGATGTAACTTACGTTGTCACCCCTGATGCTGGGTGCCGGGCCTTGATCAATGCCTTGAACTTGTCGTGTTTGACCTAAACTTTGAGCCATGCGACCTATTGCATTTGATTTTGATTGCTGCACGGGTTCGGTTGGCTCAGCAGCCGCTTGTGACTGTGGTTGGCTTGGTGCATCAGCAGGAGCATTTGGGAGAATATCAACCACTCGAGATTGCGGCGAAACTGATTGTGCTCGACCACTCATCTGTCCAATGGCCTGTGCTAATCGTGCATTGGTTTTCTCTACATGCTTTAACTGTTGATCAAGACGATCATTTTCATTGTCTAGACTGCCAATTTCGGTACCTTGTTTTCGATCCAGGGCCACCAGTTGTTGTAGCAAGCGGTCTTGTTCGTTGTTGGCACCTTTGATGGCGGCCAATTGCTGTTGACTGCGCTCATTAGAATCTATTTCACTTTTGGCCACAACTTCTACGTCGCTTCGTGCTGCAGGATATTGGGCACGAAGTTTTTGTAGTTCTCTAGCAACCTTGACATCGCCAGCAGGTACATCTGTATTACGATCTAATCTTTTTTTTTCTTGCAGTGGCAGTTCGCCTTGTCGAGGTATGCCAGGAAGTTCGGGTTGAACTGCATCGTGCCATCCTAGTCGTTTCAATATGGTCAACACTTCATCTGCGCTGGGCAACACACGATAGATAAAATGGTTTTTAATTGCGTCAGTTTTTAATCCATCATAGTAATCGCTGATTAAGTCAACACCTTTTCTGTCCAACACAATGTTGTCGTTGGGATCAGCAAACTCCAGGGTAACTGTAGGAAGATTGCCCATATTGGCCTTCACAATGCGTTGAAAGTTGCCAACACCAAATGCTCTGGGTGATTGTTTGTAACCGCCGAATGGATCTGTTTCTTCTGCTACACCTTTGTTTTTTTCTGCCCAGGCCTTTTTCAAGCGTTCTTGTTCGGCACGTAGTCTACGTTGGTCTGGATCCATAAAGTCAGGATCATCTGGATGACGTCTCGGTGTAGTGCCGCCGGATGGTTTTGGTCGACGTGATGCGTCTCCAGGACGGTTGTAGTCAATACCGGGCAAATCGTATGGGCCACCTTCGCTGACCACTTTGTCTACTGCACCTTCTTTGAGTGCTCGTTCGTACTGTGTGTTGAATAGATCCAATGCAAACATTTCGTTTTCCTTATGCTTCGTCGATGTAATCTGCTGAGTCGTTTACTTTGCGACGACGTGCTGCAAACATCTCCAAGGCCATTTCGGCCTCATCTAAATTTCTAAAACGTGTGGGCAATCGACGATTGCCATGACGAATTTCAAACCCGGACTTCTCATTGCCATGCACTTCCCATAGGCCGCATTCGTTGGTAACAGTTTTAACTGGTGCTGATTCTTTCATACTTACACCTGGTTCACCTGCAGGTTGTTGGGCAGGAATCTCACCACTCAATGCTGCACCTATTTCACTGTCAGCTTCTTTGATTTTTTGTTGTTTGGCCACCAGCGCACGATCTGTTGTGCTTTTTTCTTTTATGTCTGAGTCTTCGTGTTTTTTATCTTTGAGATCTGAGTCTTGACGGATTTCGTCTGACACCGTTTTCAAGTAATCAGCAAACGAAGATTTGACTCGGTCCAGCACATCCTCGCTGGTAACAGCTTCTTCCAATGGCTCGTCTGGCTCTTCGCCTTCTTCGCAGCCAACTAGTTTGCCAGCCAAGGGATTCTTAGGATCTGTTTTGGCTGTCAACACTGCCACAGTTTTTGGTTTGAATGTAGCTGAAAGTTGATTGACACTTCGTTGATTCGTGTTTAGTCCTTCTTCAATTACTCGAAGACGTTCAACAATAGTATAGATATCGTTATGGTCTTGTGTCACGGATCATGCCCTTACTGCCTTTAAATAACTCTTGAGCTGCCACATATACTTGCCATGTGCAGCCATTCTGTCTGCGGCAAAGTTAGCAACATCGTCACGACCCTCTTGAGTCGACACGTCAAACGCTTGTTTGCTCAAGTCTATCATGGTCTGTGTATCTGCGAGTAATTCTTCTAACATCAATCGGGCACGAGGAACCTTGATTTGGTCCTGTATTTGACTTAATTCTTGGAAGCGACTCAGGCTTCCGGGTGCATATTCTTCTGTGGTACGGATAAATTCAGCAATAGGATCTACTGCTCCAAATGCATCTTCATATATGTTGCTGAAAAATTCGTGCAATTCACCAAAATCTGGACCCTCCACGTTCCAATGAAACATGTGAGCCTTTAAGTAATAGGCAAATGTTGAGGCCAAGTAAGTTTTTAGTAAATCAGCTAGCATTATTTCTTCCGTTTATACTTTTTATACTCTGCAGGCGTGTTAGGCGTTGCGTCGTCAGTAGTGTATTTAGCACCCGTAAAGAAATGGCCACCATTTCTACTAATCATCCCGCCTAGCGGCATGGCTACAGGGGCTATACTACCGCTGACTGTGCTGCCCACAGTAGCACCATCTTCTCGTAAGTTGACAAATTCATGCAGTCTCATTGCGAATCCTTAGCACATTATTTTTTACATTTGCAGGGCCAAAATCTACCCGCATGTCTGTTACAGCGAGTGTGGCCAAGTGTGGCGGAACCAATTCATGACGTATGACATACTCACCCGGCTCTGCTTCAATTTGTAACATTTCTTCAAGATAGCAGTCAGTCCAACGCCAGGTTCTTTCCGCAAATAATTCGTCGTTGACATAGGTGCGATACGTGGGCTCAAAACTTTCCCACTCGCAGTCGATATTATACAACACCCGTATGAATTGCTTGGTCATGCTGTATTTAGTGGGAATCGTTATATGTTTTTGTATCGCATTACTACGGTAAGAGTTGTGCAAGATCTACGCGATCATAATCTCTAATTTGAAAATATCTTTGATTTGCCAACAACAACGCTAGATTATCTTTCCAATGCTGTCGCCACGTGTCTAAATCCATTGCTAATAGTCTATCTATTTCGGCGCTGTATAGTTGCCATCTTCGTTCTACATCGGGTTCACGATCATACGAGTAGTCTATAAATGCAGGTAATCGGATACCAACGTCTCGCAGTCGTTGTATAAAGTTACACGAGCTAAATGGTAAAATGAAATGTCCTTTGATCAGGGGATCCCAGGTTTTTTCAGTGATCATAATGGTATTGCCGTATTCAATGGTTTCTCCGTAGATACTTACGAATGTATTTTTATAGTATTCAACATGCGGAGGAGAATAACCACGATCGTCCCATTGTGGTTGTGTTGCATTTTCTAACTGGTCGATGTTGGTAAAAGCACCTGGAAATTCAGCTTGGCTGTATAAAAACAAACTGGGATCGTCGTCTCGATTGCCGACATAACCTAGCTCGCTGTAATTGCTTATTTTCGACACGAGTTGACTGCGATATTTTCTTGTACCATTGTATGTTTTTCCAGGCGAAACAAAAATTTTCTTTTTTGCATCAGCTGTGCTTAGTCGTGGTGCCTTGTAGGCGATCGCGTCATAGTAATACCATAATTGTGTATCTGGTGAGAATGGATACTGACTGTAATAGGCCTTGGTTCTATTGAACAAAAAGTCATTGAAAATTACATGATCATTGTCAATGGTAGGATCCCAACCATTGGTTATTGTCCAGCAGTCTCGACGATTGCATTGTTCTCTAACAAAATCTTCAAAGCCATGAAATATTCTAAAGTTAAGTTTTTGTCGGTAATTGAATTGAACTGAACTGTTGTAGCTATTTAGAACGAAAAAATCAACAGTTCCTGTATAATCTCTATCTACAAACTCATAATCATCACCATTGATATCCCACCACATCTTGATGTCGGTAAGAATGCCACGATCGGGCTTGTGAAAAAGGGTATACTTTGGACGAGCGCCGGTCATCTTATTCGGTATAGTAGATAAACTGTAGTGTTGGCCATGTCACTGCGATCCAATCTATAACCCCAAGACTGAGCATAGCGTTGCACCAAGCGATCATAGAGATTGCTTCGGCTCATGGCTTTTTGTCCAGGCTCAACATCTTTGTCGGCCGTGAAACGAATGGTTTCAGGCTGTTCCATTTCTATGAATTGACCAATAGCAGTCAACACTGTGGCAAACACACGCTGAGCATCACCGGCTCCGGAAATGTCCAAACGATTCCCACGCCAGAATTCAACCATCCAATCTTCATTGTCAGCATAGTTAGAATCAGTGTAGAAATTGATTGTTAGATTGGTGCCATCTGGCAGTCGCGCCAGGGCATCATATCTACGATCAAGATCGGGATCAAGGTCGTCATTGTTGTCCCACCTGAAAGCATAAGGTTGGTCAAATGCTTCTGTGACACCTTGTTTCTTCACTGGCCGCCAATGGAACACAGTCATTCCCATGCTGGGATATTCTTCATGCTGCCATTTTGGTCCCAAGATGTTCTGCACCACAGGAACAAAATATCGGCGATACAGGTTGGCACGGTTGTCACCTTTGGCAGTGAATGATATGCCAGGTGGCCGGGATTTTGCTATGTATTCGGGCAGTTGTTGCTTAATAATATTGAGAACTGTGCTCAATATGCGAACTGTGCTCTTACTGGCCGAGGTAGGTTTTTCAGGTGTATCATAGTCGCCATTTACGGCAAATGTAATATGCAAGGTATCATTGAACTCACTGCGGTCAAAGAATACATCCACCCATTGATTGTCTACTGTGGCGTGAAACAAACTGCGGGATCTTTTTCTATTGGGTTTATAGTCAGCTGGTGCATTGCCTAATTCTGTAAGTTGCTCAATAGGAACCCAGGCCATGATATCGGTCTTGTTCAACAGCTCGGCAGCAGCCCAGGCTCTGTGATTGCCATCGATGATCCAACCATCTGAATCTACCACAATGGGTCTGCGATCTACAAAGTTTGCGCTGTATTCGCCAGCATGTTCAGGGTCTATCACCTGCACTCGATTGTAAGGATCCGCTTCAGGTTCCTGTTCTTCATCATCATACTCTTGATCGGGCAAGTGTAAACTGGACAGTGAAACACGTTGTAGTTCATACTGCGGATAACGCAGGATCAATTTTTTTAAGAACCCACCGCCCTTTTGATCGTCTGGGTGTATACCATCTACATAATTCCAAACCTGTTGAGCCGAAGCAGTTTTAACAGATTCAACAACAAACTCATGGGCTTTCATCGTTGTGCTACTTGATAAGATTTAAATTGGTCTTTGCGTGACTGTAGGCCTTTTGCGGCAGGATTGATAGTTTTAGTTACAGCCGCGGTGTTGCCGAAATCTTTTATTTTTGTAGCAACACGATTTTGCCAATACCATACTGCCACTTTGGCAGCAACGTCGGGTCTAGCAGCCAAATCTGGTTGTTGTGCTAATGGCAATCCTAATGCAGCACCAGCTCTAGTATAATTGTCACGCCCGGTCAATTGTATAAACCCACGTCCTTTGAAACGTTCACCATCACCTTTGACCTTGTTGCCTAGGATCCGTGCCTTGCGTGGGTTCTGTTCGTACTTTTTAGTAAAGTAAGTTGGACTACCACGTTCTTCCATACTGGCAAAGTTTGCACTTTCATGGGCACATTGTGCCAAAAACTGTGCCAATTCGGTACCTTTGATTCCGCTGGCCACGGCAACTGCTTTTAATTGATCTACTAGTGAAGATTGTTGTGCAGGTGCCGCTTGTTGTGTTAAGGCAGCTGGTCGTACCGGTGCAGCTGCTGTTGATTGAGCAGTTGTTGCGGCTGGTGCTTGTGCAACAGGTGCAGTCATTTTTGCATTTGCTGCGCCACCACCTAGGGCCATTGCTCCAGCCAGTGCAGCACCACCTAGGGCACTTTTCCATCCTTCTTCTAGTTCTTCTAACTCCTCAGCAGGCCAACTGATAAAACTATTGCCGTTGATGTCGCCGGCTCGCACAACAAACGCACCACCGTTGTCGTATCCTTCGTCTTGGCCAATTTCCCAACCCATTGACGCCAGTGTGCGTTCGGCACGTGGATCTTCGTCACCTTGCCACCATTGTGCGGCCAGCTGACGTAGGATTTCTTCTTCGTCGGGCTGTCTATCGTCACCACCTGCGGGTGCAAATTCGCGTAGTCTCATTTAGCAATTCCATCTACGACGTGCTTTACATATGGCCTTGTCTGGAGTTTTAGCACAGCTGATGTTGTGCATTTTCATTTGACCACGACTGCGACTACAATAACTCTTGCGGCGCTTTGATGCTTTACTACCCTTCTTCAACTTTGAAGGCTTGGTAGTCACAGCAGTTTGTAGTTTTGATCCTGGGTGTTCTCTGCGATATGTTTTAACAGCCTTACGACTCATGCCATCTGTTTTGTCGCGATTGTTGGCTTTTTGCCATGCTTCGGTTTCTGATAGATTTTCTTTGGCAGGTTCCTGTGTCACAGCAAACACATACAACTCATCATCTGACAAACTTTCTAAATCTTCCCAGATTGCTTCTGCATCTACACCATTGCGATCAGCAAGATCAGTTATAATGCTTTCTATTAGATCAAACTCTTCAGACAATTCTTGTTGACCCCCGATAGCTTGTAGCATAGCACGAGCAACCACACGATCTTTTTCTTTTTCATCTTCGGGCAATTGAGCATACTGTTGAGTCATTAGTTTCTGACGCTGTGCTATCTTGGCTTGTAGTTTTTCTGGAGCCATTGTTTTGGAATCATCAAACATCTGTGGATTTTTAACAAACGCCTGTGCTGTTACATTCCAACCTTTGTGGATGGCATCGCTAATTGCCTCAATATCTGTAACACCACGATCAATCATTTGTTTGGCAAAGGACGCAGATTTTAAGTTGGCCTGCCAACCAAATGTATTGCCTGGACTACTACGACCATAACCATATGCTGCATCCAATGCTGCATCACTAATTTGTGCCAACTGTTGAACACTTAGTTGTTGACCTTCGTTAATGCTTTCATTGGGCACACAGTTACGAACTGGTCCACCATTTTTGCCCTTCTTGGTACCTTCTGCGTGTTTACCTGGCCAACAACGGGTATATCCATTTGCGTCTTTTTGACCTTTCTTGATTTCCATGACATTGCCGTGTGTTTCACACATGCCACAGTCTTCACACACCATTTCCATCTCAACCGATTCGTTGTGCTTTTTCTTACCAGCACAGTGCGCCCGTTGGCTGAAACCTTTGGGGTGGCTACAGTTGATACTGCTTTTGTATTTTTGACTCCACTTTTCAGTTATAAATTCATTAGCTTTCATTTTTTGTGTCCTCTACGCATATTTAGTTGCCAACGGGCCAGCTGTCCTTTTCGACCCTTTGCGTGGCTGGCCTTTTCTAGTTGAGCCATAGTGGCACCCTTAGGTATGCCATGACGCTGACTATCTCCTGGACGTCCAGGGCCCTTGCCATCAGCAAAGTTTTCCGCCACATCTTGCTGACCAATTTGAACCAACCACTCTAATTCATCATCAGCATCCTTGACATCATAGAATTTGACATTGGGAATCTTTTTTGCGGCAAACCACTTGTTGGCCACTTTAACCATAAGGGCACGATGTTGTGGATCACGAACATCCGGCTCGTAGCCTCCTGTTAAGTTGACCCATAACGCACTTGGATTGCCGTTCCGATCATAACCTAGCAATTCACGCCATTGCTGTTGCAATCGATCTGGCACATACTGGTCTAACTCTGTGTCACTCATCCACTCTTGCCCAATGTCAACACCTTCCGCCACACCTTGCTTGCCCGAGATATTTTGTACCGCTTTTAAGTGTCCAGCACCCACCACATAGACTCCGGCTTTTCTTGTGGCTAGGTATTGGTCTCTAGTATCAACTGTGGCCGCTCGTGCTATCTTGCCTGCACGATTGGGATATTGCTCCCAATTGCTGGGCCACATCAAAGCCTCGCCGGCTTTGAGGAATTGAGTGAGATTTTCTTCAGTAGCCGGCTGTTGACTCATTTTGACAAAATCATATTTGCCTTCGCTGGCCAATGATAGAAATTTTTCCAGTGCCGAGGCAGTGAATCCCATGCCTTGGAACGAGTTGTCTTGGGCAGTGACCATGAGTCTATTGAATATGGTGTCTTTGGGATCCACACCTACTCGTTGTATTCTATTGTTGGCATCTACATTGGCAAACAAAACATAAATCCATTTTGGATCATTGGGGCTGGCAGTTTTTGCTACCTCGTCATCAAAACTGCCCACATAGCGGTCAATCACCCCGCGAGTGTAGGCACGATCAGCACCGTTGCCTTCGTACCAGGCACCGTGTTGAGCCGCTATGGCTTGAACTTTTTTCAATGTCTCAGGAGACAACTCCAAGGGCTGGCCGTGTTGTTGTCCAACTATTACGGTGTTGGGGTTTAGGAATATGGCAGATTCTGTCAACTTGCCTTCCGCCACACCTTGTTTGCCAATTTCTTCTATGTCCTTGTCTGCTACTATTCGCACAGGAATACTTTTTGTACCCGACAATTTATATGCCCAGAATCTATGATGACCATCTAATACCTGATATCCATTTTTATATTTGCGAACCAACAATGGTGGCAACTTGTCACCCTTCTTTAAGCCAGCAACAATCTTTTCAACATTGGCTTGGCTTTTTGGTTGATTCATCTTTGAATCTGGCTCAAAGCCCACAAGTTTATTAGCGGGTATGTTGACAACTGGTAGGCTATCAAACCCTGTGTCATCTACTTCTGCCCCAAAATAGCCAGGATCTGTGTGGAGTTTGACCTTGCCTTCCGCCACCGCCGGCGCTTGTTTTGTTAGAGTATAAGTTGCGCCGCCTGGCATATCGCTTCTTGCTAAATCGTAACCGCTACCAGTGACGTAGCGTCGAAGCATTCTATCATACAGTCTAGCTCTGCTGCCGGTAGGGTCATCCTCTTTTTCTGCACTGAAGTTTAACCGCGCTGGTTTCTTCTTAGCAATAAATTGTTGCATGGCAGTCAATACTGTGGCAAACACACGAGGAGCATCGCCTTCACCGGTGATTTCCATGTTTTCATCACGCTCAAACTCTACCATCCAACTGTTGTCGCCTTGAGCCATAAACAGCACGATCAGTTCACTGCCGTCATCCAAGTCAGCTGTGGCATGCCAGTCACCATTTTGTTTGCTCCATTGTATAGTGTAAGGTTGATCAAAGGCTTCTGTGATTGGTTCGGTCGGAGTCCATTCGAAACTTTCAACTGGCACTGAATATTTGTCACTGAGTTTTTGTAACAGTGCATCTAGCGTGGCAACAGGAATATTTTGGGCGACCACACGTCGGCCCTGACTGCCTGGAACTGGACGATAGTATACATCCACATGTTCAGGATCAATGATACGTGTTTCTGCCACAGGCTTGGTCCAAGCACGGGCCGGCACATTCAATGTTTTTTCCAAATGTTTCAGCGTGGCCGTTGTCAGCAGGTCAGTGCTGTCACGACCGGGTTGATAATACCACCGGCCCTTTTGAGTTTGTCTTAGGCCCATGATTCTCAAATCAAGATGGTCGAAACTGCGGCCGCCTTTGGCCACATCAAAGAAGTAGAGTGTATCAGCAGGGTTTGCACTTTCTGTAACGCTTTCCGTCATGATCGGCACCACTTCAACATCTGCACCCGGTGCAGGAGATAACGATCCTTGACTGCGTTGATCCTGCAACCAGGTTTGAGCAATGCGATTGGCATCTGCTTGATTGTTGCCCACACCACGGAAGCGCCACACTTCTTCTCCGTCCAACATGACTTTCCACTGTCCACTAAAACTGTTGCCTGCCGGTGCTGAACTGGTCTGATATCTGTTGCCAAACAAGTCTCTGAATGAGTAATTCGTGTCACGACCATCGGTCCTGTTCTGCGGGAAATTCTGTGCCACGTCTACAGGCACTTCAGGAATGTCATCCGAGGCTGGCGCAGACTGCAGGCTCAGCACGTCAGGACGCACACCATTTCTACGGGCTGTGTCGTGTAGCACGGCTAGAGCCTGATCCCGACTGGCACCACTTACAGTGTTCAGTGTTTCTCCAGTGGCACTGTAGATTATGCGCCAGTTGCTGTTTGATTCGGTGCCTCTAGTTCTCACACCAAAACGGTCATAATTTTCAGCGGCAATGCTTCCCATGGCCATGCGTTGTGCTTGAGCACGATCGGTTATGGGTCGGCCGTCCACACTGAGGTTGGCAGCCGAGTTACCAGTCGCTCTGTTGTAGATTTCCCAAGGGCCTGGGCCGGTGGGTCGTAGACTGTTAGGCAGGGCGCCTTGATCAGCATCACCCACGGGTCTGGCACCAAACACCAATCTAGCATCTACTGTGCCTATGCCGTGGGGCCCAAAATTGATATAATCATCTAATCTTGTGTTTACATCTGATTGATTGCGAGCAGAGAATTCAGTGTCGGGAATTACCTCACCAGTGCGTCTATCGAACAGTTCATAGGTTCCTGTGCCGGTCTGTGTTGCGCCAGGTTTGTCTAGTT